CGAACATCTCGTCCGTCCACCGATCGCACCCAAAATCTTCATCGATGTAATAGCGGCCATTGCGCTTGCCGGCAATATGAACCACAGTGCCAAGCCGCTGCGCCTGAGAATAAGTAAGGGTGGCACTGACATCATTTGCTCGGTAACCGGAACGCATATAATACTGAACACCGCGCTCCAGATCAGGTCGAACAAACACTTCCTCTCCGTTTTTATACTGATAATATCTTGACATTGCTCTACTTCCTTCATTCCATTACAGCAATGAATCACAAACGCACTCGTCCACGACAAGCGGCTCAAACATCTCATCAGCCCAGATGCAGCCATCGATTCCTTGTGCTCTGTAAACACCACTAGTTTGTGCGATCTTTTGAATGACGATCTCTTGTCCTGCGTATTTTTTCATCCAGTCAAAAATCACCCAGCGTTGACCTTTATTTTCGCCAGACAACATTTTATATTCTTCATGTTCCGAAAGATCAAGTCGAACGCGGACTCTGTCGCCTGGGTGATACATGTAATCAGTCATTCCGTTCCTCCATCATCGAACCAGTCCGACACACGATCAGACATTTCGTCCATCTTATCCTGGTCTGCCTTGACATAATGCATCGTGACACGCTGGCTGCTATGCTTAAACTTTTCTTGAAGCATCTCGATCGTTTGCCCAGATGTACCAGCTTTTTTCGCTGTCTGAAGTGCAGCCATTGCATAGGTTTTGCGCATGGTATGAGTGGACAGATCGATATCTAGCTCACACGCTTTCCCTGCTTCTTTCAAGATCCGATAAAATCCGCGCACTGTCAGAGGACCACCCTTGCGACTGCGAAACAGATAATCAGATTGACTAATCTCGAAATTCTGTTCATCGAAATAATCCTCAAGAATGTCAGCTGCCATCTTAGGGATCTTGCACACATTGCGCTTACGGGTCTTTTCTTCGATCAGTTCGACATGCTCTTTCACACTGCCATCCTGTTCGTAAACATCGGCCGTTTTCAGACTGAGAAGATCGCCACAACGAATACCCAGACTGCACCCGAACACGAAAATCGCCTTGTTGCGTAGACGAAACTTGGGGTCGCCGTTGGAAGCGAAATAATTCGCCAGTTTCTGGAAATCCTCTTTGGAACGAATCGGATCAGCAGGCGAAGGTTTGATACGGCCATCCTTTGTATAAAGGCTGTTGGTTGGCTTTGTCTTGTGCTTTTTCTTGCGAGCGGCAGCCACGATGTCCCAAATCATTTCCTTCAGCTCGGCTTCGCTCATGGTGATGTGAGCTTCGGAACCAGGCTGTTGCGGGAACTGAACTACGCGCTCCTTACGCTCACGTGCCGGTTCTGCCATTGATCTTCATCCTTTCTATGTAAATCAATATCTATGTTGATGTTTTTCTCTATAACGCAGGTTATGAGTATATAGCTCATTATTAAAATCGTTGATCATGCGGCACTTTTCTTTGTATTGGTGCTGCTGTGTCAGCTCAGTTTCGACGTACTGTTGGCGCTCCTGACAGTGATCGTGACACCCGGGATAACGCTTTGGAGCCACACAATAATGGCAGGGATTCTGCATTTTCAAATCATTCCAATCATAATAAACTTTCGCAAACACAAGCAGCGCTGTATTTGTCCTGCGTCAGGAACATCTGATCCGTCCAGGACCATCCTTCATCGTCCTCTTCGATAAGGTATTGGTCATCAAAATACCCTGAGATGTGAACGGTCTTGCCTCCGAACTCTTTCATTTCGTCGACAACATTGTTGTATGTGCACCTACTAGGTCCAGACTCCATAAAGTAGTGGCATCCCGTTTTGAGATCTCGCTTTACGACCACTGCGTCACCGACATCGTATCTGTATTTCATAGTTCACCTCACAGAAGAGATTCACAGCAGCACTCATTGATAGAAATAAACATCTCGTCGGTCCAGCCATAATCAAGCTCTTCCAGGCTATATCCAGCTCCTCCGTCGCGAGGACCCAGAATCGTAAGAACCTTTCCAGCCTGATCTGCCATTTGATCAACCACATTGTAGGTGAAGTCCCCATTGTAGCGGCCTGACCTCATACGATAAACTTCACGACAGTTCAGATCCGGGCGAACCATTACTTTATCTCCGGGCTTATACATCAATTCCATATTTCTACCTCATTTTCCTTTTTTTATCAAAATCACTTTCTAAATCCGATGCTCTGGAAACGGGAGGACGCACGATCAGGGACTTCTGTCACGCGACCTGGCGCGTGACTTTCGTCCCGGATCGAAGGACGAGTGTTTCTTGACAAGGATTGGTTGAGGCCAGCTGCACGATCAGGGCCCATGGCGGAGTGCAGCGGCCGATTGCTGGGGTATTCTTCTTAACATCCGCCTTGGGCGTGATGCTCGCTCTTTTGGAACGATATGCAAAGTGATTTTTTGTTTACTGATTACTGATTGGGCTCATCGAATTCGATTTGTTCGCCCATGGATGCAGCCGTTTCACAGACTTCATCAAACAGGACATCTCTGCCGGCTTCCAGCATTGCCTGGTGAATGCGCGGCTCTGCGGCGGCCACAATGGTATCGCAGAAATTGGTATCGTCTGTGTTGATCGATTTCAGATTCAAACTTTCCACGATCTCTTTGACATCCTCAGGACCCCAGAACACCAGGGCTCGCCGATCCTCTTCGTAGACCACCTCTGTTTCGATTCCCGTGGAATAGTAGATCATATCCGCGACCTTTTCGAGCTCCTTCGATGGGACCTTTCCATCCCGGCACATAATTTCAATCATAGATCATCACTCCTTGTGTATGTCTCCATTTTTTATGCAACAACGCCCTCTTTGGGACGAAGATCCTCTTTGAGCATCGCAATGATATCGGTGCCGAACTTCGCATTGTAGCGACGGATCAATTCGTCAATCACCTCAGGCTCGACCATGTGAAAATAGTTGAGCTTGCCATTGAACTTTTGCAGATCTTCCAGCTCCCAGGTTCTGCCGTGTTGCTTTGCATTGATATAATTCGTCAAGGCCGAACGGAACATTTTAAGATTGCGCCAACCGACCGTGATCTGATTATCCTTATTCCACATCAAGCCGAGACACCAGTTCTTGCTGGAGTGCCGGTTGCCATAATGCGTTTTCGTTTCGTTCAGAGTAAACGGCGCATGGAAGAAATTCAACGCATCAATGATGATCTGCTGAATTTCCATCGGGTCAAAGTGATGATAACAGCTGATGAGAATGTCATCTGCGTATCGTGTGAAAGTAAACTCGCGATCGATGCCGTCCTTTGCTTTGTAGCCATAGCACAGCTTGCGAGTGATACAGTGGTCAAACGGAATCATCATCACATTGGTAAGCCACGGACTGATGGGAGTTCCCTGCGGCAGGCCGTTGCGAAGGAAGCACAGGTTGACCGCCTTTGCCAGTTCATCTTGGCCACGTGCATCCCGCATGATCAGAGCGAACGGATAGATTACACTCATCATACCGAGCAGAAAATCCGGTGTCGTGCTGGGGAAGAAACCATGAAAGTCGAACTTGACCGCCCAATGATTCTGATAATTTACGACCGTTTTCATGCCGGTCGCCTCATCAACGACGGTTTTATTGTGACCTGCCTGATGCTTACGGACTGCATCGATAAAGCTGCGATTGGGAATATATGCGAAAGCATTCGTGTGATAATCTGCGATCATAAAGCTCTTCAGCAGTTCCCGCAGCTCGATCAGTGCATCAGAAAGAGTTTCATCGGGCGCATCAATGGGTCGCCAGCCGCCAGATTTCTTTGGAATCTCAAAGTGAGAGTAGTGACTCGGGATATCGCTGGATTCAAGCGCCGCATACTTCACGTTGTAGGCCGCCAGCTTCTCGATCATCTCAGGAACATTGGTGATAGCGCGAAGTTTGGCGGTTAAATCGTTGCGACACACGGTCATTGTAGATGTGTTGCTGCCGCCATAGTGCAGTGCTTCTACATTCTGGACACCGGCGAGGATCTCATCAAAAGTGATCTGCCGGGTCTTAGGAGGATTCAGATATGTAATGTACATTGTTTCTCCTTTATGATTTCATCGTGATCTAAATGGGTTTCTTGAGGCTAAAACGCGTGCAGCAGGAGGTCCCGATCATGATTGGATGCTGAGATTGGCTATATAACCGCCTTCAGGCGACCCGAAAAGGTCGATTTGAACTCTGCGGGAGCACCGTCGACCGGTGGCGCCTGTTTAGTTTTGCAATGTTGATGCCTCAGGGGGAGGACCCCCTCTTCTTAACAATTCGATACACTTGGCTTGGCCTAAGTGCGCTGTTTATAAAAAAACAACTATTCATCACGATTTTTTTATTTACGATTTTATCAGAACGCCATGACGCTCTCTTCACCCAGGATGAACGGGGTTGCAACGATCTGCTTCTTCAGCTGGTTGCCTCCCACGAAATTGATAAAGTTCGTAACCGCCAGACAGCAGATGAAACGAACGGTCGGTGCAACACCCTGAACGATGCCACATGCAGACACCGGCGTACTTACCTTTGCTTCCTCGTGAGTGAAGTTCATAGAGTTCTTCAGATTGTCGATCTGCTTACGATCCTTCCAATCTGCCGACCAGCACTGTGCATCATACAGACCAGTGCGGATATCGAACACACCGAGCAGCTCAGGATTGTACTTATTCTTCTCCAGGAACTGCTTGCGGATCTCGATGCTGTCCACGGCCAGGAACACATAACCCTTGACGGTTTCGCCCTGCCAGCCATTGGGCATCAGAACCAGATCCTCTTTGATATCAGGATTTACATTGCACAGAATGTTCCCCACAGCTTCCACCTTGGGATGGGCGATATCCTGCTGGAAGAACATCTGGTTGACGATATTCTTGGGTTCGACAAAGTCCATATCCCACAGAGTGAACTTGGTCAGACCGTATCGTGCCAGCAGTTCAGCTACAGTAGAGCCGACCGAACCACAGCCGATGATATGAATGCGACCCTTAACAGACGCAGGGTCAAACACCATTTCGATTTTGCTCAGATCCATTGTTGTTTCCTTTCTTAGTCCTGAAATGCGTCAGCGTAAGGATAGCAGCTCGTATTCCAATTGTTCATCAGGTCATTCGGATTCTCCTGATAATACTTCATCAGATTGGATTCGCTTCCCTTGCTCTTGGCTGAATCGATCTTAGGGGCGGCTCCACCCGTGACAGTTTTCAGCGCCGGGTTCGTCGCGGCTGCCGGCTTCGTTTCTGCTTTTGTTTTCGTGGACGCGGCTGCGGTGCTTGTGTTACCAACGAACGCGCCTCCCTGATAAGCTGCTGTACCCGCGCTGTAGTTACCGGAGTAAGCTGCACCATTGTAGTTGCCGCTGTAGCCACTGTATGTGGTTGTGACCGGCTTTTGGACGAGCGCTTCCGCCTGTTCGAGAAACCCTTTCGTATCGGCCTCTCCAATCGTCACCTTGACATCATCGCCGCTGTAGATGGCATTGTCCGCCATGTCCACAACACGGACGTTATACTCCCGCCGCTTGTTCCAGATCATAAAGATGTAGTAGTCCTCAGAGCTCAGGGTCTCAATGAGATCCCACTGATTCTGCATATCCACGCCGCTGGGAGAAGTGCTCATGTTCACATGACTGTGGCCCTGGAACCGCAGCGTATTAAAGGATTCATCGTCCAACTCATACAGCCAGGTCGTATACTTTTCCTGGTCCGTATTCACTGTTGCGCCCGTGACCTGCTGCGGATAGACCATGATCTTGGTGATCTGGAAATGGGTCTTATCGATGCGATTCACCAGACCGTGCCATGCGACCTCGGTACTGAAGTGATCGATCAGGGCACACATCTCGTGATAAGCTTCCAGAGTGAAATTCACCTCGACTGCGTCCTTAGCAGGCTTGGAAAAATTCTTGTTAAAGGAGAACTTATCCGTCTGCAGATTACCCAACGCAGAAGCCTGTGCATAGAACTCCTGCAAAATCCCCTGGATCAGTTCGTCATTCATCTTAACCGGCTGCATACTTCAAACCTCCTTATGCCGTTTCTCTGCTTTCGTTTTCCAGAATCTCAACCACCTGTTTGATGGTGTAGAGATTGCCATCCTTATCTTCCAGACACTTCCGATTACTATAATCGCCGAACAGCTTTTCCATCATCCAGCTGACGACCGTAGAATCCGTCCAGTTGATATAGGAAGAAGAAGTCACCAGAGTAGACAAAACGCCGATGTAATCACGGCGGAGAGCCAGATCCTGAAGCATACCGCGATAGCCGCCGTAACAGGTAAACCGGTCGATATGAGGCTGAGGAAAACGATCCTTCATCAGGTCTTCCTGGTGATTCATGTTACTGCTTCTGATGGCTTCGACGCGGCAGTCATCATAGACGATCCACTCGCAGTAGACACGCAGATTGAACCGGTGCTCTTTCCAGATAGCCAGGAACAGCTTCTTGGTAAGATCCATATCATACGGGCTCTCCTCGTAGATGTAGCTGGACATCTTATCCTGCTTTTCGACATACTGCTTAAAGATATCTTCGTTGTAGTCATTCAGATAGCAGTTCACGCCGACCCACAGCTGATTGCCGGACTTATCCAGAGCGATAAGAGATTTGTTCGCCTTGAAGAAATCGACCAGCTCCTTCTCATCTTCTCCAGAGTTGCAGGCACGATTCCGGAGCACCAGAAGTTTCATCTGCTCTTCGTCCACCTGCTTCATGGCATTGCGGGCGCTGTTCATGTAATCATTGACGTTGTTCTCTGCCCGGCGGACACGTTCTTCCTGATCGTGGATCGAGCGGGTGAAGTTCTGACTGCAGAATCCCTTGAGCATGCTTTCGACTTTCTTGCCGTAGAAGTCATAAGCTGCACAGATCTTGTCGATTGCCGCATTGAACTTGTCATACTTCTGCTCAGCCAGCATCTTCAGCAGATCGAGTTCATCCCTGGTTGCCGGGTGATCCTTGAATGCCCACGGAAGCAGACGAGGCAGACAGCTCATCATCATCTGCATGACCTGGATTCTCTTGGGCGAAGGAGCGAACACCATGGTCGCCTGCTTGGTTTCGTTCTGGTAGACCAGAGCATCACCGCTGCGATCGACATACAGAGAGACATCCTCAAGACGAACCCAGCCCGCCTTCTTGTAGTCCTCGTCGAACATTTTCACCTGCTTGATGTAATCGGCTGCTTTCTTGTTGGGGATGAAATGGAAATACAGACCGAGCTTGATCTTTGTGAACGGACCACGCTCACCAGCGTAATAGGCTGCTGTCAACTTCTCATCGTACGGGAGCCGGATCTCGTTCTCGACCACCAGAGACTGCATGATGCCTTTGTTCTCGGGATCAGCGGTAAAAGTCGCCAGCCGCTCCTCGTTCATCACTGCCCGGAGAACGGTCAGGACGGTGTTATCTTCGGTTTCGAATTTGTTCCTGCTCTTGATGTCAGAGAAAAATTCGTTGCATTCGTTCGAGCCGAGCTTCGTCAGCAAACCAGTGAATGCCATAGTTACTTCCTCCTTAAATTCATATCTTGCATTTAAAAAGCCCAGATACTGGACACATATAAGGCAGACTTTAACCGGCCTGCCAGCGGCTGCAATGCTACTTATCTGTTGTAACCAGAACAGATTTATATTCGGACTTTATTCGAGATTCGCTCGAACAGATTCAGGATCAAGCTTCGTTAATCCCTTAACGGGCGTTATCCATCTTCTGAACACAGACCAGATAAGCCTTCTCGGTGACATTCATGGCAGCGAAGGTCTTGTCCATGTCGCCAGGCTGCAGAACACAGCCATCCAGAGAGGTCTGACCAGCAGAGTAGTTGATATCGTTCTCCTCCAGGACCTGACGCAGGGTGGTGTCCTCAGTAACCATGACAGTCTTACGGTTGGTGTTGGTACCCACAGTGATCTTCAGCATAATTATGTACTCCTTTTTAATTTGAAAAAATTTATTGTAGAAACGTCGGATTGACGAATCATCTAAAACGAATGCCGGACGTATTGCGCTGGAACATCCGGCGTGGAACCACAGTGGCGCTCTTACCAGGCGGCGCTCTTACTCAGCGGCGGCCTCAGGCTCAGCGTCGTTCTCGATGGTGATAGCAGCGTTCATAGCGGCCTCATCAGCAGCGATAGAGCTCATAGCCTCGGCGATCTGCTCCTCGATCTTGGTGCAGTTCACGATGGCCAGACCCAGCTTCTCACGAACGAACTCGTTGATCTCCTCGACGGTGGTCTTGCCGTTGGGCAGCTCGATGCTCATGGTAGCGACCTTGGGAGTGGTGACAGAATTCTTTGCGAAAGTCACGCCCATCTCATTGGCAGAAGCAGAACCGCTGACACCGATAGCGCAGACAGGCTCCTTCTCCTTGCCCTCGCCCTTATACAGAACCAGAGCCTCGGGACGGAACTTCTTGACCTTCTTCAGGGTCTCGATGTCGTAAGCAGAAGTGACGAAAACGTTGTTGTACTTAACAGTTGCCTTCATAATATTGATCTCCTTTATAATAAAAAAATGTTATGTAAACGAGCCGGTTTGCTCGTTATACCGTTGTTGTTAGCAGCTCTTTCATATCGTCAAGAGCCTCGTCCCATGTGTCGGCCGACTGAATGAACTGGCCATTATCCGCCGACACGATTTCATAATGGCCGTCCACATACTTGATGTACATCCGTTCTCTCCTTTCATTTGACAGTGTAAAGTGTGTTTGGATGGCGAAAAAATTAAAGCAGAGACTCGCAGCAGCATTCACCGTTCGACTCTACAATCGCCCACCAATCATCAGGCAGGAAATCGATCAGGTGATAATCCGGGTTGCTCCATGTGTATTCATCGCAGATCTGCACCTGAGGAGTATCGCAGTCTTCTTCGTATCCGACAACGATTCCCTCTACGCCCTCATTGGCATCACCAGGACCCCACGGAGACTCAAGCCTTACGTGATCACCGATACAGAATTTTCTCTCGTCCATATCGCTCAGTCCTTTCTGTCCATTTCTTTGACCTTGTCGACCGCATAATCAATCACGTCAGTGACATACTCAGTGGCGTTGTTGATGTTATCCTGTGTAAACATATCAGCGGCGAGCATCTTGTAGCAGGTGTCTTCAGAAGGAACCACACAAACCAGAACCGCGACAACAAAAGTTGCAATTGCAACCTTGATGCAGAGTTTTGCTTCTTCGACTACATCTTTGTTTTTAAAGCCATAATCGTCTGCATCGCTCATGGTGCACATGAACATAATCGCTACCACGATCACAAGCACAATTAGAATGGCGATTAGTAGTGTTCTGACACTATCTACGATGCCAATCCAGTAGAACACCCAAGGATTGATAATGGAGTTCATACGGCTGTTCCCTCCTTACTTGAGCCCTTTTAAGATATTTTCCTTCAAGACTTTGCACAAGATATCAGCGTACACTTTCTTATCTTCTTTCGACATCTTCTTGCTGTTGAGCCAATCAATGGTAGTGGTAATCATGCTGTTACCAACCACATCCACCACGTCGCTTTTGTCTTCTCCCGTATCGAGAGTAATATCAGTCAGTACGCCGTTAAGAGGAGTTGTGCTAATAATCACCTTCATAATGCATTACCCTTTCGATTTTTTTATTGTTGATATTCGAACATGGTGCGGCTAGAGGGACTTGAACCCTCACCCGAAGACCAGATCCTAAATCTGGCGCGTCTGCCATTCCGCCATAGCCGCATATAAATTAGGTACACCTGTACTCCCGATTCTCCAGGCAGGACAACTTCCATTTCGGACCACAATATCCGAAACATTAGGGCGCAACAAGGAAGTCGTGGCTATTTTATTGATCGTACTTTTACCACCATGTACCTATTGGTGCCGCAAAGCTGAGTCGAACAGCTACTGTGCTCACACCATTCATCCTTCACCCTATCCTTGTCATGACTAAGAATTCGCTGTAAAAGAATCATCGTGATTATTGCATTACCTCTTACGGCATATAAAATGTTCAGGCCGTATCTATTGCTGTTTAACCACTGTTTCGTGTTCCCCGCTATCGTTCGTGAACTATCACCTTCGACAGTTTCGTGGCACCTGAACTCCCCATTTTGTTAGAGACCTAATGGGCAAAGCTGTCTTGCCTTGCGGCATGGAGCAGCGAATGGGAGTCGAACCCACATCTCCAGCTTGGAAGGCTGGCATATTAACCGTTATACGACCGCTGCATATAAACCCGGCTTACAAAGCCTTGTTGCTTTCGATACGATATAGACCGAAGCATCGTATCAAAAGAGCCAGGAATAACAAGAATGAGGTAAAAGGTCCCTGCTGAATAACATTCAAAAAAGACAGGAACCCTGGTGCGATTGGATGGACTTGAACCACCGACGCGCATTCAGCCTGCTGCTCTACCAACTGAGCTACAATCGCATAAGATACTCGGCTTACAAGGCCAATTGCACCCTTTCGAGCGAGCCGAGAATAATTGACAAGGGTTATTATGTTACCCCTTTCGGGGTGGTATCTCGCACAGGCGCGGCCGGATCTGACCGCTAAAGATCCTACCCAGTACGAGATTGGTGCTACAGGTGGGATTCGAACCCAACAATCCATCGTTTCAGGCGCTCCGTCTTAAGCGGAGTGTGTCTCGCCAGTTGCACCACTGTAGCATATCAAAGCTGTCTGTCCAGCAGCCAACCGTCTTTCCGATTTGCCAAACCGTTTCACCCAATAAGCTCCCGACTCGATCGAGCCGGTGGTATCTCGGATGGGAGTCGGACCCACAAGCTTTCGCAGAAGTTTTTGAGACTTCCCTGTTTACCAATTTCAGCACCGAGACTCATTGCTCGTCTTTCCGAGCCGCCACTGCTTACGCAGGTCATTCCTCTACTTCAAACACCATGTAATACATGTGATTATCTTCACCATCGCCGACCGCTGCTCCGACGACGTACTCAGGATACGGGCTCAGCTCGCATCCGCAAAAATCAGCGTAGGATTCAGTGTCAACTTTCACTGCATCTTCGTACCGAGCGGCCTCATCTTCAGGCATCCCATTGAGAAAACACTGAAAGCTGACAGCGGCAAAAGCAATCGCATCGTCTCTTGATTTGAATGCTTTATCGATACTTACCGACTTGTAGATATCAGCTTTCTCGTTGGTGTAATCGCTTACAACGATGTACATCTGAATCACTCCTTATCAAAGATATCGGTATACTTGGTGAACAACTTACCGTTATGGAAGTAGGTATTGTAATCGCACTGTGTCACATACCACCAGCGCTTTTGATGACCAGCCAGTAGGAAGTCGTGCAGATGGTAAGTTTCTTTGTAGTGCTCGTCCACACGCTGCCGGAATGTGAGCTCGTCGATCTCGTTAGACGTCTCAACAAAGTCGGCAATCTTACTGATTTCCTCTTCATCCATCATGTCATCCACAACAAAGACAACGCGAACGATTTCATTGCCTCGACGGCAAATCTTATCAAGATCATCCAGTCCGTGAACATGGTAGACAACACGGTCGAACTTATCAAACGGAAACAACATAACCTCGTGATTGTTTTCTGCATCAAAGTAACTGGTATGCAGTTCGGTCTTGCGCCAAGAGCGTTGGCACATCTCGAAAAAGCCAAGCCACCATGCCTGATGCTCCCACCAGTGAAAAAGAGGATCGCCGCCACCAGACACAGATACCCAGTTGCAATCGTTGCATTCATTATGAAGAACTTGCCACAGCGGAGCGTAAGAAGAATACTCCCCTGTCGGTGTCATCTTAAGCTTGTTATTTCGGACGATACACTCAGGGCAGCTGTAGTGGCACCCGAAGTTCGTGATAATACTGAGATATTTATCAGCCATTTTGATTTACTCCTTGTTAATAGTAAGCTGAATAGACCAATAATCTCTATCATTTCCAGTGTAAATCAAAGAGTCCAAAACTTCTGAGTGCTGATCGCACTCGTGATAAATTTCTGGACCATGGCTCTGAAGCCATCCAGACTCCACTCCGAACTTTTTAACGATTTCTCCTTCATCAATGACTGCGATGCTATCGGAAGCCTTATTTTTCGCTTCTTCGATCATCCATTCAACGATTTCTTTGATATTCAGATTTGCCATGATTCATACCTTCTTTCAAAATGTTACTAAAAATGGTGCCGGTAGCAGGACTCGAACCCGCGCCTCTGTCTTATCTGGACCAAGGGGTATAAACCCAGTGCTCTAGCCGCTGAGCGATACCGGCATAAGAGAGGAGGATTTAACCATGTAACGGCATCGGCGAGGAGCAAGCGGCTTACAAAGTTTGCGCAATACTCAGTCGCGTCAGCGGATACAACACATAAGCGAATTGGTCTCTTATGGTGTCCATCCTCAAAGGCTGCCCTTTTAAATCACTCTCCGCCAGTCTGGGCACCGACTAAGCTAGACCACAACTCAGGTCATCCAATAGCCTACTCATGTTGTCACCAGACCATCACTCCACGAGGAGCTACCTCGTCGCAGTCTGTTCGCACATTTTCGGATATAAGCGTTATGGGTGTGTCAGAGGGGGAGTATGATCACCCACGGTGGAATTGCGCCACCCCAGCAGCTTTGTACTACACTACGCCGCTGCATCGAACCTAGCTGGAGCCCAACAGAATCGAACTGTTGTACGACCATCAGCTCCATATCAAAGCAGGATTATCGTACCTGCCTGGCATTTTCAGCCACGAGCGAAGAAAAAGGAAAAGTGAAAGAGAAAAAACTTCGCTTTTTGCACAGGGAGAAAGGATAAAGCCCTATGCTATGGTCCAAGTGACAGGTTACGATCCTGCTGCCTCATGCTCCCAAAGCACGCGCTCTGCCAATTGAGCTACACCTGGTTATATGCCGGTCTTTCCCGGCTGCCAGCCTCAAAGGCTAATGGAGGAAGTAGATAGCTTAGATAGCTGCCGCCACGATCTTTGCAGCCTCCTTAAACACTTTCATGTTCTTATCAGAATTCTGGAAGATATCAGGAGTAGACTTAGGCGGCTTATTGTGAGAACGTACATACGCTTTACGCATTCGGTCCATCTTTGCAGTGCCGATCGCGTCATAGATCTTTGCATAGGTAACCCAATACCCAAGCGTCTTATCGCCCAGCTTTTTTGCGATGGGTTCAACGATCGGAAGCGTGATACTCGGCTTGTAGTAATAATATTTCTTTTTCGGCTCTTCAACCGCAGGAGCTTCGACTGCCGGTGTTTCAGCCGCCGGTGTTTCAATCTCGACTGCGTGAGCCTCGGCCACAACAACCGGTGCGGGTTCTTCAGCAACGACCTCAGGAGCGGGTTCTACCCTATGGCGAGTAGGAATCATATCGGCAGGGATCATAGGCGGCTTCTTGGTGAGTGCCGACTTAATCCCCTTTCGGACCTCAGCGTCATGCTTTTCGTTATCATACCGATCCTTCATAATCGACATAAAGATCGACTTCCACGTTTCGCTGTCCTCAATGATATCCAAGCCGCTGAGGTTCTTGATGTCACCCATGTAGCCGACCCGCTCAACATACGCCTTGCGTTCGTCTTTGAAATACCAGCCATAGTTGCGGCCGATATAATCATAAGCCTGTTTCAGAACCGCATTCAGCGTCAGACCAGTCATGCGAGCGATGGAGTTGCCGAGCTTGTAGATCTCAGTCCGCCATTCGCTGCGTCCTTTGTATGTAGTGGTGTGGGTTTCCTTTGCGGCGGTTGTGGCAGTTGTGGTGGTCTGCTCAGGCTGCTTCTGCGGCTGACCCATCGAGATAAGCTTTCGTTCCAGCTGCTTGCAAACAAACAACACATTGTCGAGAGCGTTGCGGTCCTGCTGGCGTACGGCTTCGAGAGCGTCCATCTTAGAATGAATCTCCGCCAGCGCCTGAGTCATCTTGTCGAATCGCTCCTGCCGCTTGAGCTCAGTCTGATTGGCATTCAGCGATACGGTTTCACCCCGCATCAGAGCGGCGATCACATCCCAGCAGAAATCAATGAAAGCATTCGCTTTGGGTTGAGTGCTGTAACGGCAGATCTCCATGACACCACGCATATTATATACGTAGGTCTGCTGTTTTCCACCAGGGGTAATCAAATTGATTAACCCTGAAAGCGGGTCGAGACGAGCCGCATTGCGCTTGTGAATCGTTCCAATCGAAATTGAAGGATTCTTATATCCCAACGCCGTGCCAATCTGCTCACGGGTCATATAGAAATCATCCTGAGCTCTGGTGTGATCGACCGCCGGATTCTCATAGACCTGAATCTCCATGTCGCCGAACTGCTTGGTGGTGGCTACTTGCATTACTACATTCGCATTCATTTTTTACCTCATCCTTTTCGTTTGGTATTGTAAAGTGTGTTTCGCTTGAAACAAGTATTACACAAAAACGTATCGTTGTCAATTGGAAAATATTCACAAATGACAGCATTACATTTTGTTTGTATTTGTTGCTCTTATCACAACCTTCATTATTATAATATAGGTGATTTGTGATCTAAATCTGTCTGAAGCCACTGACTGGAGGAGGAATTCAGATCCTGATCCAGGGGTTGAGATCTCAAGTATGGTCGTTCGATGCGCCGGTTGGTACTTTATGAGGCTTATTCGGTTCTCGATGACACCGGTTGGTGTGGCCAGCGATGTCTGGTACCTGCAGTCGACGCGTCTTCCGCCTTCCTCGGGGGTGCCCCCTCGGTGTAACAATTCGTTCCGTTCGGCTTGGCCTGAACGTGCTATCATGGTAAAACCAGATAACAATTCATCACAAATCTGTTCGTGAAATACGGGATTCCTCACATGGGAGGACCGGTTTTCAACATAGTTTTCAACTCGCTTTCTTATTTGATTATGTACTTTTGTTTCAAATTGAGATCTAAATATCTGTGGAGTCCTGTGCCTCACATGCGATCGCTGCAGCCGGCAGCGTTGATGAGCTGCGGATGAGCTGCGAGCGCGGCTCGGGATTTCGGAGTGACGTATCATCGCTGTATTTCTATTTGGGCTCTACCGTAAGTACCGTGAGTTCCTCCCAGTAGGGTCACCTGATGAGCTCCTCGGCCCTCCAGTGGCAGCCACGGGTGGGGTATCTCACTCTAACAATTCGTTCCGTTTGGCTTGGCCTAAACGTGCAAACCTTTCGACTTGCTATTCATCTCAATCTGTTTTTGCGGCGACTCTGCTGTACTATGCGGAATCGTCGAAGGGCATTGCGTTCATCTCATTCACCTCCTGATTCAAACCTTGCTGTTTTCTCTAATAGAATTACAAGACAAAAACACCTAACACATCTCAGTAGAGTAATTTCATTACCGAACCATGATGTATGTTTAGAATACAGTCAAACTCTTTATGAATTCAGCTGAGAATCGACGCTGGCCTTATTCTGTCGAGCAGCTTGTACTTTTTTCATTCGCTCACGAAGTTCTGCACGCTGTTCATCGGTCAGTTCGCGAGGCGCTGTCGGCGTTCCGAACCGAACCAGCTTACGCGGCACCGAATACCACTTACACAGGATCAACCCGTCTTTCGTGCGGTGGATCTTGGTGAGCTTGTACTCGTCAGGATGTTTCTCACACATGGCATCAAGCTTGCGCCAGTAAACAGGATCGTTGGTGCACACATCGGCCGTCTTATCCAGAGCGCCAATGGTGATAATGGTCTCCTGCTCAGCCCGGGACATCGAAACGCCGCCATGCTCAGGAATGGCTTTCATTATGATTTCTTCCACGATTTATCGCTCCTTTCTTCTACCGCACTCACTCATACCACCACATCGTGACGACATTGACATAGGCGGTTTGATACTTGACACCGTTGATTTCAATCGTAACGACCTGGTTGCCGTAGTAGCAGGATTCATACTCTCCTTCAGTCAACAGCGTGCCATCAGGGTTGTAGATCTTGGCATACTTGACCCGGTTAAGATTTTCGTCCGGCTCAGATTTTCCGCCGCATCCAGTCAGCATCAGAGCAGCAGCCAGTACAGTCGCCGTGATGAGTTTTCGGAATCGCATAAAGTTTCCTCCTTTCCTTCTCCTTGATGGTTCTTCTTCCTTTCTCTCACACTCTCTATCTATTATCTCCTATAATCCTCTTCTTTTTCTCTTTCAAATTTATTCTCGCCGCATCTCGCTTATCGCTCGTCTCGGCTTCGAATCGGTTTGTTTGCCAGCGATTGCGTAATTGAGTTTGAGTTCGAATTAGGAATGAATTATTGTTGCAAGCGAAAGAATGAATCAGTGATTAAGTTTTCAACATTTTGAACAAGTGAGTTTTCAACAATTCGGAATCTCAGCAACGACCTGAATCATCTTGATTGAAGTCGGAATGAAGATTCGTCCTTGCAGCATGTTCATAAAGGTAAGCGTCTGAAGCAGATCGAACCAGTGCGAACTCTGTTCAGCAGGTGCCGCATTCAAATCAGCGATCAGGCTCTCCACAACCTTATCGTCAAGGAAATCGAGCTGCGTACATGCTTCGCCGCGCTCATAGCTGGTTCCGATCTTAACTTTTGCATCGTATGTAATCTGTACTGACTTCATACTGTTACGCTCCTTTTTATTATACAACCGTTTGGAGTTTTGCTCAACAACTAACAGGCGTTGATTAGTCGCCATTTTCTTCTGCGTCAATGATCTCAACGCTCTCGATGGAGTTCGGCACGTACATGCGCTTTCTGAATCGCTCCATGGTCTCAAGCGCCGCCTCAAGGTGAATCATCACACCGTGCTGTTCTTTTGATCGCTTCTTGTACTCTGTATCAATGGCAGCACACAACGTATCGACCACATCATTTGGCACAGATTCGAACTGGTAAGTAGCCTTCTTATAATCGAGCCGCGTGCTTGTTGCGATTGCTGCACGATATGTTACTTTGATCGTATACAAATTAACACTCCTCTTATTGCGCCGTTCGTTCACACAGAATCGCGGCCGCTTCTTTCAAAATACAGACACCGGTTGCACAGCTTGCTGTATTGATTCCATGCTGGCGATACAGGTTCCAGAGTCCGCCGTATGTAGGGGTCGCATCGAGCCCGGAGCAGTGAAACCCCGCCGCATTGTTCCAGGCTGACATCGGTGTGTTATTGAACAGGCGATCATTTTTGTACTTCGGAATCAGATAGTCAAGTTCGAACGGGATGTACGGTTTGACCGCATCCAGACCGCCCAGATAATCGATGTAGCGAGTGTAGCGCTCACGAAAACCGAGTTCTTTGCCAGTGGCCTTATCGATGTTGCGTTGATGGATTCTTGTTGCTTCGTTAAGCGTCATCGCTACGTTACCTCCTTACTTGTTAGATTTGCACTGATATTTTCGTTCGATCATTTCGGCTTCTACCAAGGTCATACCATGCTTCCACCGAATATCAACAACGGATTCGACCCAGTTTCCGGTCTTACGATTTTTTACGACACGAACTTCCTCAACATCTCTGTGAATCTGCGTGCCGGGCTTCGGAAGATAGGTCAAAACGGTTTCTTCAGAATGTTTTAAATCATAAGCGCCAACAAATGTGCAGTCGCGCTTGATCAGATCAAAAATTTTCTTACGGCTCTGTTTGGACAAATTTCTCACGACTGCGCCGCCTCCTTATTACTCTTCGAGTGTAATATCATCGTGACCAGCATCCTCATTAGATTCATCCGTTGCCAGCGCAATGATTTCGTCGATATTGTTTTCGATCAGATACTTCCAATCTTCCAGCCGCTGATTGATAATCTCCGTCGCCTGAATAATGACCGCATCCGGCGTGATGCACTCGCAATTGCATTTCAGAGCCAGAATCAGGTCGTCAAACGTGACGGGATCGAGAATCGTATCGCTGGTGAGCATGTCTTTGCCGAGTTTCCAGTCAGACATAATCAAAACCTCCTGAACTGTACGAACTTGCCGTCGGCGTAGCAGGGCGAGTAACACTGAAGCCTCTGACCATACCGTTCGAGGAATGCATTCACAAAAACGGGTTCTCCCTGAATGATAATTGCTTCAGGATCTGACCATTTGATTTCATCAGCGGCATTCCATGCAATAAAACGAACCCGGATTGACGAGTCGCTTGGAAGAATTGTGGGCATCTCATAGCCACGAATGATACCATCTGTGCAGAGTTTGCGGGCTGCTTCGAGTTGCTCCGGCGACCAGTTCATAATGGGAAGTTCAGTCATGTTGAGAACCATTGCTACGTTTGCCCCCTTATTCTTTTACTGATAGTTCTTTTGCCATGATTCTTTCGCGCATTTCGGCTCCAGTTGAGGAAATGTAATCGCGAGTAAGAACCCATACATCTTCTTCGCCGCAGATTTCGGCAGGCTCTTCGAATAAGTGAATGGATTCGTCTGGCTTTTTACCACCAAAGATTTCCTTCTTAGCCGCATCTGTGATACAAGGATCATTGTAGATGTTATGCCACCATTTTTCTTGTTCTTTAAGATACTCAAGTGCTCGTTCTTCAGTAGCAAAAAGATCGTAATGAAACTTGTCGTCGTGAATAGTTTCGTCACGATCTTCATGGGACATAAAAATTCCCCATACAAACATGCTGTTACACTCTCCTTTCGTTTTTATTTGCGTCAATTTTTGTAATTTCTATATAAAAATCTAATACATTTTTTGACGCAAATATGCGATTGCATTGGATGTGGTTACGTCTGCCTCGGTACCACCAGCCGCCCGACATAGGCTTCGCAGTTTGTTGCCCCGATTTTTACCAGAGCGCCACTGCAAAGCATTTATTATAAATCTGATTGGAATTCACTGTTATGTATTGTGCGCCGCTATAAGTAGCGCCGCCGGATTACTCCTGTGCGCCGCTCGACTGTGCGCCACCTGCTTTTGCACCGCCGACCTGCTTCGGGGTTGGCACCTTGAACCGAATCATAATGGTGGCGGGACGGGCATCGGGAATCTGATTGGTGCGGGCCTTATAAAGCTCTCGGTCTTTCATCTTCTTCACCAACTCCCGCGTGGCTTCCTTGGACAGCGGCTCGACCAGGGGCTTCTCTTCCACCTTGGTGATGGTGGCATCGAAATTCGCAACACGGAAACAGCCCTGCTTGTGAGTCTGAAGACGCGGAATTTCAACCGGCTCCAGGTAATCCATATTCAGATTCAACCTGCACACTTCTTTCTCAGTGAACAGTTCATCTGCGATATAGATCGACCACTTCTCTTCGCGGTCCCGCCTCTTTCCCATATACATGGGCTTGTTGTTGGCTTCCTTTTTGGTACGATAGTACAGCATTTTTATTACCTCTTTCACTTTTTTGTGTTTATGTATTACTGCGTGCCGCTTAGACGACCACAGCAATCAACAGAGCCAGGGCGATCGAGATGAGGAAGAAATTGCGAATCGTTTCCGTCATTTCGATCGGATCTACGGTATCAAACCAGCGTGCCAGGGTGTCGATCACCTGATTGTAGCGACGGAAACACCCCAGATAATACAGGCCGGTTCCGATTTGCTGGAGTGCGCCAACCAGAAACAACATGGCGGCGAACACCCAGACGATAGGATGCTCAGACAATCAAATCACCCTCCTTTACTGTGAATGGCAGAGTCAGAATATGAAACTGCAATTCGATTTGAACACGCGGCCGGAGTCTGCTATAGGGCAGGAAGTACGGGTCAGCCAATTCGATGTGACGCTTCTTACGGCGCTCTTGGGACTGCATCCAGGTGGAATCCGTGTCACTAAGGTATGCTGCGAACATAATTCATATTGCTCCTTTCGATTGCTGCGCTGCGGCGCTTCTTACGGCTGCTGCGCTTATACTCTTGTGAATTCGTCCAAATAATAACGAGAGCCATGCATAACGAAGTACGCATGGCCCTTGTTCGTCTGATAGATTTTGTGGCGGCCAGCCTGCTTGCGGCGTTCGCCATTGTTAATTGCAACTTCGACACACGCCTCTTCAATCGCTGTGATCTCAAGCCCGCCCCAGTTGTTGAGCGGATACACGGCGATCGCGTGTTTCTCTGGGGGAAAAACGTCTCTCATAATTCAACCTCGCTTTCTTGCTGAATAGAGATCTTGCCAGCGGAATCATATCAGGACTTTCAAACACGATAAATCCACCCAGATTATTGATAGATGCAACCAGCAGACCATATTTTTCAATGATGAGCCAATTCAGGCTGTTCGGATTGTACGGTCGGAATGGTTTTGCATCAGGAAATCCCGCCCTCGCATCACTGAAAAACTGCGGGGTCAGCTCTTTCGTATCCAAATTTACGACACGAATCGGTGTGATGGTTCCGCTTTCCGGGTCCAGCACAACGGCGCACAATCTGTCATGCATCTGATAGATCTCTGACAAAATCATTAGAAAGTGTTCTCCCCTTCCCAGGCGGCTTACAGCTTGCCGCTCATAATGCCCATCACGGGAACACGCTGACCTTCGCTCTGTTCGTACACATGGGCTTCGGTTACGTGGTGATTGTGAACTTCTCGCTTGGCGACCTCAAAGTTCTTCTCAGCCTCGGCGTAACTCTTAAAGGGGTATTCCATTTCGCCCATGATGGGATTATTCCATTTGATGACGAGGACGTAAGGAGCTTCTTTGATGGCCTGTTTCATGCGCTGGGCCCCGGTCTGCGGCGCTTTGGGAGACTGCTGCGGCTTGACCTGCTCTTTGACCAGATTCTTCAGCTCTGCAATCACATCGGCATTCAGACGCCGCTTTGCTTCTTCGGCGCGAATCATCTCGGCGATTGCATTCACATCCGCCTTTGCTTCATCAGCCAGCTTACGAGCCAGGCTTTCAGCGCGGTGACCTGCATACTGAGTAGCAATCTTGTCATAGCACCACCACTTGTCGACAGCGGCGGCGCGGGCGTATCTGAGCAGTTTCATGTTATCCATTTTGTTTTACCTCTCTTTTTTGTTTTATTAAATGGCAGCAAATGCCGCCAGATCATCGCAGATCGCTTTTGCTTGCTCTGGGGTCAGATGGTACTCTTGCACCAGCCAGTCATAATCACCGGCACGCCAACCGCCATCATACAGAGCAGCTGCAATACTTGTCACATCGAATTCCATTTCAATCCTCCTCAGCAGCGCAGTTGCACCACAGGATATCTTCGATGATGTCATCGAAGTTGTCATCTGGCGTGCCATTGCAATTCATAATCAGAATCACACTCTGATTTACGGGCGGAACATCGTCAAGGTTGTCCATTTCATAGGCATATCCCCACACTTCGCCATTGCAATCTTCGATCATGCAGTACAGGAGCTGGACATTGTTCCCGTCAAGATCCTCGCATTCAATAACGGGTTCCTGGACGACGGTTCCGCTCAAAATGTAGCGCCCAGCAGCATTGGGTTTCACAACGGAGTTTCCGGCGGCGCTTGCAGTGGGAACAGGCAGGGCAAAGATTGCGGCCATCAGAAAGACAGCGGCAACTGTCACTGCCATGGACTTCAGCGATTTCAGAATGGATTTCATAACGATATACCTCTTTCTTTTTTTTTTTGTGGTTTAGATTCGAACAGCGGCGCTTAGTGATGGCGTGCTGCCCGGCAGAAATCATGCCAGATAGACTGCGCTACGATTGCCAAAGCGATACCAACGATGATGCCGCAAGCGAAAACGAATTCAGTGCTAAAGTAATCCATGATGATTCTCCTTTTCGTTTGATACTCAAATCTGGTTTACGGTTTCGATGACATAATCATCGTAATTATTGCCGAACGTAACGTATGCGTCCGGGCTGCACTTGGACAGAGCTTCCATCAGCTCTGCAACAGTCATGCTCGTGGTTTTGTGCTCGATGATATCAAGCAGAGCGTAACCGGCGTGGTTTTCGCCGTTGATTCTGACGAATTTCATAATGCTTGCGCTCCTTTCAATTTTTGTTTTGTTATGGTTACGGTTACGTCTGCCCTGGTACCGTAAATCGCCCAGCATTCTGAACAAGGAAAAGAGGTAAAAAGAAAACGCCGAACGAATTCGCTCCGATACCGCCAGAGGAATTCATCGACGTTTTGGCATAAGAAAAAAGCCCTACGAGCTGTGATACTCATAGGGCTTGCGTTTGGAATCCGGGTTTATTTTACTTCGATATAGAAATTCTCAATAACCATTGTAATAGAAACGCCATCGTATTTGTTTGCTGAAAACGTTATTCCGTTTATATTTTCAGAACAAATTTCGTCAAACTTTTTTTGTTCCTCTTTTGAAAACGAAATGCCATCTTCATCTGTCGCAATGTAATACGTTTCAAAACCAAACCAAGGACTTGATTCGTTCCCCATAGCTAGTTTTATCAAGTATGGTTGACATTCAATTCCTACAGATTTACATTTTTGAATATGCTCATCTGATTTCGTCTTGAAAAAAGCATTCAATTTCATAATGGTTTGTATGGCTTTCGGATTTACCATAAAGGATTTACCATTAGCGCACACTTTTTCGAGCTTTCCTATATCTTGGAGCCATTTACAGAAATCATCATTCTGCTTTTCGATCCAATCCATAACATAATACCCCTTTCATTGGACTTAGGTTTCGTTGGGGTTATTATATCATGGATTCATCCCGGATTCCAGCTCAGATTTGTTGGTTATCCACCCTCGCCGCGTGGAGGCTCTGATATTGAGGGCAAAGCAGTTTAACGTCATGCTCGGGACACTAGCTATTATTTTTGATTTCATACCCGGCGGGATCTCCTTTTCAATTTCATTAGGCGATTGCATTTAGAATGCGAAATTGAACGAACCTTCCAGATTGAACTGACCATTTTTATTGGAGAAGAATCTTGCTGTCAAGATTCGCTTGGTTCTGGTCCAGTCCGAGTGCTTGTTGGCAACTATGGTTTCAACGTCTTTCGTTGCGTTCTTGAAACCGGTTGCATCCAGCTCATAATAAAGGGTTTCATACTGGCCGGTCTCCTTGTTGTGCACTTTTGCTTCCAGAACAAAAGGCGCTTTGAATCCGACTTCATCAATGGTTGCATTCGTCACGATGGGATGAGGATACGTCCAGTGTCCGCTTTTATCAGGAGCGGTTTCGCAGGGCTTTTCACCCCAGAGAACCTCTTCCGTTCCGTTGTAGTTCACGGCAGTCACAGCGGCCACACGGTCTGGCATGTCACACGCTTTGAAAGCGGTTTTCGTGTCCTCAGTGGGGAGTATGACACCATCATTGAAATAGATATTGAACTTCATACAGCTTTCATCCTTTCTTTCGCACTACTTGCGTTCATTTCTGTAATGCGACCGGGACCCCGAAGGGCCCCACGCACTGAGCCTAACGCCTTTTTATAGCCGCTCAGTCGGCTTTTCATAGCGATTGCGATTACTTGCCAAAGCTGAAGGTGTAGTCGGCATGATAATCATGTTCGCCCTTTTCATCGACATGGCTTGCGATGTTCCACATCATGTTCATAATTGCTTGAGTCATTTCCGTTCCGCCCATCACATGAGTGTCACGAGCGTTCTTACCAGCTCCGGACTTACGGTTCATAATGAACTTAAGCTCATGGCTGGTTGCCTTGATGGCATTAACGGTTTCGCCCTTCTTGTTTTCAACAGGAATCATCAGAATGGCATCGAAAATGCTCTGAATATCAGTGATGAGGTCATTGTTGCTTACAGTTGCGCCGGCCTTCATCTTTTCAACAGACTTCAGGACGAGCTGCCCGCTTTCCTTCTTTTCAGCATACGCCTCATTAAACTCCTTCTGCTCTTCGGCGCTCATGGTATGCTCTGCCATGGTGTCCATGCTGATTACACGGGCAAACTCATTGCAGGCGAAGGGCCAGCTTGCGTTATTGAACTTTGCGGTCGTAAAGCGGGTGAATTCAATGAGATTCAGAACGTTGCGCTTATCAACGGTTGCATCATTGATTTCAACACCAATCATGCCAGTGTCGCGATCAACGACTTCTTTCACACGCTTACACTTGAGATAGCCGTATTCGACAGCCGCCTTCATGGGGTTTTCGCTTTCAGCCAGCTCAGCGTAAACGGCCATCTTGTACGAACCATTGTAGCCAGCCAATGCCAGGTTGACACGTCCCAGCTTATCTTTGATTGCGTCGTAGTCTTTCGTGTTGACTACGGCCTTGTATTCATCGACAGCCAGCTCCAGAGCCAGCAGCTTGCGACTTGCGTCAGCCTTCCACTCTTCAGCGGTCTGAGGAGCTTTTGTTTCGACTTTGGTCTCAGTTTCGGGCGTGGTGTTCATAGTAGTAGTGGTTTCCATAAGTTTTACCTCTCGTTTGATATGTTTTGCGCCACCTTGCAGAATCGAACTGCAATCATTTGAACCACTTCAGTGACATATAAAAAGCCCTCTGACGTTGCCGCCGGAGGGCTATATATCAAACAAGGCCAGCTTGCGCCAGTCTTATGTAATATCGCTAAAATCACCACACAATCAATTTCGATATCATTTCAATCATTGCTTGCGAATACTTTGAATCCATAGTCCCGGAGGGGCCATGGAGCAACGATTTTCATTGACGGAGCCAATTCAATCAATCACTTGCATTGATTTCAATTCTATCTCCATTCATTGCGTTTGCAGTACGCTCTCTTGCACCTTTAATACCAGCGCCGACTAAAGCACTATTGGCCGCAGGTGTAGTTAGATGCCCCCAGTCAGGGCTTGCGTTTAGGCTTGCATTCCTGTTGGAGCTTACGATTACATCCATTGGTAGCCGTTTTTCAGGTCACTTTCATGGTGCCATTTCCTGCATCACATAGTCGGTCGCTTTCACATTCTCGCAACTTTTGCGAATGTGTTCATGTGGGCGGCGATTCCCGACACCAACGGCCCATAATTTCTTTTGGGCCAACATCGTCCAGCGTATTATAGGATTCACTGGATTTTCCTGTTCTAGGCATCCGTTCCGTTTTGTCCGGTGCTGTTGAACTTGTTGCCGCCGCTGTTGTGCGGCGTTTCTGTTGTTACCCCGTGGGGAACAGCGTTTGTAACAAGTTTTGAAAATTTTCTTTTGGAATTTTTTCGGCGCTTGTTGTTGTGCCGTGTCCCCGTGTCGCTGTTGTGCGGCGGGGTTTTGTCGTGCGGCGTTTGTTGTTGTGCCGTGCGGCGTTTATACCCCGTGGGGAGACACGTTTGTAACAAAATCAGAAAAAATTTTTTTGAAAAAATTATCGGCGCTTTATTATAGGTGTATTTTTGGGCGATACCCTGTTGAAAAGTGCGCATTGTAGGACGGCTGTAAAGCCCTGTAAAGCGTGTAAAGGCGGCTGGAATGGTAGGATATAGGGCAAAAGAAAAAGCCGCATAAAGCCCCAAAAAGGGCGATATACGGCGGGCAAAAGAAAAGCCGCCCACGGCGGGCGGCTGGAAATCCTTATTTGATACGGGCGGCGATTGCGTCCAGATATGCGGCACACTGTACATTGTCCCGATATCCGTCAGCGGCGGCAATATCTGCACGGGCGGCGGCAATTAAACGGGATACACGCATTTTATACCACTTTTCGGCGGGGTACATCTGAGCAAGGCGGGCGGCTGTTTGGTCCATGGTATACCCGTCAATGATACAAACAACGGCGGCACGGGCACGGGCATCCTGTACCACGCTGAGGATATCGGCACGGGCGGCGGTATAGTGCTCATCATATACGGCGGCATTGTCTACCGCTTTGAAAAGGGCGGCATTTTCGGCGCTTTGCACGTTTTTTGCACGGCGGGCGGCCCCGTCAATATCGGCGGCGTGGACGTTTCCGCCGTGGTCAACGCTTCCAATGTAGGTGCGGGCGGCACTACTCATTACAATTACAAGATTGCGGCGGCGGTATTTTTTCAGCTGTTCTTTTGCGTCCCGGTACGGGGCAAAATCCATTAAACGGGCATACCCCGCACGGCGGGCGGCATCTTTTGCGGCATCAACAGCGGCACGGGCGGCGGCTAAATCGTCCTTTTCGGCGTTGTTGCGGGCAATGAGGGCTGTAATTAAATCGTCACAATCGATATTTTCGGGCGCTTTACCGCCGTTTTTTACAGTCCAGCGGGCAAATTGTGTTAGTAACTCATATCCGGCAATATAGGCGGCACTTTTGATATCTGCAAAGTCGGAAATAGTCGTATTATCGCATTTTTCAGCGGCGGCAATGCTGTCCTTTATGGACTGTAAAGCGGCTTTTTCGGCGGCGGTATTTTCGGCAATATAGCGTGTTTTGACGTGTCCGGTCAAGCCTAAAATTTTTGCGTCTCTTTTAGCAAGGGTTTGGGCGGCATCCAGTGCGGCGGCGGCGTGCTCATACTGAACAGCGAGATTTTCCATATTTTGGGCGGCACTGTCCCGCTTTGCATCCCGCACGTTGTCCCATTGCAAGGTCAAAAAACGGGGGGCGGCACTGTCCTCAAAACGGCGCTTGACCACGTTGCACGCAACGGCACCCGCTAAACTCATCAAAGGCGATACAGCCCCCGTGTGCATGGTATGTTGTGCCGCATAGCTGGACTTATACAAGGGTGCGGGGGCCGCTGTTGGGGCGGCGGCTTTGATACCGGGATGATACGATACAGGCACACTTTCAGCCGTGCCGCCCGAATAGGGCACGGCGGGGCGGCGGTATGCGGGGGCATTATCCACGGGGGCAAGGTATGCGGGGCCGTCGGGCTGGATATAACGGTATCCCTCAACGGTACGGGTCAAAACGGGGCGGGGGTAGACACGGGCAACAGCAACGGCGGCGGCGTGCCGGGTGAAACGTCCTGTAATATCATCAGTAATGAGCATAGCGGCAATGCGTGCGGCGGGGGTAATAGGGGTAATGAGCACGGCGGCGGGGGCGGTATGATTGTTGGCAATGCGGGCGGCACGCTGGACACGGGCGGCGGCACGGCGGGCAATGCGGCGATTGCGGGCGGCGATACGGGCAGAACTGGAACGGCGAACAGTTGCGGGGGCGCTGGATTTTTCGGTCAAGTACAGCATTTTTATAAACCTCATTTCTAAAAAAGTGTGATGCCAGCCCACCACGGCGGCGGGCCTGTCTATATAGTACAGCCACAAAAATACATGGTAACGCAATACAACAAAAAACAGCAAAGAAATTTTAATGCACAACAGGCAGTTGTAAAAATCCAGGCAGAATTTCAGATTTCCAGCACTCGAATACTACCTAATAACGGAAGGTAGCATTCACCGAAAACCCGCATGAATCCTATACTTTTCAGGCCATACCGGGGGGATGTTAAAAATTGGAAAGGGGGTCGAGTTTGGGTCGTGCGTACCAGTTATTCCATCTCCCCAGCCCGTACCAAATCACCCGGTTTTCGCACCTCACCTGCCCCTCACTCGCCTCCTTAGCGCAACAATCATCCATCCGTATTCGCTCCTAATTCGCAGTCACCAGCACCCAAAATCACCTGTTGATCACCCCAAAATCATCCGTCACCTCCCCTATCTGTGCACTCGTAAAACACCCATATTTAGCCCCCGATTTCGTCTCCGGTAAACAACGTATTATCGTTATAAAACGCTCCGCGTCAATCGTGATTTTCACCCCAATCTTCATGCAGTTATGCCTTGATCACCGCGTAACAGCGTTTCAAAAGCGCCGTAGAAACGCTTAAAATGCATTATTTTTGCTCATTTTTACTTAATTTTAATAATTTTTCTGCTATTTTTACTATATTTTATTTGTTTTTACAACAGATTATTTTATTCCGGTATTTTGCACAAAACTATTGCTTTTACCACGCCATGGGTGTATAATAAGGTATAAAGAAAAAGCCCGCAGTTCTCTCCACAGCTGCGAGCTTATATTTTCAGTAGTCAATCACACTTTACAATATCATTATAAAAGGAGGATAACCCGTTAATGAAGTTTTATGACACCTCCGCGCTTCTTGATTTGGGAGCTGCCGCTTTCGAACCTGCCAGTGCAACAGCCTCTAGTGCAACAGAGCCGTTTCTGATTGCCGATATGACCCTGCACGAGTTGGAAGAGATCAAGACAAGCGGCAAGAAGAGCGAAGAGATCCGCTATAAGGCACGTACTGTAACCCGCCTGTTGGCCGAGCATCACGACGACAACACCTTTATGGTGGTAGCAGTCCCCATGTCTTCCCTGTTTTACATTCTCGATGGTAAACCGATCAGCGATAACAACGACGCGACGATTATGGCAACTGCCCGCTGGTATCTGGACGAGATGAAGCGCAATCTGGATGACGCGATTGAAGCCGGACTCCCGGAAGCACAGCGACAGATCCAGGCCAACATTGATTCTTTTAAGTTCGTAACCAGCGACCTAAGTTGCGCCAATATTGCCAGCGGCATTCTTTACCTGCCGATCGAATTCACCTATCCCGATGCAGCAACAAGCGTCAACAATAACTACACTGGCTAGACCGAAGTCACTCTTGATGAAGGCGGCGAGGAAGCCATGGCGATGGCATATCAGACCCACGATGAAGGCTATACATATCAGAATCTGTTTGACACTCCAGTGAATGGCTATCTGATTGTTCGTGATCCAGACACAGTAGACGATGATATGCCGGCAGGCAATGCAGTAGGCTGGCTGCGATGGAATGGCAAGAAATATGTGCCACTCAAATACAAGAAGATTAGCAATCGCTTCACTGGTGATGTGAAACCACTTAACGATCAACAGAAGCTCGCCTTTGATATGTTGCAGAACGATGACATCACCGTTAAGATGCTGGCTGGAACATTCGGCAGCGGCAAGACAATGCTTATGGTGTCCTCTGCTATTGATATGATCGAGAAACACAAAGTTGAGAAGCTGATCTGGATTCGCAATAACATCGAAGTCAAGAATACCAAGGAGCTGGGCGCACTACCCGGCACTCTGCTAGAGAAGCTCGGCGCTGCTTCTTTTGCTGGTCCTCTGGCTGATCACTTGGGCGGCGAGGCTGGTTTGGAATACTGGATCAATAATGGGCAGGTAGAAGTAGCTCACCTTGGATTTATTCGTGGCCGCGACTACAAGAACGCAATTATTATGGTTTCAGAAGCTGAAAATCTGACCAAAGAACATGTACAGCTGCTACTTGGCCGTGTTGGTGAGGGATCTATGCTGTGGCTTGATGGCGACCTGAAGCAGACTGACGAGGCCGTGTTTGAAAATAACAGCGGTATGCGTAAGGCAATTCAGTGTCTGGCTGGCAACCCGCACTTTGGATATGTCTACCTGAACAAGACAGAACGCAGCGAGACAGCACAACTGGCTGACCTGTTAGACTAAGGGGTGCAGCAGAATGATAAAAGTAAGAATAGACGGCTTACGACTAATGGATTACATCTCTCCTACTGGCGACTGGAACTATGAAGCGATTGACGGTTTAGCGAAAGCTTTGTATGACCGTTACAAAGAAGCGGAATTCGAACAGATAGTAGAGTTATTCAAGAAATACATAGGAGAACAAACATGACAGAAGGGTCAGCAGTATTCCATCGACAAGTTCGCAAAAGAGCGCGGCGCAAATCTGATGATATCGAAGGTCGTATGAGTAACAAAGAGTGCAGTATATGACAATTGATAAAGTGATGAACAATCTCTATGATGCTCTAAGCAAAAATCAAGATACTATCTGGTTCGATTATCAAGGATTCCGCTGGGAGCTTGGTCATGACCTATCTTTTCATCCACGACATATACTTCATCCAGGAAATTGCTCTGAAGATCGACGTGCAGCTCAATACAGTTGTCCAATCCCCTACTATCCAGAATCAGAAAATGAATGTATATGCGAGAGCTTATTATGACAGACAGAATAAATAATTTAATTAACACATATAGAGCCTTAGCAAATGCAGCAGGTGCTAGACTCCATAAGAAAAGGAACCAACTCAGGACGTTGATATATGGAGTGCAATATCATAACTCAAAAACAGTTTTTTGAAGGAGAAGAAATAATGCGCGTTTTATTCGTAAGGCCATCAATCTATGACACAGTGTGCGACTGGTATGAACGCATGGATACTGTGCAAAAGCATCGCAAAGAGACAGCAATCTGTAAATCACCCGAAGATTTTTGGAATATATTCAATAAAGATAAATTCGGCGCACAATATACGACATTCTATTTTGACGATAGGTTGGCGCTGACCGATACTTTTGAATTTTTCAAGGAGATTGCGCGGTTGTATGGTGAAAAGGATGCGAAGTATATTTCAGAAAATAAAATGCGGCGGATCACCATGAACTATTTGATGAACAACAATCAGTTTGACTTGTTCCAGCAGTTCTCCATCACACCCGAATGTCTGGACGATGTAATCCATGATGCTCTGGCTGATCAACAGTGCGAATGTGTGTGCAGACCGCTATTGTAAGGAGGGGTGAAATATGGAAAGAATATTAGCACCACGAGGCGGTGGACGTACATATGCGATCTGCCAATACGCCGTTAAGAACAACTGTAATATCTTGGTGCCAATGCAAGGTACTGCCATATTATGTGCGCAAGATTATATCAAGGAAATCACTAGGAATTTGGACATTCAGTACCGAAGATGCACCTATAACCCTCAAGGCTTTGCAGTTGATTTGGAGAGCAGAGAGCGCGGAAAGTATAGAATTTACATATTGGCAGCTATCCAGCTTCCTGATAATTATCGTGGATTGCACTTAGAGGATAAGCCACTTGTTGTTGATGATATTGACCGATGCTTTAAGTTCATGTGCTTCCCGAATGTGCGAATCGATGCCTGTTCTTTGATGACATACGATCCGAGCGAGGTTGCGTTTACACCGCCAACTACGCCTCAAGAAGTGCAGCGGGATGAATGCGTGTGTAACAGTTTGGTATAACAGAGGTGCCAGCAATGAACAAATTTGATGCGCTACATGATGATCGCACGCTGCGATGGTGTAAATACAGATATCCCGATGATGTCAACAGTGGCGAGTTTACTTTTGACTGGTCGAAAGATGGATTTACATGGTCTCTGCCAAGCGATAAACCACTGCGAACCACAAACGAAATTGTATCTTACATTGACGCAAATGGTAACCAGCGTGAAGTTCAAGCGGAAGTAAAATACTATGGAATGGGACACGACACGCTGTGGACGATTGCGATTCCTAATGTTGTCGAGGCAGAGAACGAGTGTGTCTGTGAATCACTATTATGAGGCACGATATGAACAATCAATTATTGATACCCGATGATAAGATATACATATATCCATCAGATTGGAAGCAGCCTGTACGAATTCAATTTGAAAATGGATCGACCATAGACACTGTAAATCATGGCAATTCACATCACACTATTCAATTCGACAAATAGATTGATTATAACACCATAGTTACTGATGAAACTTTACAAAAGCTTATCAAAGACTATATATCGAAAAATTTTCCAAAAGAAGAATACAGTGTATCTATTCACAATGAGTGTTACTGTGAGAGTCTATTATGAAAAGATATATCAGTGAAGAAGTACAGCAACAAGCAGCCCTACAATTACATATCGAAATTGAGAATGATTGTAAAATAGAATTTGATAATTTCAGATTTCAAATAGACGAAGACGATATGACGGTTTGCCGCTATGGAGAACCAGATGAAACGTTTGTAGTTAAAAGGGAAGTAAGACTTTTCTTATTAAATAACGGATTTGAATTCGAAATTGCTGGGCCTTATGCTGAACAGATGTACAGACGATATTTTAAACTGATAAATGGAGATATCAATACAAATAGTGAATGTGTTTGTGAAAGTCTATTGTAAAGGAGATGAATGAATTGGATACTGTTTTACTTGATGGTTCAGAATATTTAAATCACATTGAAGAAATAAATGACCGTTTATTTTCTATGCACGATACAGTAAACCATGCGATTATCAAAGTCGATGAAGCAAATCCTCTGTCGCATTTTGCAGTAGAACGTATAGATACTATAAGAGCAACAACAACTTCGTATCAAACTGCGATTGATCAATTACAAGCTCGGATCGCAGAACTTGAACATAAAATAGATTTACTGACAGGACCATGTATTTGTGAGCCGCTGCTATAAGGAGGAACCATATGAAAGAAAACGACTTTTCAAAACAGGATATTTATAATATTGGATTTGCCGTAGCTGATGCTGTGCGCGATTATGATGTAACTTACGAGGATATCCTTGACGCGATTCAGGTATATGCAGAATAGCAGGAACTGATCGGCAATGCATCGCTCTATGATACGTTGTGGATGGAAGATGGTACGCCTATGTCCCCTTCTTTGACACGATATTTATTCCATGAGATGTACTGCCCAGATGATTATGGTTATGATGAGGAGGACGGCGACGATGAGTGATCGCAAGCGTGATAAGGTGTCTAAGAGCAGCTATATGCGTAACGCCCGCAAACAGCGTATGATTGAGAATCAGTTTTTGCAGGAAGTTGAGAAGGCTCAGGAAAGCGGCGAACGCCAGCGGCAATCAGAGCGGCGGAAGCGGCGTACAATGTGGGACGACGACGAGGACTAAGGAGGTACACAATAGTATGGACAAAGAGCCTAAGAAGCCGGGCGGAGAGAACGATACAGAGCGAGACGATATTCAGGAGATCCGCGTTAACTCTATTCCGCTGATGGTACTTATCGCTGGTGTTTTAAGTTCCGTTGACTTTGTTGATTGGATGTTTACTATCGCAGAAATGCTTGTTGTATTTGTGCTTACATATCAGATTCTAGGACGTGTGCTCTTTACTGCCCTGGTGGTTACGCCCATTTTAGTTGTGTTTATCAGTAAGTGTCTGGCGGCCTACGATGAGATCATGTATGGCGACGATGATATGGGCGGCGGCGATGATGAAGATGACGGCGATGACCACTTTAACGACCACTGGAATAATTTAATTCATTGAGGAGTGATATTATTTGTTTAGTCCACCATTATATAGCGTACTAAAATTTAACTTGAATTATATCGTTTCTCATAACTATAATTTTAAACTGACACCAGAAGAGATGGAGCAGTATAAGGTCTTACAGGGCGACGATATGCTGTTCAGACAGATTCGGCTCATTTCCGATGACTAGAATAAATTCCAGCGCTTTATTATCTTTGTTGATGCAACAGGCGGTCAGAACCACCCTGATGCTATTGATCATTTAGTAGAGCATGGATTCAAATTTAATGGCCAGAAATATCTGTTTTGTGAACGTAGTGCAAGTATGGTCCGTCAGAGCATGTTAAGTTTTGTTGAGCGACATATCTACCCTGAACTCGACCGCCGTGTAAGTATGGAGCTGGATTTTTCTGAGACACCAACCGTCCTGAGCAAGTACTATGCTTATCGTGGTTTGATGCTGAGCAGCTGCCATTGCCTGGAGAACTGGTACCCAAAAATGATTGTTGTTCCAGATTATATGACAACGATCAAGAACCAGTGGATCGAGTACCTAGTAGACAAGACTGTGACGTTTAATGACCGTAAAACTGGCAAAGAACGCACCTGGACTCAGAAAGATATCGCCACAAAAACAGTTGACATTGATATCAACGCCTTTGATGGCGCTGGAATCTGCCACCCAAGTATCATGCGCGAATTTGAAAAGCGTATCGGCACTTCTGAACGGATGAACAGCTTGATTCTGCGTGCTCCATATATCAAGGGTTGCTTACACGAGATTGATTACGAGCGTTTTTTTGAAGAGAACGGCGTTACAAAAATCAAGGACATCTGGGGCATGGAATATGATGTAACACCTGGCAGCGAACCAATGATTATTATTACTGCTTCAATGTACAAGGGTCTCAAATATTTCAAGAAAACTGGTACCTATTCTGACTGGGAGAGATACTGGGAACTTTTCAAGAAGTACGATAACTGCCTTGGTGTAGCTAAATGGAACTTTACGCTTGAACAAGAACCGCTTTCCACCCGTAGCAACTATCAGGTCATTCAAGATCTACAGCTCGACAATGAGTCTTTTAAGCATCTAGCTGACGACAGCATTACCTGGTATCAGAATATTGTCAAAGGCGACCCGATTTATACATACTGCTTCCTTGGTTTACTTGCTGAGAACAACGACCCGATGAATCATTACATGGCTGCCGCCCTGCGCAACCCAGTGATGGTAAAAGAGCCGGCAATCAAAGATTATATTCACTCGCTGCTTGATAAATATCGCAATGAGATGAAGTGCGGTCGGCTTTGGATGAATGCTACTTTTAAATTCTGGGCCCCTGACCTTATTGCACTGTTGCAGCACATTGGTGGCCTTCCTGTGACTGGCTGCCTTGAAGACGGTGAGTTCTACAGCTTTGATCGTCGTGGTGTGATGGAGGGAGACCGCTTAATTGAGCGCAATCCCCATATCTCTGTTGCCGAACATGTAAAGGCCAAGGCCGTAGACAACGAATACACCCGCAAATACTGCAGCCATCTTCAGAATGTTGCTATGGTGAATATCAAATCCATCGTGGCTTCCAGACTTAATGGTTCTGATTTTGACGGCGACCTGGTTCTAATCATCGATAATCCACTGATGATGAGTGGTGTTCCTGATAATATCCCTATTACACTCGATGTTGAAGATAAGATCACTGCGTTAGCAGAATGTGATATTGTGAAGAACAAAGTCGCCTGCACCATTCGTGGATTGAAGAGTTCTATTGGCGAGATTTCAAACTACGCAACTGCATACCATAATAAGGTTCCGACCATGGAAAAGACCAAGAAGCTCTATCACGATAATATTTCGCTTTTGAGCATCTGCAACGGAAAAGCTATCGATTATGCTAAAACAGGTGTTCTATATCCGATCCCGCGTAATGTGGCAGCTTATGGTCGTCCCCTGCCCTACTTTATGAAGTATGCAGGTCCTTACTACGCACGTTTACATAATCTCAGCAAGGCACATAGCAACATGAACTTGCTTTGCATGAGTCTGGAGCGTTGGGAGCGCGGTGTACGGTGGCACAAAGAGCCCGCAGGTAGCTTTGATTGGCATATCATGTACGACCCAGAGGTCTCCTATGATCAGGCAGTCTTTGATGAGATCGAAGCCATTTTCTTGGATTTCAACAAATGCCGCAAAGAGCAACTTGAGTTCGAAAAGAAATGTCGCAATTGGCAATTATATCATAAAGAGATTGAAGGTCGTATCACCAAGGAAGAAGCCAAAACCTATGAGACAAACTGGCAGGCGATCTATAACGTGTACCGCAACAAGTGCAAGCTGGTGTGTCCCGATGTGAGAGAGTTGGCGAATATTCTTGTGGTGCTCTGCTACGAAAAATATCCCAATAAATTCAAGAAGTTCTTATGGCACATGGCTGGGGCTGGTGTGGTCGAAAATATCAAACCGGTTCCTGTTCAGTTGCCAGTTCACGATCCGAACGGCGAGTACGAATACCTTGGCCAGCGATATAGTCTCGCTGAACCGAAAATCCATGAAGCGAGGGTGAAATAATATGGGTTGGTTTAAGAAGAAAACAAAGAAACTGCAGAAAATAACCAATTGTCCTACCTGTGGCGGCTTGTTGACAAAGCAGACTGGACTGGAGCACGAATTTACTTATAAAAATCAGATGGTTCATGTGCCGGATATCACGGCGATGGTATGCGGTGATTGCGGCGAGATGTATTTTGATTATACCGAATTCGAGCGTATTTCAAATTATGTTCACGAAGCAGTTGATGGGAAGGATGAAACAGAATGAGTTATCGGTGTTTTAAAATAACAATCATTACTTTGATAGCTGTAATATGTTTATGTTTAGGTATTGGAATTTGGGCATCTATTCCGCGTAAAAACAATGTAGGCGATAAAGCTGTTTATAATGGAAGTTCTTTGTATAGTATTTCCAACACGAAACTTATTTACGATGAGAACACAAGAATTATGTATTATTGGCTGCATAATGGATATATGTCTCCATACTATAACGAACATGGACAACTTTGTCGCTATATTGATGGCGAAATTATACCAATCGAGTAAGGAGGTTAAATGGCATATACAACTTTCTACTGTAATGAGAATATGCTGCTCGATCATTGGCAGGACTATCACGAGTCAAATCTGATGCTGCGAAACCTGCTGAAGCGAACCTCCCTCTCCCCTATTGAATGCGCTACCATTTATTATGAGCGGATGAAAAATCCCGAGTCTGTCAGCTATGATCGTAGCCACTTGATCCAGATGTTCAGCAGAGGCCGCAAAAATAACGCGCCCATACTTGATGTACGTCAAGTTGTGCTTTATCAGAAAGATCTGGACTATATTACAGAGGCTCGCCGAAAGTATCATATCAATTACGCACAATTACGTGTTCTGTTTGGGGTGATATTCTTCTGCCGGCTGTATGGAAGCGATACCTTTGCCTTGGATACCGAGTTCAAGATGAAGCGTTTTGGGAGCTGCTTTGAAGAGCAAACGGAGATTATGTATTGTGCTGGAAAAAACTAGGATGACGGCTATAATACAGTGCGGGGAATGAAAGAGATTTCTGACAACTATCACTTGCTGAACAGAACCGGCACTGACGACATTGGATGCTTATACCAGTACCCAAATTTTGCCCTTGATAAGAATGACACGATTGCGTACACGTTCAATGTGACGCTTGAAAATAATCGGCTGAATCTAAGCGCCATAGTGCGAGAGCTATTTGACCCGAAGGAATGTTATTGCATCGTGTGTGGCGAACAGTATCACTCAGAAAAGCCAAATGCCAGCAGATATTGTAAAGGGTGTGCGGCAAAGAAAGAACAAGCACGTCTGGCGAAAATCAAGCGAAAACGCAGCGAATGCACGAAATGAACTTTAGATTCTTAATATATGAAAGGGTGTTGTATATTTCCCTTTCGATTATAAATTACAAAGGAGATTTATTATAATGGTTGAAATTACTAAGCGTGAGGCAGAGTATCTGCGTAAGGTTATTCCCGGTGTCCATATCACTCGTACCGTTCATCACTGGTATGCGGAGGAAATCAAGTCTGTGCTGACTCAGCTGCCTGGCAATCCCGAGGCAGAAGAGGCGCTACGCGAACTGAACCGCACCCAGCGTACCAACACCAATTTTGAGATCTGAGGTGGCTCATGGACGAATTTAAGAAAGCGGACGGCGAGACCTTTGATGAATATATGATGCGGATTGGTGAGGCATGCAGCGAACGTAAGCTGACTTAGAATCAGGCAGCAGAACTGCTGAATGAAGCAACCGGCTCAGACTATGGCGAATGCAGATACCGCAAGACCTATAAGTCGTGGAAAGATGGTTATGACTACGCTATTGATCACGCCAACGAAGAAACGATCAAGAACGAACTGCAGCGATTGAAGATTGAAAAAATCAAATTACAAGATGAACGCAATGCAACAAACAAGGTGTATCGCGATGTTGCTCGTGCCGAATCCGTTAAGGAATTGATTCTGAAGAATGTTGCTCCGTATAACCCTGACAATTTTCTGAATGTTGTGCAGTACGAAGACAGCGGTCACGATGTGATTGTGTGCTTGTCTGATTTACACGCTGGCGCGGGTATTGATTCGGCGTGGAATAAGTTCAACAAGGATATTTTAAAGGCTCGGCTTGAGAGTTATGCTGCACAGGTGTTCAATATTGTAGCGCGACATACAGCCGAAAAAATTCATGTGCTGCTGTTGGGCGACCTGATCAATGGGCATATCCATGTTAATACCCGCGTGCAGAACAATGAAAACAGCATTGAGCAGGTTATAACGGCTGCGGAGCTGGTAAGTAATTTTGTTGCTACACTGTACGAGGTATGCCAGCATATTGACGTGTATTCTGTGAGTGGCAATCATTCACGGGTGTTCCCCAGTAAAGAGGAACAGGTAGCAGGTGACGAACTTGAAGCACTGATTCCGTTCTATATGAAGGCACGGCTGCAAAATCTGGCTGGTATTTATATTAAAACAGAGAAGCTCGATCCGACCTTTGGTGGCTTTAAGGCTAGGAATAGTCTTGTGATGTACGCACATGGAGATAAGGACTCCCCTGCTAACGTCGTTGAGCACCTAACACTGATGGTGAAGCAGCCAATCGACATGGTGTTCCTTGGTCACCGCCACACAAACGGCATGACAACGGTGCATGGTACGAAGGTTATTGAGAGCGGCTGCGTTTGTGGCAGCGATTCCTATGCAATTGGACTGCGCAAGAATGATGTGCCGCAACAGGCAGTGGCTGTAATCGATGACAGCGGCCTTGAATGTCTGTACGATGTCAAGCTGGAGAAGCCAGCAAAGATAGTAATTTAATAGAGATTTTGATGCCCTGGGCTACGGCCTGGGGCATTTTTATATGTCGCAGGTGACAGCGCCGGTGTGCTGACCAGCCTCATAAGCTGTGTTTGGATGCGTTCGACTCGCATACCTGTACCCACAAAAATAAATTAAAAAGGAGGGTTCCAAATTAGAGATGGAAGAAAAATATCACAAAGATTTAGGAGGCGATTACTTCTACTGCTATTCCAGACGGACAGCGCTGTTTGTTCGCGCTATGGGAATTTTTTACGAAGAGATTGGAGAGCACCCGGTAACCGGCTCTGTATATACAAAATTCCGCAAGACGAAAAAACTGAATGAAGTTTTAAAACTATAGGATCAGATCAAATATCGCTTCGATGATATGATGGACGACGGAACGGTGGTGATTGGCTATGGCCAGAGTTGCCGCAGATAAGAAACAACCCCGTATCAAGGTTCCGCCGTCCTGGAGTGGCGGCAAGTGTATGTGTTGTGGGAAGATCTATGACGTGCGTAAGGGAAATTTCTCAAAAACGCAGAGCCAATGGTTTATGGGTAATGATGGATATCTCCCATGGTGCAATGAGTGTCGTGAGCGCATGTTTGAGTTTTACGCCAAAAAATATAACGACGAGGACGAGGCGATCGATCGTCTGGCTATGATGTTTGACACCTATGTTGATGATAAGCTGCTGGAGGCTTCTGAGCATTCTACCGCATCCGCTTTGAAGATCAACACCTACATGGGACGGCTTAATATGCGCCAGCACGCTGGTAAATCCTATGATGATGTAATCGATCAGAAGAAAAAGGATGCGTTGGCTGCCGGCGATACAAAGGGTACAAAGGTCACTCAAAAAATGATTAAGAACTGGGGACGTGGTTTGGATGACCAAGATTATCTGTTCCTCGAAGACCACTACCAGAATCTTATTACACGCCATGAATGCAAGACAGCCGCACAGGAGATTCTGTTTAAGCGCATCGCAAAAGCAGAGCTTAACTGCGAAAAGGCTGATGCAACTGGTGACACCAAAAAGATCAAAGAAGCAAACGATAACCTACAAAACCTGATGGGTTCTGCCCAAATCAAGCCGAACCAGACGAACGATAACGCACTGGCTGAGACGAATACTTTTGGCACGCTGATTCAGAAATAGGAAGAGGAAGAGCCGATTCCAGAACCGTCGCCAGAGTGGCAGGACGTTGATGGTATCGGTAAGTATTTTAGAGTATGGGTTCTGGGGTCGTTACTTAATATGTTCCATCTTAAAAATCCATATCAGGATGAATTTGATGAAGAGATGGAAAAATATACCGCACATAAACCAGAGATGCAAAGTGAAGATTCTGAAGATGAAGATATTCGTCAAAAGATATTCGGTATTGAAGGTGGTGACGGTTTATGAGTGAAAAGAAATTGACAGATAAAGAAATTGCAAACACGAAATCAGAAAAGATAATGAATGCGGTCGCTTGGAGATGCGGGATGTACCGTCGAAATCCACAGCGCTTTGCCAAGGAATACTTAAATCTTTCATTAAAGCCATTTCAGCAAATATTACTTTATTGGATGATTAGAAGTAATGGCTTCGCATTCGTAGCCGCTCGCGGTCAATTATAAAATTGCAAGTAGGTTTTGCGGGATAGACACCCGCCCACCTCCATTTTATATGGAGGTATTTTATGAACAGTAAAATTTTCAATGAAGAACAAATGAATTTTATCAAAGATAATTATATGTCGATGACTAATAGACAGCTTGCTGCTGCTTTAGGCGAAAAATACAATAGCGATCAGATTATGCGATTTTTAGGTCACAACAAAATGAATCGAGGAAGGAAACCGCCGAGATTTTTTACTAACGAAGAGAAACAATATATTAAAGACCATTATCTATATCAGACTTATGAAGAAGTTGGGGAAGCGATACATGCAACCAAATCTGAGGTGACCAGTTATGTAAATAAACATCTTGGACATAAGAACATAAAGTTCAACGATAGATATTTTCAGTATATTGATACACCAACGAAAGCGTATTGGCTTGGATTTATTTATGCCGATGGATATGTTATTCAGAATCAAAATGGATGTTCTGAATTTGGAATCAAATTACAAGCGCGTGATCATAAGGTTTTAGAAGATATAAATAATGAGCTAGGTGGACAACATAGCATAAAGTATTCTCATTTTGAAGGATATGTGAACAGCTACAAAAGTAAAACTATTAGCGACATGGCAAATCTTCGGGTGTATTCAAAAAATCTTGTTTCTGACTTAATTTCCCATAACATTAAACAGAACAAATCTACACTTCCATATTACCCAATAGTAGAAGATAAATACTTCTTTGATTTTTTAAGAGGTTATATTGACGGTGATGGTTATATGTCTGATGGTATTGTTACTGGTAACAAGTCTTACAGTACATTGGTTTTAGGAATCGTATCTAGTCATCGTGAAGTTTTCGACTACATAAACGAATAGATCAAGGTTCGATACGACATTGAAGGCGGTATATCTTATCATAAAGGTTCTTACGAGATTAGATGGTGTACAAAAAACGCCATGAAACTTCTTGATATGATTTATTATTCTGACAATGTTCAGTTTCTTCAAAGGAAATATGATAAATATAAGGCAATTAAGGCCGCCATTTCAGAACATGAAATGAAAAAATCGGGCAATATCGGTGAAGGCTTAACTGCTAATACCGAGATACGCGAGGAGATTGCGTAAGGCTTCTCGCCATCGTAGAGCGTAGTGGGTGAATAAATATAATCCCACCAAGAGTGTCCGACACGAAAATGTACGCCAATCTGGAGCCGAATAGACGGTTCGATGAAAATGAAGGAAACTTCCAGAGCAGTAGATAAAAAACTACTGGTTAATAACTAATTGCTAGGCAAATCTTTTCTAACCGCAGTTTATTGTTGTGTTCAAGCAATTCTTTATCCATCATCAAAAATAGTTATAGCTTGTAAAGTTAGAAGCCAGTCTATAAATATTTTAGATGAAAAAATAATGAAGGAGATCTATCCTAATAGTCCCCTTCTAAGATCTGAAATCAAAAAGGTTGACATCAATAATCAAAAGGCAGAAATACTATTCAAAAATGGCAGCTATATCAAAGTTGTCACTGCAACAGATAGTAGTCGTGGTAGTCGTGCGAACTGTCTTGTGCTCGACGAATACCGCCTCCTAGATGAAGATACGATAAACACTATTCTCAGAAAATTCTTAAATATCGTTCGTCACCCAGGATATCTTGATAAGCCACAATATAGACATTTGGCAGAGCGAAACAAAGAATTATATTTGAGTTCTGCATGGTTTCAGAACCATTGGAGTTATGAAAAATGTAAAGACTACTTTATTAAAATGGTTGATCCCACAAAAAGATACTTCTGTTGTTCGTTTAGTTATCAGATGGCTGTTAAAGAAGGGTTGCTTTTGAAAGAAGCCGTTGAGGATGAAATGTCAGAGTCCGGATTCTCTGATTTAAAATTTCAGATGGAAATGTGTGCGCAATAGTTAGGTGCTACTGAGGGTGGATTATTCCAATTTGATGACATCAACAAAACGCGCGTCATTGAAAAGGCGTTCTACGCACCGAACCTTTTACTTAATCAGGCTGCTATGGACGTGCCGAAGAAGAAAAATGGCGAAGTTCGAATTCTTACTGCTGATATAGCATTGATGAGTAGCCGCAAAAACGACAACGACGCAACCAGTATCTTTTTGAACTGTATGCTACCAAATAAATCAGGGCGCTATACCAGCAACTTTGTCTATTCAGAGAACGTTGAGGGTATGAGTGCGCAAGACCAAGCATTAAAACTACGACGGTATTTCGATTACTTCAACTGTGATTATATCGGGGTTGACTGTAGAGGTGTTGGATTGCCTCTGGTTGACCTGTTGATGCGCGATATGTATGACCCAGAAACAGGCGAAACGTATCCTGCGATTAGCTGCTGTAACAATCAAGAAATCGCATCTCGCTGTTCTGACAAAAATGCCAAAAAGGTCATCTAGGCTATTATGGGCAGCTCTCAGTTTAACAGTGATGTAGCCATTGGATTACGTAGCGGTTTCCAGCAAGGACGTATCCATCTGCTTCAGAGTGAGTACGGATGTGAAGACCAGTTGCGCAAAATCTATAAAGGCTATGATAAAATGTCGCCTACTGAACGAGCCGCACTACAGATGCCATATATCAATACCGGGCTTGCTGTAAACGAACTCGTGAACCTGGGCTACGAAACTGTGAATAACGTTATTAAGGTCAAGGAGAAATCCGGCTGCCGTAAAGACCGCTACTCTTCCCTGTCTTACAACTATTACATTGCGCAGCAAGTTGAACGAAGCATGGAGAAGAAGAATAAAAAGCCAACTTCGCTCACGTTTAACTTTAGAGCGCCTGTATTAAAGAAGGGAGGACTGTAATGGCTGAAGATAAAATGCAGAAAAAGGTCCGCGTAACAAATGCCAAAGATGGCAAGACCTCTTATGTAACATATCAGGATCTTGTCAATGGCGTTTATGCGAACCTGTCACATATCGGTATCCGCAATCTGGCATCGAGTACCGACACAAATCCGACGTATACAAAATATACTAAGAATCAGATCGTCACCTATCTTGGCAACCCAGCTAACTATGAGAAGCAGCTACGAAATATGAGTAAATATCTATTCAATATTTCAAACTACTATCGCCGACTGATTCAATATTTTGCGAATATGTCTACATATTCTTACACGATCTCTCCGTATGGACTTGATCGCTCTAAGACAATTAACGCCAATAAATTTAAGAAGGCATATTATTCTGCTGTAACAGCAGTTGAGCTGATGAATATCCCACACGAAGCTACGAAAATACTGACAATTGCATTTCGCGATGACGTTTACTATGGCTATGCGTGGGATACAAATGACAGTTTTGCTTTCCAAAATCTTGATGCCGACTATTGTAAAATAAGCAGCATTGAAGACGGCGTTTATAATTTTGCTTTTGATTTTTCTTACTTTGATTCCAACAAAGACAAGCTGCCTAACTATCCGCCGGAGTTTGAGACGATGTATAACCAATATAAGGCTGACTCGCAGAACTACAAGTGGCAGGAGCTGGACAGTTCTAAGTCCATCTGCATTAAAGTAAACGAGCATGATTATATTCCCATTCCACCGTTTGTAAGTTTGTTTAGTGCGCTTGCCGATATTGAAGACTACCGTGCCATCAGTAAAAACGCGAGTGAGACCAATAACTATAAGGCGCTGGCAATGGAGATCCCAGTGAACGATGCTGACGGCTCTTTCCTGATTGACTATGATACAGCAAAAGAGTTCTATGACATGATGAGTAATGTACTGCCGCCGAATATTGGCGCAATTCTTACTCCCATGAAGATCAGCAGCTGGAACTTTGAAAAGAGTGGCGTGAACAGTGACTCTAAAGAGGTCGCAAATGCTGAGGCTACATTCTTTACAGACGCTGGCGTGAATAAGATTCTGTTCGGCGGCGGCGAAGATCCTTCTGCTACTACCCTGCAGCTGTGTACTGTGAATGACCAGGAGATCGTGTTTGCGGTGATGCGACAGTTGGAGCGCTGGATCAATCGCAAGCTGAAGAGCGTTTCCAGTTCTTATAAGTTCCGCCTAAACTTCCTACCAGTCACTCATTATAACGTGACTGAGATGCATGAAAGATATCTCAAGGATGCCACCTATGGTATGCCGACTCGAACCGCCGCTCTTGCAACTACTGGTTATGCGGGCAGCGATTATGAGAATATGACTTATCTTGAAAATGAAATCCTGGGACTTAGTGCTGGTGAAACACCGCTCAAGAGCTCCAATACTCAGTCTGGTTCCGCCGGGGATGAAGGTGGCCGCCCAACAAACGCAAGTAAGGGCGAGGGCCTGTCTGATGCTGGCAATGTAAGCGCCGATAGACAGGAGGCATAAGATGAGTCAGGAGATTTATGAAGTTATCGTACACGGAGCACACTCCGCCGGGATGGCAAAGTTCCTGACCGACCGTGGCGCTCTGATGCTGCGAATAGACCCAACAAACAAGTATGTTTTTGTATACGATTCTGTGTTTGAAAATGCTCTGGCTGAGTTGCAGGTTGCGATTCGCCAGGGCTTTTATTTTGCTGACAAGGAGGTGAAAACAGAATGAATCAACGATATCCGGTTTCTTTTATTAAGAAGGGCGAATACGAATCTTCTGATTTTCGCTTCATTGATGTCAGCATTGATGTAATGCACACTGGAGCAAACCTCAATAAGACAAGTTTCACAAAAGACGCAATCGACAAAGCAGTACCGACAATCCGTAATACGCCGATCCTGGGCTACGTTGTAGATGAACTTGACGAGGAAGACAAGGACTTTAAAGGACATGAACATGAACTACGGATAACCGACAAGGACGTGAAGTACGTCTATGCTGGTCAAGCTTATGGTGTTATTCCTGAATCTTGTAATCCTCGCTGGATTGTTAAGGATGACGGCACCGGTATTGAACGAGAGTATTTGCGTGTTGATGGTTTGATTTGGACAAAGTTTAGCGATCCTGTAGATATTTTTACCCGTGATGGTACGAAGAATCACAGTGTTGAGCTGACCGATATGGCTTGTGGCCCCGCAGATAAGAACGGCAACGTTCCTGTGGGGTCTTTTAAATTTGACGGTTGCTGCATTCTGTCTACGACTGATCCGAGTATCAAGCCCGCTATGACAGGCAGCTGCGTTACTGCCAATTTTTCTGTTGAAGATATTACTGCTCAGATCCGCGACCGGCTCTATGAGTATCAAGCAATTCAGCAGAACTATACTGCGCAAAATGATAATCCATCCGATGAGGAGAAAGGAGATACAACGCCAATGAATGAAAATGAAAAGAATCCTGCTATGACTGAAAATGCCGTGGCAGAAGGCGCTGTGGAGAATCCTGAGATTGAGACTCCCGCCGCAGAGAATACTGCGACAAAGACCGAATCTGAGGCTGCTCCTGCCGAAAACGCCGCACCTGAAGAAGGTGCAGAAAATGCAACAACTGAGGTTCCCGCAGAGAATACTGCGCCAGCCGAAGAGGGCGAATCCGCAGCATCCAGCGAATTTACTCTGACCACTGAGCAGCTGCTGAATGAAATCAGTGGCGCTCTGGGCGCATACAAGATCCCGTCTTCTTGGGACCCTGAGAATATGGTTCCCCGCTACTGGATGAACGATGTCCAGGGTGATGAGGTGATCGTGATCGATTGCACCACTTACAACCTGATGGGTATTCCCTACTCTATGAACGGCGACAATGTTGTTCTGGATGTGGAGAACGCCAAGCGTAAGAAGGTAACTTTTGAAGACTGGGACGAAGGCGAAGTTCTGCCTGGCATGAGTGCAGCCTTTACTGAGATCACTAATACAGTCGCTGAGATGAATGCTAAAATCTCCGACCTGACAAAAGAGTTTACTGAAGCATCTGAGACCATTGCCGAGATGAAGCCGAAGCTGGAGGCATACGAAAAGGCCGAAGCTGACGCAAAAGCCGCTGAGATGGAAGCAAAGCGCAACGCTCTGTTTGCCACCTTTGATGACAAGCTTGGAGCAGATGCTGAGTATATCGCACTAAAGGAGAACAAGGAGATCAGCTACTCCGATCTGGAGACCAAGTGCTATGCGCTGGTTGGCCGCAAGAGTGCTGAGTTCTCTTATGTTCCCAATAAAAACAACAAAGGAACTGTCCGCTTTGGCGTGGGTGGCACCCAGAACGGTTCAGATGTCGCGTATGGTGGTCTGATCGAACACTATCTCGGCAATAAGTAATTTACCAAAAATTAGGAGGTACATAATTATGGCTAATAATAAGCATGCTGTTGTGCGCATTGATAAGCTGGGTGGCACCCTGGATGGTGCTCAGCTGGAGAGTGCTATTTTCTACAAGGAGTCCGATGCTGCTGAGATCGATAACGCTCAGCTGGTTGTTCTGGGCGAGAAGCTGGGTCGTGAGGTCTACAAGGCTACCGCTCCTACCGCAACTTCCACCGTTGCTGACCTGTATCTGACCGCTGGCGTTGAGCTGTTCTATGATCAGACCGTGGCACACTATCTGCCCGAGTGGGTCAATGAGGCTGGCAAGCCAGTGCGCGTTTACGCTCTGAATGTTTCTAAGGGTGGCTTCTCTGCTACTGCCGAGGCATTTAACGGCATCCCCGCAAAGGGCAAGTATGTCGGTTTTGCTGCCGATGACACCAAGATCCAGATTCAGGAAGCTGCTGATGACAAGACCTTTGGCTGCATTGACTTCGTTGAGACTGTTGGTTTTGGAGATGGTCGCTATACCTACTACATGATCACCCTGAAGTGATTCCGAAGTTTTAAGAAATCAACATAAAGCCGTCCGTTTAAAGCGGGCGGCCATTTTTATTATAGGAGGTTTATACCATGGCTATTGATTCTAATCTGGTCAAGCTGGCTCTCGATGGCTACAAGGGCCACGTTGCTGGTGATTATTCTGTGAACGACACCCAGGAGGCTCTGCGCAAGGCTCTGGTTGAGGCAAATGGCGGTTCCACCAAGCTGGACATTAAGGCTCTGCGTGATGGCAGTTGCTCTAAGGTGTTCGCTATTGTTGAGGAGCTGGTCAATGTTATTTCTGAGGAAGGTCTGAAGGGCGACGAGTTCTTTATGAATATGGTCGAGGATCGCAACCTGGCTCTGGGCGACACTCCCAAGTTCCACATCGAGCGCGAGTGCCTGTTTGCTGTTGCCGATATCGCCGAGGGTACTCAGGGCGTGCGCCGCCAGCGTCTGGAAGCTGGTACTGACATCACCGTCAATACTCAGCTGCACGCTATTAAGATCTACGAGGAGCTGAACCGTGTTCTGGCTGGCCGTATCGACTTTAACAAGTTTGTTGATATCGTTTCCAAGTCCTTCACCAAGGATGAGCTGGATTCTGCATATGCTGCATTCGTTGGCATGTTCAGCAAGCTGAATGCTCCCTACATTGAGACCGGCTCTTTTGACGAGGACAAGCTACTGGACCTGATCGAGCACGTTGAGGCTTCTACTGGCGAGACCGCTGTGATTGTTGGCACCCGTAAGGCTCTGCGTCAGATCAAGACTGCCGTTGTGTCTGATTCCGCCAAGGAAGATATGTACGCAATGGGTCACTTTGGCCGCTTCAATGGTACTGAGCTGATTGCTGTGAAGCAGCGTCACGCTACCGGCACCACCGATTTCATCCTGGATGACAAGACCCTGTACGTGTTTGCTGGCGACACCAAGCCCATTAAGCGCGTTACCGAGGGTGATGTCACTATGCTGATGGGCACACCGATGAACAACGCTGATATGAGCCAGGAGTTCCTGATGATGAAGCGCACCGGCATTGCCATTGTGTTTGATCGTGACTTCGGCGCATATAAGATGGCCTGATCGATAATTTGAGTTGAATAGCGGTGGGGCAACAACCCTGCCGCTTCTTTTATTAAATAGGAGGAACGAATGGCAAGACGTACAACTAAGACTACCGCTGCGAAAGCCGCTGCTCCCGTGGTGACTGAGCCCGTAGTCGAAATTACAAACGAGACCATGGTGGAGTGCCGCAATGGCACAGCTGGTAATCTGATCTATAAGTCCACTTTGAATCCCGGCTATACCGTTGAGTGGGAGGCTTTTGGCGATGTTCAGGAAATGGAGTATCGCGAGCTGGTTTCTATGCGCGGTAATCAGCGCCGGTTCTTTGAGGAAAATTGGATTTTGATCGATGATCCCGCCATTATCAAGAAGCTTGGCGTTGAGCGCTATTACAAAAATAGTCTGACCACCGACAACTTCAATGACGTGTTTACAATGCCCGCCGATGAGATCAAGAAGATCGTCCCGACACTACCGGGCGGCACTAAGGATGCGATTGCATCTGAGGCTAAGAAAAAGATCGAAACCGGTGAGTTGGACAGCCGCAGTGCGATTAAGGCACTGGAGGACTCCCTGTCTGTTGAGTTGGAAGACACAATTTGATGTAAAGGAGGCGGGTCATGGCAACCACTTTTGAAAGTATCTATGCCCGCTGTCGTGGGCGCATTCGAGATTATGACAAGGAAGGATATACTGACGAGATGTTTGCAGATGCAGAGAGCGACTTGCTTCAGGCCGCCATTGATGATTTTGCTGACATTTGCGTGCAAGACCTGACTGACTATGATGATGAGCTGCAGCAGTTCAATGTTACTCTGACCCGCAAGGAACAGAGTATTCTGGCGTTGAGCATGATTGTGCATTGGTTGGAGCCGTATGTTTACAACTCTGACGCTTTGAAGAACGCTATGAGCACCAAGGACTTTTCTTTCTTCTCCCCTGCTAAGCTACTGGAGCAGATGAAAGACCTTTTAGCGCAGTCGCAGCGTAAATTGACTGCTGAGATGAACTTGTATTCCTTTAAGTCAAACAGTGTTTCTGAATGGACACAGTAAGGCGGTGGGATATGACAAGATCTCAATATAGAGCCATGCTGAAACAGGATGGAGAGACGCAGCGCGACAGGGTGGTCAATAAGGCACTCCATGATACGCGCTTTTTAGCGCCAGTCAATCCTTCTTATAAAGAAGTAACGATAGATGACGTACCCCGCTGGGTAAATATTATATCGTCTACTGTTACAAACCAGAAAATATTCCGCACAAGACCTGGTGAGGATTTTGAGATCGGCAGCATTATGTACTGGGGTAAGAGCCACTGGCTGATTACCGAACGTGATGCAGACGATGAGATCACCGTGCGCGGCCGCATTCAGATCTGCCAGAAACAAATCGTGTGGCAGGATGACCAGACAAAAAAGATCGTATCTCTATGGGCAACTGTGGAAAAGCCGTATTACTCCAACCTGAGCGAGAACAAGGTAATGAGTTATTCAACCCGTGAATTCCGCATTCAAACCCCGTTCGACGAGTATTCTGCACGCCTGAACATTGGAAAACGGCTAATGTTGGAGATCGTCAATGGAGAACCAAAGACCTATCGAATCACGTCGATTGACCAGATGACTGGCCGAATTGACTATGATAATGACCAGATCGGGTTCCTCTCGTTTAACGTTGAACAGGATCTTTACAACGCAGAAACAGACAATGTAGAGAAAATGATTTGCAATTATGTGCCGGAAGATGCTTCCGATAATGTGGAAATCACCTATCCTGACGATAACACCGTAGACGACAGAGTGCTTTCGATAGAGTTTATGGGCGAACCATCCATCCCAACGGGCGGATTTGGCAAGCTGTTTACTGCAAAAATCGATGGCGAAGTGTACGACGGCGCAGAATGGACACTTACCGGTGATTGTACTCCTGCGGGAGTATGTTTCAAAGGCGGTAATACGACTACGACCGGTGCAAAGTGCAAGATCACTTGTGTGGATGATTCTAAGTTGATTGGACAAGTCGTGGTACTGACGGTTAAAGCAGCCGGCCTTACCGAAAAGATCGAATTGGAGGTGATCTGATATGAATCTCGATGAGATCGGGGTATTCAAAAATCGGGTCGTTTCTAAGTTGATCAATGACGAAAATGTCCTTGATGTCCTATTGGGCAATACAGATAATATCGACGATCCCGAAACTCTTCTGCTTGGTAAGAATGGGTCGGGTGAAGGTGGATGCGTGTTTAAGTATGAGTATGTTCCAGATACACAGGAAAACTCAAAAACATTTTTATGTGTTGAGGTTGTGCCAGAACAAACCAGCGGTGATTCTATTACGATGATGACCATTTACGTATTTGCATATTGCAGTAAAAACCTTATGCAGACATATCATCGGAAAGGACAGGCTGGGACACGCATTGATATTTTGGCCAGTGATATTGATAAGCTTCTGAATGGAAACAAAGAATTTGGAATTGGACCGCTTGAATAGGCTGGAAGCAGCATCTATAAGCCAGCGCAATGCTATTACGGACGAATGCTTGTTTATCAGGTCGGCTCTTTTAGGAGGGCTCGCTGATGAGAAAAATTTCGTACCTTGATCATCTGAGTCCATATGGTGTGCAGCTAAAAGACGTTGGGCGAATCCACTCCCCTTTTCTGAAAGATATTTTGAAGATTGGCTATACCCAGTATCAATACGCACTGACCTTATTTTTATATACCCCAGAAAAATACTACCATGATGCGGCAACTATGATGAAGATGCCAGATATCTGGGAGCAAATGACAAGTGAGCAAAAAGCAAATATTGCAATGTTCGATATTCTTACATCGACAGATGAATCCAGGGCTGAACTAATTTCGGCTCTGGGTCTTTTTGTTTCTGGGAAATTGGAGTGGGACGAGCAGCATCGAGCAATTTTTATCGACAAAGAAAATAGCGGTAAAAAAGGATTTTCTATCGGTGGCTATATCGACAGAAACAACTATTCGACCGTAACAAAGCTTTGCCTGCAGATGGTTGATATCGACGAAAACGACATCCCGGAAGAAGCTCCAAAATTCAAGACTGAAAAAGATCGCTTGTTTTATGAGAAGTTCCAAAAGAAGAAGAAAAAGTTCAAACAAACAAAAAAGGCAGACCCGAATTTCGAGCTGCCGAACATGATTTCTCTCTTATGCACTTTTCATCCAAGTTTGAATTATTCAAACATCTTTGAGCTGACAGTTGGACAGATACGAGATACGTTCTCCCAACTATTACGCGCAAAACAACTAAATATCGCTGAAATGAATTACTCCGTTTGGGGCGGTAAATATGACCCCTCGAAATGGATAGAGCGAATTGACAAAGAAAACGAAACTATAGGAGGATAACAATTATGGCTAACAAGAATGCAAATTTCGCCAACCGCGAGGTCGCCGATCTGATGCTGGTCGACTACTCCACCAAGAAGCTGTTCCTGAATGTTGACTGGGCTAACGTCACTTCTACCTCTTTTGAGGGTGACCGCGTGTTCGCAACCGGTGGCCAGGGCGCACCTAACCGCGTGCAGTTTGACGGCTCTCGTACCGGCACTCTGACCATCGAGGCACAGGTTTATCCCGTCAAGGTCTTCCAGATGCTGTCTGGCAACGACCTGGGCACCACCGCAAACTTCCTGAAGCGCGAGAAGGTCACCTGCACCGAGGCTGGCAAGCTGACCATTTCTACTGCTGCTGGCACCACCGCTGTTCAGGTCTTTAAGGCTGATGACGATCTGGGAGCCGAGATCACCGCTACTGTTACTGATGGCGGCACTGAGGTTACCGTGGCTGAAGCAACCCAGGAGACTGCTTACATTGTTTATTACTACGCAAAGCAGGCAGCCGCTCAGGTTGTGCACCTGGATAGCCGTCACTTCCCCAAGGCTTATCGCGTCGAGGGTTCTATTCCCTACAAGACCGAGAACGACGACATTATCGAGGCACATCCCATCTGGTACAAGGCTGCTCCTCAGGCCGGCTTCGAGCTGTCCTGGCAGAACACCGGCGATCCCGTTTCTCTGACCATGACCTTCGACGTTCTGGCTGATGAGAATGGCGACATGTTCTCTTTGATCTTCCCCAACGAGGGCTGATACATAGTATTTACACGAGGCAGAGTCTTTCGGGGCTCTGCCCCTTTTATGAGCGCACAATTATTGCAATTGCGCGTTGATATGAGGAAACTCACAAATAAGAAGAACACCCACGTGGCGACTTTCCGCTCTCTAATTTGCATAGGAGCTTCAGTGAATAATCGGATAATTGGCCCCGCTTATGCCCGGGACTGGCTTACTTCCATAACAAACTTGGCGATAGTCACCAAAGCAGCTACGAATTGAACGAACTTAGACATGGTGTCGAAGTCAATCATCATATGGGCCTCCTTTCTGCCAGCAGCCTTTCTACTGGACTTCGGGAAGCCCCTACTAATTCTCGCCGTTTTAATAATTCCCAAAAGGGATACGCAGGTGTTCTTCGAATTTGAATTTTACCACATCCAGAAAGAAAAAGGAAGTGTTTATTATAAAAATCATTGCTTTTGACCAGGCTCTCGGCAAGACGGGTGTCTGTACCATTGATGGCGACACTGTTTACCACTCGCTGATCGACCTGAGTAAAACCAAGGATGTCTTGGAACGCTCAACAATGATGCGCCAGATGATCCAGAGCCGCATCAAGAACAATCATCCAGACTTTGTAGTGATCGAAGATGTTGCACTGCAAAGCTCGCCAAAAACATTGATCCAGCTGGCACAGCTGCAAGGAGCGATTATGGGGGTATGCGAGCTAAACAATATCCCCTATGAGATCATTAAGCCATCCGAGTAGCGAAAGATATTAGGATTTAAACAGGGTCGAGTAAAGCGTGCAGAATTAAAGCAGCAGGCCATCGACTACGTGAAAACCTATTATGGAGAAGATGTTTCGTCTGATGAAGCTGACGCGATGTGCATTGCGACAGCTGTAAAGATGGAACTTGAAAACAATAAATTAAATCAGGAGGACTAATACTTATGGATGCAAAGAATAATCTGACTTTGGCTGAACGAATTTTGTTTGTTGACAGCGTGGTAAGCCTATCTGAGCGCGATGGCCGTTACGAGCCGGCGCTGTATGACTACGCTTTCAGAATTACAACACTGATCATGTTTACTGGTCTGGAAACCAGTGAGATGGACCAGGACCAGATGAGTGAACTGGCTTTCTCTGATGAAACGACCAAGTTGATGAATGAGGCTCCACGCAAGTATATTCTGACTACACTGAACAAGGCTTGCCGCGAAAAAATCGAGATTGCCCGCCAGCAGTATATGGCCGCATTTGAAGCCGCTGCAAAGAATCAGCCGTTTGAGCAGTTGATGCAGTTGGTAGCTGACGTAGTGAGCGGCATTGGTGATCAGTTCGACATGAACAAAATGATTGAAAAAATCGCTGAAGAAAATCTGAAGAAACCGGTAGAGAAAGATAACTATAGCGTCAAAACTCCTGAAGGTATGCTCGATGGTGCTCCTTCAATTGATACGACAGAGCTTATTTCTGCAGTCGCTGAAAGCAAGGAGTAAACTATGGGGAAGAAATCATTCAATACCGTTGAGGGGCTTCAGCGAGAAATTATGAAACGGGCAAATAAAGCTCTGAAAAATGAGGTTAAAGATTATGTGGAAGATAAGATGAAATCTCATGTAGAGCAAGATGTTTATGCAACCTATTCCCCTGTTGAATATGAACGTCGTGAAACCAATGGCGGATTATTGGATGATTCAAATATCAGAGATGTTGTACATGATCGCGTTTTGACCGTGTATAATGAAACTCAAGTTGAAGGTCCTCGCCTTGCAAACCATAAAGAATATCATAATCCAGATGGACTCCCCCGCTTGCTTGAAAGTGACAACATACAAAATCCATGGACACACAAGCGCTATAGGTGGATGAAACCGCGTCCGTTTATGACGAATACTCAGAAAGATATCAATAAACACAATAAAGATATCGTAAATATGGTCGAGCAGCGGATCAATCACGACAATACAAAATAATCAAAAAGATGAGCAGACTTATTAAAAGCCTGCTTTTTTTAGATTCGGAGATTGGTTGCTCCAGAAGGAGGAATAAAACATGGCGAGAGAACCAGAATTGAGCATCAAAGTTAAGGTTGACCCGCAAATTGATGCCGCCAAATTACAAGAAGATATCAATAAAAAAATCCCAAAAGACGGCGTTGAGATCAAGGGCAAACTGGACGTAGACAGTCTTCTAAAGAGTGTTTCTAAATACCAAGAGGGCGATCAACATCTTGTGCCTATTATGGCAAAAATCTCGAATGTTGACAAGGCATTGGATGTTTTTAAAGAAAAAGAGACAGAAACAAAAGTCAACTTGAAAGCGACCAAGGCCAGCCTCGATACGATCAGAGACCAACTGCAAGGTGTAATTGATGGTCTTGATTATTCAAAGCTGGAAGGCGCATCTGCTTCGACCTCTACTACTTTTACAAAGCATACAAAAAAGGGCAAAAAGACCACTGCCGTTGATGCAAGTACGGCTGCTAAACAAGAGATTCCTGTTGATGTAGTAGGAACGATTAGCGACGATAGTGTCACCGCGCTGAAAACTAAGATTGAAGCAGGGCTTAATAACATTGCTATCGTGGCAAATATTGCTCCAGATCAGCTGTCTAAAATACGGAAAGATGTTGAGGCTGCTTTCAATGGTATTGCGATCACCCCAACTATAAAAGGTGTTAATGGAGCTGCAGCTCAGACCGGCGCAAAGAAAAAGGTCAATATTCCGTCTGATGACAAAATCATGGAGCAGATGGCCAATGCGCAATATACTGCCACAAAGAATGAAAACGTAGAAGCGGCCGCTGTAAAACAAAAGGATATTATTTATCAGAATCTGGCCGATCATCAGGCAAAGGCTTCTGAGAATGCTAGTGCTGCCACTGCAAAGACCGCACAGGGATTGTCTGATGCGAATAAGGCTATGGGCGATCTGAATGCGGCGGCCGTTGATTTTGAGCAGGACTGGCGGCGAGTCGTTACACTGATTGCCAGCGCGACCAAGAATCTGGCAAATCTTATGACGGGCAAATATGGTGGCTCTTCAGGATTAGACATTTTCAGCTCTTTTCAAGAGTTTCAAAAAGAACTTCCTGACTTGGATACGGCACATGTAAAACCGTATATGGACAGCATAAAATATTGGTCAAGTTCTTTGCTTGGAAGTGCAAAAGGTGATTTTGATCCGAATACTATGATTCAGGCCATCCATATGCTCTCTGGTCTTGCAGATGCCTGGAATAATATTGATGTATCAAAATTAACAGACAATAAGACAAAAGACAAATTGCTCAAAGAAATGTCTGAGTTGAACAGCATTTTCCCGTCTTCTGGAGACAAAGAACCGTTCCTTGGAGAAAAAGATGCCGCTATCAATTATCTGACCGATCTATTGGCAAAAGCAGCAAAATATTATGCAGAGGTCGGTAACGCAGCGAAACAAACTGCTGATAGCATTGCAGTGGCCAATGAGGGTTTTGCGAACCAGACAGCAGAACTGGAAAAGAACAACGCGGAACTTGAAAAACTGAAGCAAAACGGAGTTACCACTGTCAAAGAGAATACAGTGGATGCACCTTCGATTGCTGAAAAGGTTGCATTGAATCCGGAAGATATTACCCCTCCAAAGACACCAGTGGAGATTCCCGGGCATGTTACGCTGACTGAGAATGATATTACAGTACCAAAGAGTCCAATTGAGCTAAAAGGTAACATTGCTATTAAGAATAGTGAAACATCTAATGATGAGACTTCGGCAACTAAAACAAAGAAAAAATCTCGTCTTCGTCCTGTTGATTCGGATGATTTAAAGATTCAGCAAGAGGCTAATAAGCTGCTGCAACAGGAAGAGCAGGAGCAGCAAAAAATTGCGATAGCCGCTCAAAAAAAGGCAGATGCTGAAAACAAAGCGTTTAATAGAGAAGTCGCAGCAGAGCAAAAGAAATATAATCAGGCCGAACTTGATAATCTAAAGGAAATCGAGTCCATTTATCGAGAGTTAACCAGTCTTGAGAAACAGCGTGGCAAATATACAAACCCAGACAAAGCTTTCGACTTGAATCAAGTTGAAGAAGATATTCGCATGGTTGAAGCAGAACTTAGTGAAAAAATGCGTTCAGCAAGCGAAACTGGTTATAATCCTTTAAAAGTCAAAAGTATTCGAAAACAAGCTCTAAGATATTATCGTGCTCAAGCCAGTTCTGACAATAAGTTTGATATTGCAAAACAAAATGCAGATACTAAGGCTCAGGAGGAAGCCAATAAGGCCCTTGCTGAAGAAGCTGCAGAACGTGATAAAGTGGCACAAGCTGCGCAAAAGCAAGCTATTGCAACTCAGAAAGCGAATGAAGCCGCCGCCAAATCTCAACAAAAACAGGATGAGAAGAATGTCGGTAGTGTTATAGATGACATTGTTTCCGAATCAAATAAGCTGATTCGACTTTATCAGCAGCGTTCAAGTCTAGTTAAACCTGAAGATGTTGCTACTTTAACCGAGGTCGATAATAAAATAAGTGATATTGTTGACAAGATTAAAATTCTTAAGGACAATTCAATCGCCTCGGGTATTCCCATCAATAATTTCACAGAGGTTGCAAATGCTAACACGCTTGTTGAAAAAGCTAGAGTAAATAGCTCTGCAAATTTTGACAAGAATCAGAGTGCTTATAATCTTGCACAAGCGACTAATGCGATTGAAACAGCGAAAACGAAATATATCAATGCCTTTACTGAGATTCAAAGGAAACGTGAAGAATTGACAAAAATAGATGATTTAGCTACACAGCAGATGATTCAAAATGCTATCACTGCTCAAAAAGCAGTTATGAAAACTGCTGGTCACGAAATCAATTCTTACAGTCAACAATATGGGGGATTAGTTAATTCTGCATGGGCCGACATTGATATTGTACGGAACAACAAACAAATTCAAGATCAACGCGCATATGAAGCAAAAGCGTCAAAAGAAGCTGCTGCAACAAAGAAAGAGAATATTGATTTACTGAATAAGTACAATCAAGCTCTCAATGAAGAGGTCAAGCTATATAAAGATCTTCGTAATGCTGCCCCAGTGGATCAGATAACTAAACAAAATCTTCTGGAAAATCAAAAAGAAAAAGTTGGTACTCTTAGAAAAGCGATCCATGACAAGGGGTTAAATTCTTCTCCAGAGTATCAAAAATATACTTCTCAATATCACAATAATATTTCCGGAATTGATTCTGCAATTTCAAATAGTTCGGATGCAGCTCGTATAAAAGCGAACAACGAAGCAGACGCTGAGGTTCTCAAAAAGATTATCAGCCTATATCAGGAATTGAATAAGGAATCAACTCATCGTGTCGCGTTATTTAAAGACGAAGATGTTGAAAAATTAAAAGAAACAGATGAGGCAATTCAGCGGTTAACCGACGATATTGAAAAATTAGAAGAAGCTGCCCAATACAGTGGGATTGATCTTGCTGGAAATGATGCTTATATGAAAGCATTTGAGGACTCTGACAAAATCCGAGCAGCTAATTCTAAGCAGTTTAATTCAAATCGTTCCAATTATGTCGAACACCAGACTGATGCCTTGATGGCAGAATATCGTACCCAAGTTAGCCGCATGCAAAATGCCGGTGAAAAAAGAGAACGTGCTACTGCTGCAAATCTTCCTTAGAAAGCAGAACAATATAATACTCAGTACGAAGAAGCAGAAACAGCTTTGAAAGCACTCGATGATGAATTACAAAATCGTGGTTTACAACTTGAGCAATCTTATTTGGACTTGTTGCATGAAAAAGCTCAGGCAGAAAATGTTGTTAATGAGGCAAAAAGAAAACGTATAAAAACAGATGAAGAATCTACCCAAGTCACCAACAAAGAAATTGCAACGCTTGAAAATTACAAGACACAGCTTAGTGGAGTTCTTGGTCGATTGGAAAAAGCGGGTGCTGGCGATAGTTCTACGTATAAAACAGTAAAGGATTCTTCAAGGGTTCTTGATGATTTTTATGATAGAATGCATTCTCAACTAAACGTTGACGGAAGCAATAAAGATCAGGTCGCTGTTGAATAGGCCAATGCAAATGGGATTGAATATGTAAAAGATTATAATAGTGCGATCCTTGCTTTGACGGTTTCATTAAAAGAGTATAAGAGACTAGCTGAGGATCTCTCAACAAGAAATACACTTGAAAATTCTTTCATCAGAGCATCAACGAGAATTTCAAATTTAAAGAGTGAATTACACGATTACCTGGAAAAATATCCAAAAATCATGCAGAGTGAACTTGCCGGAGATGTTGAAAAGCTTCAGAGTGATTTGGATTCTTCAACGGCATGGATGCGTGATAATGAACTCGGTAAGGATCTTGCAAAAATTAAACAAAGGGCAAAAGATCTTGGTCTTGAGGCGCAGAATTTACTTGATAAGTTTGAAAAGCTTTTTGGCCAGCATCTGAGCACCATGATCACCATGGCCGCTTTGCACAAGATGCAAGACGCTCTGCGGATCGTATATCAGAATGTAGTTGAAATCGATACAGCTGTTACAGAACTACGCAAAGTCAGTGAATACGCCGGCAAATCTCTTGAAGAGTATATGGGCCGCGCGTCTGAGCAAGCACAAAAGCTTGGTGTTTCGATTAGTGATTACATCAATTCGACTGCTGATTGGAAGCGCCTCGGTTATTCTGATGAAGACGCCGAGAATATGGCTACCTACTCTACCCTGCTCAAAAACGTGGGAGACGGAATTGATGACGTTAACATTTCATCTTCGTATCTGATTTCGACATTGCAAGGCTTTGGTCTACTTGCTGATCAGGCAGAGGACGTTGTTAATAAAATTGACGCTGTAGCAAATACGCAACCTGTTACCGCAAAAGACCTTGGTGAAATCTTGACTCGCAGTTCTGCTGCTATGTCGGCCGCTAATAATACGCTGGAAGAAACTATTGCGCTTGGTACTGCTGCAAACGCAGTTATCCAAGATGCAGATACGGTCGGTAAAGTATATGCCGACGCTGCCTAGTAATAGGTAGCTAGAAAAATTAGCTATATCGGTCAAAATCCAGAAGTGGGCAAGACCGAGCAAAGATTTAATCAGTAAAGTTATATCGAATCGCACAGTTAGGAGTTGTGCGGTTTTTATTTTTATGGAGGTGATTCTTATTCCAACAAAAGGAAGTAAAACAGGTGTATGGTATAACTGTGAATGGTGCGGACAATTAAAATATATGAATACATATCATTATAATAATACAAAGCATCATTTCTGCTCAAATGAATGTTCTATTGCATGGCATCATGATATTGCTTACGAGCATCGCCCATGCGAAAATTGTGGGAAAGATATGTATTTATCAAAAAAATCAACTCAACGATTTTGTTCTGATAAGTGTCAAAACGAATGGCAAAAGACAAGAGTCGGGTTCAACAATCCAAGATTTGAAGGAGATTTGATTCCTTGCGATTGGTGTGGTGAAAAATATTTTGAAAATGGATATAAAATAAAAAGCCAAAACAATCATTTCTGTTCATCAAAATGTAGAAGAGAATGGTATGCAAAAGTTTGGAGCCAGCAACCTGAATGGAAAGAAGAATCCCGAAAACGCGCCGCAAGGATAATTGAAAGTGGTATAATATCTCAAACTCAAAGCAAACCTCAACTCACATTAAATAAAATGCTTGATAACATGGGCATTAAATATATAAATGAATACAATGTAGAGTATTATGCCGTTGATAATTATTTGGTGGACTACAATTTATTTATTGAAGTTATGGGCGATTATTGGCATTGTAGTCCAATACGGTATCCAATTATAAAATATCAGCAGCAACGAGAAGCTATTCGAAGAGACAAAGCGAAGCATACATATATAACGGAAACATATAATATTCCTATTTTGTATCTATGGGAATCCGATATAAATAAAAATCCGAACTTGTGTGAGGCTTTAATACAGAAATTTATAAATAAAAACGGACGACTTCAAAATTATAATTCATTTAACTATCATCTTGACAACGATAAAATAGCTCTAAATGAGGATATCGTTTTATCTTACAGTGAGCTATCGAAAGATGAACTACAACAAAAATTATGCTTAGCATCCTAACTGCTTGGGCATGACTTTACTGATTAAAAATGCGTAGAGACTGTAATACCTTATATGGTAACATATAGGGTTCAGCTATCCCCTGTTATTCTTTCCAGGGTGAAGATCCAGTCCGAACTCACGACATAACAAAATGAAACGTGAGAGGTAGCCAGAAATGACTACCCGCCATAGAAATATGGTCATAAAAAGTAACAGCTTGACAACTTTAAAAAGTTTATCTATGTATCTCCGTGCTGCTAAAAGTGACGCAGAGAATGCAGGCATTGAAGTTGATGGCATGGCCAATTCTGTGTCTGAACTTCGTAGTGAACTGAAATCTTTGACTGGCGTTGACATCATGCTGGATAGCAAAAATTTCAAGAGCACATATCAAATCATGAAAGAGCTGTCTCAAGTATGGAGTGGCCTGTCCGATGTAACACAGGCGAATATCACTGAGATGATTGGCGGAAAGAGAAACGCAAATGCAGTTAGTGCTATTCTAAACAATTTTAGCGTTGCTGAATCTGCTATGGAATCTGCTGCAAACAGCGCGAACGTCGCATGGGCTGAGAATGAGAAGTACCTTGATTCTATTCAGGGTCGTCTTGCTCAGCTTAACGCATCTTTCCAAGCTCTTTCTACCGATGTACTTGACTCCGGCCTGGTCAAGACTGTCGTATCTCTCGCAACTGGACTTACAAAAGCCGCAGATGCAATGATTAAATTTACTGGCGCTATTCCAATGGGTGCTGGTATAGCAACCTTTATAACTCAGCTGGGTAAACCCAAAATGACGGGTTTCACGATTGTGCCCAGCAATACTCCGGGTGGTGACACGGAACAAGCCTGCTGCGCTTATTATATTAAGTGCTGCAGTGCGAGGGAGTATTTAGTAAAACCGACGAACATGGCAGCGTAAGCTGTGGCGAGTTTGGGTAATTCTCGTCCGGGAACCGAAAAGGAATCCGCAGGCAAGCTCTGTATGTGCCTACATTATTATAATAGGCGCTATCAAAGACGCTTCAGAGAGCATAATGTCGGAGTGGAACTACGTGCGTAACAGCGCCGCAGATTCACTATGGGGTGCTCCAAATCACTGCTACGCATATTAAACACATGTGGGCAGAAAAATTACAGGTGGTTTCTCCCCTGCCGTCAAAAGTGGAGAAAGTAAAACCATGGTATACGCCGTGGCGTTGACAGAAGTATTATTATATGATAGTATCAGGAGGCAAATATGGACGAAGAGATGCGAAAGCTCTGCGAAAGAGTTTGCATTGAATACTGTGAAAACGGGATTATATCAGAAGATCTCTATAAAACATTTATGAAGGAACATAGCAACCTTCGTTATCCAGATATGGAAAAAGCCGACACCTTTATGCGTGATTTCATTGATCGGTATATTAAAGAACATGATCTTTCTTGGCGATGTAACCGGTATCTTTATGGGGAAGCTTATGGATTTAAGATTTTTACTGAGATTGATGAGCTTCCAAAAAACGGGCATTTTGGTTTTGTTCCATTCGAAATAATAAAATGTGAAAGGTAAATTTATAAATGGCGACCACATACACAATTGAATACGACAAATTAGAACATTCAATTATTATTCCAGTACTGATTGAATATAATAATTGTGTTGTTTCATGCAATGCTCTTGTTGATACAGGTGCAACAAACTGCGCTATTTCAGATTGGGTTACAAAAGATTTGCAGTTACCAATGATTGAAGGAGCGGTTTCTCGTCTACTTTCTGCTGATAATAAAAGTATCCGTCCGATAGTCAGAGGTAATATATTTATTTCTTCCGATTTATCTTTTAACAACTGGAAGATCACATCTATAAATAATCCGTGTACCAAGTATGACGTTATAATTGGCACAGATATTTTATCTCGATGCGATTACACTATAAGCAATTATAATAACCATACAGTTTTCAGCCTTCGTTATCCATCACAAGGAGAAGTAAAATATGGTCCAGCTACTGATCATAATGTAGATATAAACAATTTAGCAGATCGTTTTGAAGATCGGCTTCTTTCGACATAGTTTATATTGACACTACTTACGGCGTAAGCTATAATAAAAGTACAATCGCGTATCCAAAATATACGGAGGTATTATATTATGCCAAGACCCAAAGGTAGCAAGAATAAAGCAAAAGTTCTCGACGGTGTTGATTACGCAGCGCAGATCGCTGAGAAAAATACTGCCGCAGAATCTCTCGCTGAAGCAATCGCAGCACTCGGCACGAATATTGCCGCGCTGAATGCTGACCGCAAGGCTAAGGAAGTAGAACTGAAGAAAATCAATAAAGAGATTGCAAAGCTCGAAAAGAAAAAGGCTGATGCCGATGAAAAGATTGCGGCAGAGCTGAACCGTAAAAAGGCAGAAGATATTGTTGCCAATGCACTGGCCAGCGGTATGACTGCTGAAGAGATCGCTGAACTTCTGAAATAACTACTGTGCAGCTATCATAATGAACAAGCCCGACTTCCCTACTACTGGGAGGCCGGGCTTTTGCTATTTATAAAGGAGAATTATTGTGAAAGTTGAAATCACATTATTAGGGATCGAATTTTTGTTGAAGATTAAATTTCCAGAGTGCAACCCTCGTGATCGTGTTTGGTTGAACGATGAATCGTGGATCAAACCTGATGGTACATTTTATTTCAAACCAATCTCAAAGCATCCACACAAAAATCCAAAAGATATGATTCATCCAGCCTGAAAGAAAGAAAGAAGAATCTATTTATGACGTATACAAAAACTTATTATAACCCATGCGATCATGGTTGGTCAAATGGTTGTCTCCGCGGGGCCTATGTTGAATCCGAAGAGTACCATGAAAATGAGCTTTATTTGTGAAATGACGATACTAAATCTTATGATAAAGTAACAGACGAAGAATGTGAGATTAGGTTACGCAATCGTAAGGAACTTACACTCCCGACTGACTGTTGGATCATGTAAATCATCTATGTAGTTGACACTATCTTTGAACCATGATACACTTTTACAAAAGGAGTGTTAAATCATGGAAGAACATCAAGTAAATCAACCATCTCAATCAGATCAGGGGCAAGAAGAGCAAAAGAAGATGATTCCTCTTGAAAAGGCAACTGCTTATATAAGCTGGATTAAAGAGAAGCTTGAACTCGATGATCTTGCTGAGTCTGTAAAAGACATGGCTGTGTATCGCGGGCAAGTTTATTGGTGCCAATTTGGCATGGGTGTTGGCTATGAAATTCAAAAGCGTCGTCCTGCTGTGATTCTTCAGTGTAATTTGACTAATAAACGAAATGGAAACACAATAGTAGTTCCCATCACACACAATGCTTCGATCAGAATTTCCATGGTAGAAATTGCGCCAAGATATAACGAAAGTGGAGCTATTATTTTAGATGGGCGTGCAGATGCCACTCAAGTAACGAGAATCAGCAAGGCTAGGGTTGGTGATTACATTTGTGATTTAACGCCTAAAGAACTCGAACTTATTGATGCGGCTGTTGCCAGAGAACTGGATCTAATGCATCATTATGTTGATATCAAGAAAAAACTCATTGACAAGACGAATTATGCTGAAAGAGTCGTTAAAGAAAGAAATGAAGCACAAGACGAGATAAAAGAAATCAAAAACATTCTTGGTCTATCCGATACTAGCGATTTGATTTCTTATATGAAAACATTAAAGGAAAGTCTTGACAAAAAAGAAGATTGAGCATATAATATTGGTAATGGAAGACCCTTTCTCGGATAGATTGGGTATGGCTACTAATAGACAGGAGAGGCTTCCTCGGATAGGTTGCCTAAAGAAAAGCCCGTATGAGCATTATGCTTGTACGGGCTTTGTTATTTTATATCACTTCCCCATTCGATTCGTTCGGGTGGGATTTATTTTTGTCACGTTGACTTAGAAATTTGAATTGCAATTGTTACAATGCCACTGCTTCCCCAATTTGGACGAAGCCGCCCCCACGAGAGATACAGACACGGCGCGGCTTACGGTACTGATTTTTTCGGTGTTTGTAGACTTGCAGTATGGACAAGTGACATGAGGGTGTTTTGCTTCGTATTCGGCTGAAAGCGCTCGCGCTATTGCCCTTTCTTTTTCTTCCTGTTCTTGTTCTCTTTTAAGTATGCCGGGATTATTTTGTTCCTTTATATAATTTTCGAACGATTTCAAGAACGCTTCGTTTATACCTTTGCGAGACATCTCTCCTCTACCGCTTGGTCGAGTTGCTAGTTTGTCTTCAGTTGCTTTTATATATTCATTCATCAAATACTCATTGTCGCTATACTCTTGTAAAATACAATCAACCATATAGGCATAAACTACTGACGCAAAAAACTCGTCGTCGTTTTCTACCATCCAATCATCTTTTAAAATTTTATAATCTGGATACTTTTTCAAAATCTTTTTTCCTTCAGACGTCAGAGCTCCTGTTGTCCAAAATCCCCATTTATTCGCCTTATCGTGTCTATAATCAACATCTGATTCAATTTCGCCAATTTTCATAATTCTTACCACCCATTTCACAAATAATCTTTGCCGACCACCAAGATTATTATACGGTTTGACAATCAACAAGTCAATAGGCGAACTGACGACGTTAGATGGATCTTTTGATAAAACACTAAAAGCGTCAGAACAACTCAAGGATTTGCCGCAGAGTATTCAAAAATACATGCTCTTTGGAAATTATCAAATTGGAAATGCCAAAAAATTTGACAGTCATTCGATTTTCGATGATATAGGAAGCATTGATGGATTTGTCGCACAATTTGTAAATCTTGACGAAGCCCAACAGAAAGCATTTCTTAGCTTGTCCACTTTTGATAAGGGTTTAGAAAAGTATATTAGAGACACGAAAAATGCTGTCCAAACAGGTGAAAAATTCAATTCTCAATTGTTTGAACAAATCGCATCTCAAAAAGACGGTATTACAACTGGTGTTCTGGATGAGTTTATGAAAGCAGGCGGGCTAAAAGATGCTAACGGGGTGCTCTCACTTCCAAACACACAAGATGCTATTGCCTTGATGGAAGATTACGCCAATCATTGTTCCGATGCAAGTAAAACGCAACAACTGTTCAACGCTGGAATTTTAGAACAAGAAAATGGTGTTTATAAGCTTTCTCAGGCATTCTTGAAAGAAATTAGCGTCAAACAGACGAGCACGGTCGCCACAATAGCTCTTACTGCGGCTCAAAAGGCTTGGAATGTAGTAGCTCAATATGGCAAGCAACTTCTCCTCTCTCTTGGCGTAGCAGCTGTTGCCTTTATTGCAACCAAAATTGTCGATTATCTGATGAACCTCAAAACGCATTCAGAAGAACTTGTCGCTACAATGAATTCTTCTCACGATGCTGCTGAACAAGCAAAGCAGGATGTTGATGATATTCAGTCCAAGATTGATGACTTAAACAAATCTGTAAAAGAAGCCGGCGTTGATAAAATTGAAGACATTGTTGACCCTGCCGAGCGAGAGCGGTTACAAGCCATCAACGATATGCTTGAAGCACAGCTGGAACTGAAGAAGCAGATTTCAAAAGACGCTGATGATAAAGCGAACACAGATACTAGCGCTGTTGTGAATGATAAATCAGAAAATAGTATCGTTAAATCTAGTACGCAACCACAAGTGTCTTATGATTCTAATGGTAATCCTATTACGATATTCTCTCCGACACCAGATAAAGTCACCAAGACCGAATCTCTCCAGGAGTATACAGCAGCACTCGAAGATACTACTCAAAAACGTCGTGATCTTCAGGTTGAACTTGACCAAATTGAAGCCTCTAGCGGGAAAGATTCTAAAGAGTATGCAAATAAAAAGAAAGAACTCGATGCTCTGAATGAAGCTTTTGAATCCCAGAAAACCAAGGTCGAAGAGCTCTCCTCTGCCGTGTCTGAGCAGATGGGCAATTATAAAACCGACGCTGACAGTTTCGCTCAGTACAAAGACGAATATGTTGCCGGCACGAACGCAATGACCGCAGCCACTAAGGCTCTTGCAGATGCACAAGACGATACTAGTGTTGATACGACCAATGTTGATATCTTTGCAGAAAAAGTTAGTGCAGTCAAAGCTTCTATGTCTCGTCGTGGTACGAATGATTCTAAAGGCAATTCTTATATCGGCGCTGTTAATGAATTTAGCGGCATGACTGGCGATGCCGTCTTAAATATCGACGCTGATACCGAACATCAAACAGAAGCGGAATCGAACGCACTAAAAATTCTACACGAGACAGCTGATAAAGCACATATTTCTTTTGGAGATTTGATTGGTGTATTTGAGCAATTTGGTTTTCTTCAGGTAAGTAATGCTGAGGCAGCTAACAACTATGCGTCTCAGCTTGAAGAGACAATGGGCGTTATTGACAACATTCAATCCGCTTATAAGAATTGCTCTACTGCGGTTGAAGAATACAACAAATATGGGTATTTGAGCATTGATTCTTTACAGAGTTTACTTCAGATGGATGATGCATACCTCAATACCCTTGAGCTTGTCAATGGCAAACTTCAGGTCAACCAGAACGCTTATGCCGATCTTTTGGCCACTCAATATGCAGAAGCTCAAACGGAAGCCATTTCTCAAGCGATATCAGAGCTAAATGCGATTGCAAAGGGAGATGCCGCAGAAAAAGCAGAGACATTCACAGAAGCAACTGAAGACGAAAAGAACAAACTTGAAGCTCTTGCTCCTGCATTAAAAAATGCCACAATTGGAACTGGAGAACTGGCTGGTGCCCTTGCTGCTGCCCGATCCGCTGAAAATGGAGACAATACAGAAGAGATAGAAGCAAAAATCTCGTCTGTTATGACGGCTTTAAATACCAGATTGTCTTTGATCAGCACTAATATGAATAACGCCATGAACAGTGCTAGTGGTCTAAAAAATCAACTGAATGGATTTAGTGATTCCACAAAAAATTCTTCTAAAGCTGCTCAAACTTTCCTTGATGCATGGTCTACTGTTACATCTGCACTGAAAGAGTTTAACGAACAAGGTTATCTAACAATGCAAACTGTTCAGAGCCTGACCGGCCTTGAGGATAAATATTCTTCGGTGCTTCAGAAGAACGATACAACGGGAAAGCTTGAAATTCAGACTGCAAAATTCAATGAATTGATGGAAGCAGAATTAAAAGATGCTAAAATCAAAGGTGATAATGCGAGCGCAACCCAGTATAACAAGATTCTTAAGTGGACAAACCGTAACATCAAGGATCAGACCATGTCCTACTGGGATCTGGTTGCGGCGATTGAAGGTTATTCTTCTGCTCTTTCAGGGGCAAAAGAAATCACCGACGGTTTCAAGGATGCCTGGGATAATGGCAAAACTGTCAAACAAAAAACAGAGAAAAGCCGCACTGGTGCACTTGATTATGAAGGCACTGAAGCTCAAAGTGCTGCGCTGCAATCCATTAAAAAGTACAGCCAATACGACCCGGATCTGATCAATAAAGCCTACAATAAAGACACTGGCAAGATCGACTTGAGTGGTGATGTGCTGAAAGATGCGGTTGTAGAATCATTAAGACAACAGGCAGAAGCTGCCCGTACTGAAGGTGGCGCGGCTTCCGAGGCGATTGCAAGAAGTTACGAGATTGCGAAAGAGAACATTGAGAACGACGTTATCTCCGTTCAGGACTATTTCGACGGACTGGGTTCTACGGTTGAAGAGTTTAGTTCCAAGATCGATGAGATGCAGAGCGCCTGGACTGATCTGAGTGATGTTACAAACGAGTATAACACTTACGGCGGTTTGAGCATTGACAGTATTCAGAAACTGCTTACAATGTCTCCAGAGTATCTGCAGTTCCTCAAATTGGAGGGTAACCAGCTCGTCTTTAATAAGGAAGCGATGCTGGCAAAAACCAAGGCCGACATTCTGGCAAAGGCTGCAGAGCTCGAACTAAAAGAAGAAACCAAAGATCAGGCAGAGATTCTGCGTGCGTTGGCGGACTCTCTTGACAAGGGCGCAGATTCGATGGAGGGCATGGGCAAATCGGCTGACAAGCTGAAAACTCTGATGTCCCAATTGAATACTGTTTTGAATTCTTTTATCGGTGTTTTTGATGACTTGAACGACAAACAGTCCAACGACCTCAAGATTCAAGGTGAAGCCTGGATCGATGTTATTGACAAGCGTATTGACGCGCTCAATGAAGAAAACGATGCACAGGAGCGAGCAATCGAGCTGGCAAAGCTTCAGGACGAGTACGAGCGAGCAAAGGCCAATAAGACTGTTCATGTGTATGGCGGTAAAGGTCAGGGTTTTGTATGGAAAGCAGATGAAAATGCTGTTCGTGAAGCCGGACAAAACCTATCTGACAAACAGCGTGAGTATAAGAAGCAGGATGAAATTGACAGGTTAAACAAGCTCAAGGATAAAGTTCAGGAAGCCAATAATCTTATCGGCACCAGTTGGGATGATTATCAGAAGAAGTTAAAATACACCGCCGAGTTCGAAGCCATGACATTTGAGCAGATGGAAAGTCATTACGATGGCTTTAAGGGTAGTGTCCTTAACAATATGCAGGCCATTCAGGGCGCGACAAACGTCAAGAATGTTATCAATGATATCTCCAATCTGATCTCTACTTTGGAGACACTAGCGAATATTTTGAACATTCTTAATGGTGGAACTGGTGATGGTGGTGGAGTCTTTGGCTTTATTAACCAAATCAAGAACATGTTCACTGGCGAAAACGGTGACTTTGATCTTGGTGGCGGTTTCAAGAAGATGTTCGATGGCGCAGCCAAGGTGGTTTCTGACGGTTGGAACTAGATCACTGGTAAGAACAGGGCTGGTTCTGCCGCACTAAAATCGGGCACCACTGCGACATTGGATATCCTTGGCAACACAATAAAAGTGAATACCGGCGATATTCAGCGTGTATCTGGTGGATTCTTTGAGAGACTGGTTGGTGCTGCGAAAGACAATCTTGGCAGTATCGGTAAGTTCTTCTCAGGTGCATAGACATCTATCTCTGAGAAAACCGGGTTGATGTTTAGTGACATTGGTTCGTTCTTCACAGAAGGATTTGGTCTGCTGAACAGTCAGACAGGACTTGGTCTTGGTGGCATTGTTGAGACAATCGGAAGTATGTTTGGCCCAATTGCGGCTGGCGCACAGTCTATCGGTAGTGCCATCTCGTCTGGCGTTGTAAGCTTCTTCCCTTCTATCTTCGCCGGACTTGGTACTCTGGTGACGAGCGTTGGCAGTGCCATGGCCGCTATGATGCAAGCGATTGCTGCCGCTCTTTCTTCCATTCCTATTGCTGGTTGGATTGCTGCCGCCGCAGCTGTTGCAGGCGCTGTTGCTCTGATTGCTACGATTGCTTCAATTGCAAGTAATGTTTCCAGTACACAGATTGATGAACCTACTCCCGCATTCCAAGCAAAGAAATATGCAAAAGGTACTCGTGGCGTTAAGAAGGGCCAGATTGCAAACGTTGATGAAAAGGGCGAAGAGCTGATTGTTCGTAACCCAGATCAGGGACGCATGACCTATCTTGAAAAGGGTGACGGTGTTATTCCTGCAAAGGAAACCGACAACCTGATGGCGATTGGTGAAGATCCTGAAGGCTGGTTGGCAAGAGGTATCGCTAAAGCTACTGGCTCTGCTGCCGTTGGAGCTAAAATGACCGAGGCAAATGCAGATGGCAAGACCGTACAATCTGCAGAAAAGCTGGCTGACAGTATTGGCTCTGCCTTTACAAGCGAATACGGCAATGTTCTTGGCGCTACTAGTAATTTCGTAGCAGGTATTGGAGACATATTTAGTGGCAACTCTGTAAAGAATACCGTTAGCAAATTCGTCACTCCTATTATGAAGATTCTTAGCGGTCTGGGATTCGATTTTGATGGTTTTGATATCTTCAAGAGTGTTAATACATCTAAGATTAGCAATTCCAGCTCTATTACCGAAGCCACTCATAATACAAAGAGCTCTGTTAAAGATCAAGTCAGCAGTATGAAGAACACCTTTGAGTCTACTTGGAGTTCTGTAGCTGGCGAACTCAATCTCAGTGATGATGACATTACGGCCACCAGTAAAAAGGTTTTTGATAAGATCAATGAGGTTATGAACAACACCTTCGATGCTATCAATGATAATGCTGGTTTGACCTCCGAACAGGTTGAAGAGCTGACTAACAACATGTTTGATGACATGCAAAAGATCTATACCAGCGGATGGAATAGCCTGTCTGGTATTTCTGATGATATGTCTGAAGGCGTAGCAAAAACACTGAATAATGCCTATCAGAGTTCCATTAAAAACACCAAGGATGCTGTCTCTCAGATTGCAAAAGCGTTCGGTGGAAGTTGGAATAAAGTTGGCGGTGGCGTTAGGGTGCTTGGTGTTAAAGTTCAGAAAACTTTGGAAGAAGCATGGGCTGATACGAGCCAAGACACCCAGAAGCTGATGTATGATGTTCGCGCTTGCTTTGATAATAGCTGGGGCATGGCTGAGGCCGGTGTTAATAAATTGGCTAATATGGCTCCTGCAATAGTCAAAGACGGCTATGCAGAGATGAAGTCTAATAGCAACGCTACCTTGGGCAAAGATGGTGCACTTCAGAAAGATGCAGATAATTCCTGGAGTAACGTTGAACCAGGTGTTACTAATCTTGCCACTAATATGGATTGGGTTATAGCGCAATCTTACAAGTCCATTAAGGACGGCTCAAGTGTTATGGTCTCAAAAATTAAAGACGACCTAAATACTACTGGCGATGCGTTTAATGCAATTGCAAAACAGCAAGAGCAACAGAAACAACAACAACAAACTGCTCCGCAAACAACTCAACAGCCTGCTAAACAGAAAGGAGCTCTTGAGAATATTGCGGAAGGAGCCGGGCAGTTCATCAAAGGCGTTGGCCAAGGCATAGTCGATGTTGTTACAGCGCCGTTTAAGTTCTTTGGATCATTGCTTGGTTTTGCAAGTGGCACAAAAGAAATAAAGAGGTCTAATTTTGCTAATGTCGATGAACAGGGTCCTGAGATGCTGGTTCGTAAGCCGGATTCCGGTCGGTACACTTATCTTGAGACTGGCGATGGTGTTGTCCCTGCTGATATCACCTCTCGCCTGTTCGAGATGGGCGGCAACCCGGATGAATGGTTCCAGAAGCAGATGGCAAAGTACGGTTCTCAGCCGATTGTTCAGGGTGGCGGTGGAGATGTTACAACTTCGATTGGCGATATTATTATCACGAATCCTGTTGGCAGCTCTGATGCTCTGGCAAATGAAATCAAACAGAAGTTACCGACTAAGGTTGCTCAAATGCAAAGCAAGCGGTAAGTAATAGTTTATACAGCCGATACCACTAGGATAGCCTAGCAGGTCGGCTTTTATTTTTGATTAGGAGGAATAGGATGGCAGATAAATCAGTAACTGATGTGCTGGCCGAAGTGGTGACTTCTGCCGCCGAACACGCCGTAAAGAACGCAAAATTTGACGTGTCCGCCTATGGAGTGATTACAGAAAAAGAAGACCAGCACTATAAAATCGCTGTATTCGGTGGCGAGTACGGCATTGTAACAAACCATGACTATATTGTAGGCCAGAAGGTTGTTGTGACTGCATTGCAGGGCAACTTCCGTAACTTGATCGTATCGGAGAGTAATACCAGCGTTGAGATTTTGACAGTGAAATCTCTGGTGACCGGTGTCGATAGCTTGAACGCCGAGTTTGAGTCGATGAAAGACAAATCCCAGCAGACAGAAGACACCGTTCAAGATCAGCTAAAGAATACGATCAATACTTGGTACAGGAATGGTCATCCGCATACATACAACTATCCTGCTTCAGATTGGAAGACAGATGAAGAGAAACAAGCACACGTCAACGACATCTACTATGATAAAAGGACTGGCATTTGCTATCGCTGGGTATATGATCAGGATAAGCAGCAGTATTTCTGGATGGAAATTGTGGATGCCGGTGTTATCAATGCACTGTCGATGGCAACATCCGCACGAGATCTTGCGACAGAAAAAGTTCGTGTTTTTACTGATACACCGACTGCTCCATACGATGTGAATGATCTATGGATTTATGGCGGTGTTGGTGGTGCATTGTATATCTGTATTACTGCGAGAGGTGAAACCGAAAAATGGACATTCAGCGACTGGGCTGTTGCGACAAAGTACACGGATGATACGACCGCAAACGCAGCGGTTGAACGTGTTGGCGCTCTTGAGACAAAAGAAGCCGACGATGTAGCTAGTCTGTGGCGCTCGATGAATGGCTTCAATGATAATTTTGGTGGTTTTACAAACAAAGACTATACCGCCACAAAGAAACAAGTATATGACAACAAAAGTAACATTGAGAAAAATGCTTCTGATATTACTTCGTTGAGGACAGACCTTGATGACGCAAAAACAGCTGAATCCAATCACTATCAAGATATGACACGCAAGATTTCGGCTGCGAATACGAACATCTCGACCTTGAAAACGAACGTATCAGATATCAATAAAACGATTTCAGAAATCACTGTTGATAATTTTCTGGTCGCACTGAATCTGGCCGTGAATACCAACGGTGAGCTTTGCTATATATCGAAGGATAATTCGGAGGTGATAACTTGAAACCAATTCTATCTAAAATCGGCGCATTTGATGCCACAAAGGATCATACATTTCAGTTTGCCGCATACGCAGACATTGATATCATTGCTCTTATCGTCTTCGATACTCCGACGGGCAGCATTTTGCAGGGTGATACGCTTTCAAAAGGCGTGTATAAGTTTGGCACATTCCCAGCCGGTGGTACTGGTCTGGCGCGATATTTTACGATTCCGGCAGGCACGTTTGAGAACCGCAAAGATCCGTACTATATGATTATTCGCTGCCGACTGAAGGGTACAAATCTGTTTTCTGAATACTCGGACAAGCTGTTATTCTATTGCCACGAGGAACCGACAGTCAAACTGAATGACCTGAGCTCTTCTGGTGTGACTACTATCCCCTACCCTTCTTATTCCTTTGAGTTCTCTTACAAGTACAAGGTATCAGAGGGTGAATCCGTAAATCGTTATGAGTTCTGGCTTTATGATGCGAATCGCGAACTGCTGAAAAAGTCAGTGAGCTATTATTACCGTGATTCTTTGAAAGGGTTTAAGATCGATGGACTGGATAACCACACCCTGTACTATCTAAGAGCGACGGCAGAATCTGTTGGCGGCTATCAGCTGGATACCGGTTTACAGGCATTCCGAACTGATTATCCAGAGTATGTGGATGATGTAGAATTCACCGTGCAGAACAACTACCGTATGGCAAATATCAGTATGCACGCACAGTATTTCCTGACAAGGAGCAGCGGTGCAAATGCCCTGCGAATCAAGCGACGTAAGAAAGGTGCAGGCATCTGGACTTCGCTTTATCAGGAAGAGATCGATATGAACCACGTTATTATGAAGATGGGCTGGTCGAACCTGCACATCAATAAAACGACTGGTCAGCCGATGGGCAACTATAAAGCGGTGACTTCGGACTATATCGACAAGGATCGAGTTCTTTCTTTCCAGTTCAAATCTGAGGATAAGGCGTTCTGTTTGATTGCATATACCGCTGACAGGAAGTTCATCAAGGCATCGAGTGATTTTGCATCGACCGACGAATTCAGAAGTTCCAGAGAGTATAAGGAGTGGTTCTCTGAGACCTTCCTGAACAACATGAAATATTATCGTGTTGAGGTATCGGCAACAAAGAATCAGGATTTGGAGACAAAAGACTTCAATGATTTTTACATGTACAGCGCTGACGATGGCTATGTGATGATCGATTATACTGACCTGTATGCCATTGGCCGTAAAACGGATTACGAGTACGCCGTAGCTCCCGTTGCAAATGGCATTGAGCTTGGTTACGCAAAGGCCAGCGTTGTGAGCGACTTTGACGGTGCAGTGATCACTGACGGCAATAAGACCTATCATATCTTCCTTGAGCCGAAGGTGGATAGTGTTGAGAAGGTGCGTTCTGCTACAGTTGTTGAGACGATGGGAAGTAAGTATCCGTATCTGTTCGCTGGCAGTGAAGCCAACTACTACAGCGGCCACTTCTCTGGTGTCGGCATCCGTTTTGATAACACAATGAAAGACTTTGATATCAATGGCGGTAATGCGTTCCGTGATGAACTGAGCGAATGGCTGACCAATGGCAGCGCAAAGCTGTTGAAGATGTTTGATGGCCGTAGATGGCTGATGGGTGTCAATGGCAATGTGTCTATCTCCTGCTCTGACCACTACGACAAGGGCGTACTGGAATTCGATTTTGTGGAGCTCGGTGACGCAGAGAGTGAGAGCGACATGTATAACAATGGGCTGAGTGATTATCAGCCGGGAGGCAGCGTATGACATATCTTCCGACTGACGCAGACCTGGCGCTATTGAACAATCATTCGTCTAATATCTACTGTCGCATTGATATGCTGAACAAGGATTTTCTTACGATCGACAGCTTAGAAGGACTTGTGATCGACGGTTCTGTCTCCATTGACTCCGAGTCTGACGTGCGGCGAACCTTTAATGTGACCCTGTATCTGGGTAAGAAGAGCGGCATTTCCAGCCTGACGGAAGAAGATTGGATCAGTAAAAATGTGCGTGTATTCATTGGTCTGTCAGGAAGAGGAATGTCTAAAATCAGCGGCTCCAAGAGCATTGATGAGATGATCAAGGCAAATGCGGATTACCAACTCGCCGAAAAGAATTATGATGACTTGATTCAGGATATCACAGAGAGAGGTTATGCAAAATACGGCAACATCGACAACCTGAATCGAGATGTGCTTGTATGGACACGAGCCAATATCTCAAAGTATCATACATTCTTTGACCAGATCAATGACGGCACACCACCGGATGACCCAGCAGAAGCCGAAGAGTGGTACACCAAATTTGGTGATTACTCTACGGTTTTGGGAAGTGATGACCCAATTTGTAAGGATGGGCCCTATATTGCATTTACACCGATGCTGCAAACCAAGGACGGACTTGTACCGCTTGTGGAGGATGATATCTGGACTTATCTGAATGCTGTGGCGACAAAAGCAAAAGCAATGAGCGGCGGTCTATCCCCTGCCAATATCCTTGAAGTAGATAAATCCGGTATTGACAGTTTCGTATATGGCAACAAAATGCATGTCCATGGAATGATTGCCGCTGTTGAGGGTATGGTTCTGAATGGAGTGACGCTCGGTAAGGTGGATGTTTCTGCTATTGCCGGTTAGAGTGAGGACGAATTAAGGGAGACATACGGAAAAACCAGTGTGTTTGCAGGACATTCCATGCACGACATTCAGGCAGAAGTGATTGACACAAAGACCGCGCTGAATGAGCTGTATAACGACCTGTTCCTTAGTTATTCCAATTCAGCTGACAGTTCTTATGTTGATGGTGTAAAAATCTATTGGTACAACGAGGGGTGCTATACATTTACATCCAATGGCTTTACATATAGCGCAACAGAAAATACTGTGCAGGCAAGCTGTGTTGATTTGGTTTCTCGTATCAACGGAGACTTGGGTGGACAGCTGGTTGGTGGCACACATCGCATAGAGAAAGGCACTCGTATCGGTGATGCTATCTGGGCGGTACTGAGAGACGAGACGGAGTTTAAGAAATATTCTATCGACTATTGGAGCCGCACTGTTCCACACGACTTGGATTACGATACTGGCTCGACTGTTTGGGATATTCTATCAGAACTGCGTGACCTGTATTACCCGTTTGAGATGTACTTTGACGATGATACGTTTGTGTGCCGTGAGATTCCCAGTGGATTTGACGACCCGCCTGTGCTTGACCCAGAAGTGTTCGAGAAGCTTGTGACCAACGATGGCGAATCTGCTACGGTGGATTATTCCGCAGTCAGAAACTGTGTTGAAGTGTTTGGCGCGACGATTGAAGCGGATGGAGCCGCCACTGTAAAGGGCTGGTCTGGCGCAAACAAGACGATCAATCTTGTATTAGACGCAACCGAATCAACATGGAAAAGTGAAACGAAAGTGTCTTTTGTGGCCCCTGCAAACGTTGAAGCCGCCAAGACGGACAAAAATGGCAACGTGACAAGTGGCGCAATGACGGTCGTGCTGACATTTACATGGAAGTACAAAGACAAAGATGGCAATGAGAAAGTTGAGTCTAAGACGAAAACCAGTACACTGTATCGTTCTCTGACTGATGCCAATGGTTCAGATGTCATTCAAGACCCCGGGTGTATTAAGGCTACAAAGTATTATGTTCTCCAGTGGAATCCAAATACTGGCCGCATCTACTTTTTGGGTCAACAGCAGAGCCACGCTATGGCAAAACTAGTGGACGAAATCCCGGCCACCAAAGAGATCGAAGCTCAAAAATCAGAGGATAACTGCGACAACATGGCTTTTATCTGTGTGAATGACCCGAACAATATTGATGACCTGTACAATGCACGGTTATCCATTGAAAAGATCGGTCGTAGAACTGAGATTTTATCGGGCGGAGATTACGAGAATTACACCACAGATGACGCAGCCATGGAAGTTTGTCAATACGAACTATAGAAGCGTGCCCGCCTGACAGATGGTCTGAGTGTGACCACACGACTGGTTCCGTGGCTCAATGTGAATGAAAAGATCCAGTATGCTGCCAAATATCTGGGCGGCAAGACCCCTGTGGATTGGATCATCAAGAGCATCTCTATGAATCTGGGCGAAGGCACGATGTCGCTTTCTTTGAGCCGCTATTACCCCTATTACACTTATATCGTAAACAACAAATATACGTTCTATCAGGACAATTTGTTTGATAAATATTTCCCCGAATTAACTGCCACTACGGCAGATGAACAATAAGAGAGGAGTGAGCAAATGGCACTATCTTTTGGAGAATCTAAGCGGTTAGCTGCGAAAAAAGCCGCAAGCCCCGCAAATGTTTCTGTTGATGATATAGATGTCGCAACTCTGGAATTAAATGACGAAGAGCAAATTGCCGTGTATGATGACAACGGAGAAGAGACATTTGAGCGTAGTGGCAATTATATTTGGTTTGCTGATTACTCTGATGACCAGTGGTCTTACATCGACAAAAACAAAGACATTCAGCTGGATGCCAATCAGATCAATATCACACAGGAATCCAACTCTCAGGTTATTCCGTTTGAAATGCCGCGTTACTACGATGGTATCGACCTGCTTCAGATGACGATTCAGATCCACTACCTGAATGCGGACAGAGAGGAGAATTACGCCTCCCCTATCAACGTGAGCTACAGCAACACCAAAATCCGCTTCTACTGGCTGGTGGCAAATGACGCTACCGCAAAAGAGGGCGAACTGCAGTTTGAGATCATGGCATCCGGTGCTGTGAATGTTCCGAATACAAGCACCACCAAGAGCTATCTGTGGCGCACCCGCCCGAATGGTCGACTGAATGTGCTGAAATCGCTGACTGGCAAGCAGATGGTTGACCCGACCGGAAATGACTGGTATACCCAGTTCCTGGCAACAATGAGTCAGAAGGTTGGCGAAGCACAGGTTGCTGCATCCGCCGCCGAGAAGAGCGCACAGGACGCAAAGAATGCAGTTGCAAGCGTGGACGAAAAGCTGGCGCAGTTCTATAAGAAGGACGAGGTTGACGGCTTTGTTACGATGCTGCGCGGCGAGATTGCTGCTGTTGATGGTCTGGCGAACTTTAATGTGCAGTATGATAACGACACCCGTACCCTGACATTCCTGAACGGCGCTGACGAGATCACAAAGATCAAGTTGAATACCGATCCCTCTGCTGAGTGGGTGAGTATGTACAACGGCATTGTGGATAATAAAATCACCACTGCCGTAACCCCTGTTCAGACTGAGCTGACTGAATATAAGACCGCAAATGATGCCGCCGTGCAAGAGCTGAAGGACAGTGTTGGCGACCTGCCGGAGACCTTGAAGTCTTCCTATTATAATAAGGAAGCTACTGACGCGCTGCTTGACAAGAAAGCAGACAAGACGACCGTTGACGTGCTCTCCAGCGACGTGAGCGGCCTGAAGAATACGGTGGGCGGCATTCAGACTTCTGTTGATCTGGCAAATGCGGATATCGCTAAGATTCAGGAGACACTGAAGGACTTTAAGCCCGATGAGAACTCTGGCCGCGAGTACGATATCACTTACGAAGATTCCAAGCTGAACCTGTTGGAGAACGGCACGATCAAGACCACTGTTATTATCGAAGGTGGCGGCGGTGGTGGCGGTGGCAGCACCTCTACCATTACCATTGAGCGTATTGGCGAATCTTCTATCGCTGTTGTCAAGGGCGATACTGCAACCGTCGAGTTCAATTTTACCTCTGTGGACAACTCTGGCGAAGACACTGGCGATGCTACCGGCGTATGGTACGTTGGCAACACAAAGGTCGCAACTTCGACTGTTTACCAGGGCAAGAACAGCTTTGATATCACTCAGTATCTGCACAATGGCGACAACAAGATCAAATTGCAGGTCACTGACTCCGTTGGCAGCATGGGTTCAAAGACTTGGAATATCAATATTGTCGAGTTTTATCTGGAGAGTATCTTCGATGATTCTCTGGTTTATAGTGGTGAGGTTACTTTCCGCTTTACTCCATACGGAAATATCAATAAGGACGTTTCCTTTACTCTGGATGGCAAAAAGCTTGGTAGTGTTACAACTGCGGTTACCGGCAGACAGATGACCTATGCGATTCCGGCACAGAAACACGGCGCTCACCTGCTGGAAGTGACCATGACTGCAAATATCAATGGCAAAGCTGTGACCAGTAACACCATTTATAAAGATATCATGTGGGCAGAGGAAGGCAATAACACACCGATCATCAGCTGCGCCACAAAGGAGTTCACCGCAAAACAGTATAGTACCACCGGCATTGTTTACACTGTCTATAACCCGGCCTCTTCTACTGCAAGCATTACGCTTGAAGTTGACGGCATTAAGACTTCTACACTGACTGTTGGTCGTACTGCTCAGACTTGGAGCTTTAAATCTTCTGATATTGGCACCCACACTCTGACCATTACTTGTGGCGCTACCATCAAGAGCATCACCGCAAAGATCGAAGACCTGGGCATTACCATTGAGCCCGTTAAGACCGGCCTGATGCTGGACTTTAACCCCGCTGGCCGCAGCAACGCAGATGTGAACCGCCTGTGGAGCTCCGGCAGCAATAAGATGACTGTCAGCGACAACTTTGACTGGGTGAACGGTGGCTACCAGATCGACGAAGATGGCGACACTTATTTCTGTGTCAAGGCTGGCACGACCGCCACCATCAGCTATAAGCTTTTCGCAGACGATGCAAAGAAGAGCGGCAAGAATTTTAAGCTGGTGTTTAAGACAACGAACGTTCGCAACTATGATGCTACTGCCGTGACTTGCTTGAATGGCGGCGTTGGTCTGAGTATTCAAGCTCAGAAAGTTACGCTGACCAGCCATCAGAATAGTATTGATTTGCCCATCTGTGAGGACGATTTCCTCGAGTTCGAGTTTAATATTTTGCCCGACAAGCAGTTCCGTGAGATGGTTCTGTGGTGTGATGGTATTCCCTGCCGTGTTGAACTGTATGATACCAGCGACAGCTTTACTCAGGCTGCTCCCGTTGGCATTACCATTGGCTCTGACGATTGTGACGTTATTGTGTACCGCATGAAGAGCTACGGCATGAACCTGACAGATGATGAGATTCTGGACAACTTTATTGCCGATGCGAAGAACGCCGAAGAGATGGTCTCTCGCTACATGCGCAACGATATTACCGACGCAAGCGGCGAACTGACCCCTGACTTGCTGGCTGAGAAGTGTCCTGACCTGCGTATCATCAAGATCTCTGCACCCACTTTCACCACCGGCAAGAAGAACGAGGTTGCCAACACAACGATCCAGCAGATCTATAAGAATGGCCGCGCCAAGGAAGACAACTGGACTGCTACCGGCTCCCACAAGGGCCAAGGCACCAGCTCTGACCACTACGGCGATTCTGCCCGAAACATTGATATCAACTGCAATGGCGGCTTTACCTTTGGTGACGACACTACCGGCGACACCTATGCACTGACCGAAAATAGCGTTCCTGAGAAGTATTTTAACATCAAAGTCAATGTTGCTTCTTCTGAGAATGCAAACAACTCCCTGCTGGCGGATGATTTCAATGAATTTAACCCCTATGTGCGTCAGGCCAAAAAGGATAATCCCAAAGTGCGTGATACCATGGCGTTCTATCCCTGTGTCGTGTTTATTCAGGAGACTGATACCATCAATGCGACCGTATTTAACGATGGTCAATGGCACTTCTATGCCTGCGGCGACATTGGCAACTCCAAAAAGAACAATGATACGATGGGTATGGACCCCGAGAATCACAAGGAATTTATCGTTGAGATCGACAACAACGCCGATGAGCAGACCCGCTTCCTGAGCGGCGATTTCTCGCAGGAAACTTGGGACGGCGACCATTCCTTTGAGTTCCGTTACAGCAATCCTGCCTGCACTGAGGAAGAGATCGAGGACGGCAAACAGGCGTGGATCACAGCTCAGAACTGGGTGGTGAATGCGGATGATGAGGAATTCAAGGCACATTTCAAGGATCACTTCGATCTGGATTCTGCTATTTTCCATTATCTGTTTACTGAGCGGCACACCATGGTTGATAACCGCGCAAAGAACGTGTTCCCGCACACCAGCGATCTGATTCACTGGGACTTCTGCTTTGACTACGATAACGATACCGCTATGGGCAATGATAACGAGGGTGGTCTGACTCTGACTTATGGCTACGAGGACACTGATACTATCGGCACAAAGAATGTGTTTAACGCTGCTGACTCCAAACTGTGGTGCAAGCTGCGTGACCTGTTCCCCGATGAGATAGCGGCGATGTTCCGCAACCGTGAGAATGCGCTGGCATGGAGTGCAACTCGTATTTTGAAAAAGTTCGAGGAATATCAGGATGTGAAGCCCGAAAAGCTTTGGATCATGGATATGCGGCGCAAATATTTCCGCACCTACGAAGATCCCACCATCAACACCACCAGCTATCTGCCCATGATGCATGGCAACAAGCGGCATCAGCGTCGGCAGTTCCAGCGCTATCAGGAAAAGTACATGGCATCCAAGTATTCCGGTTCTGCCGCAACCAGTGATGATATGACCATTCGTGGTTATACTCCTACCAACTGGACTGGCGTGAAGCCGGATGGCACCTTCCATATCACACCCTACGCTGATACCTACGTCTCTGTTCTGTACGGCTCCAACCCTGTGAAGGTGCGTGGCAAGCGCGGACAGACCTACACGATTGAATGCCCCATCACCGCAATGAACGATACTGAAGTTTATATCTATAACGCTTCTATTATTCAGAGCATTGGTGATATCTCTGGCTTCTATCCAGGCTATGTTGACTTTAGCCATGGTGTTAAGCTGACAGAGCTGAAAGTTGGTTCCGGTGTGAGCGGCTATAAGAATACGAACATGACCGACTTCGCTGTTGGTAATAACACTCTGCTGGAACATTTGAACCTGCAGAACGTGCCGAACCTGAAAAAGTCTATTGGTCTGACCGGATGCACAAGCCTGACAGAGTTCTATGCTGACGGCTCTGGTATTACCGGTGTCTCTTTTGCAAGCGGCGGCAAGATTAAAATCGCCCACCTGCCTGCAATTGCCAGCTTGACCGCAAAGAACCTGAATTATCTGACTGACCTGACAATTGAGGATTACACCAATATCACTACGCTGACCGTTGAGAAGTGTGCAACTATCGATCTGAAAGATATGCTGGGCAAGTGCACCAACCTTAACCGTGTGCGTATTACCGGTATTGATTGGGAACTGGCTGATACTTCCCTGCTGAATCGCCTGTACGCAATGAGCGGCCTGGATGAAAATGGCTATAACACCGATCATTCCGTCGTGGAAGGCAAAGTGCATGTGCCCATCATCCGTGAGCGTGAGAAGCTACTGTACACTGAGCGCTGGCCTGATTTGGAGATCACTTACAACACCATGATCAATCAGTACGCCTGGAAGTTCGTGAATAAGGATGGCGCTGTTCTGGATATTCAGTATATCGACAAGGGCGAGCGTGCAGTTGACCCTGTGACCCGCTCTGACAATCCGATCCCGACACCTACCTTCCCGAGTACCATCAGCACGGTGTTTACATTCAGCGGCTGGGATACCGAGTTTACTCCTGTCTTTGATAATCAGACCGTTACTGCTGTGTATGATGAATCAGTGCGCCAGTATCGGGTGCGCTATATGAATCGCGGCGCTGTTCTACAGCAGACAACTGCTCCGTATGGCTCTATGGTTCTGTATGATGGCGACACTCCGACCTATACCAGCGAAGAGACTGCTTATAAGTATTATTTGTTCAGTGGATGGGACAAGGGCGGATATGTCAATGGCGATAAGGATATCAATGCTGTTTACGACATATGCGAATACGTCAGCGGCTATTTCAGAGACAAGCAGCTGAGTGACCTACGCCCTGTTGAGATCTATGCCATGACCAAGGTGAATCTGGAGCAGAGTGTTGTTTCTGACAAAGACGCTATCACCATCAAGATGGGCAACGACTTCACATTTAGCGACGTGGAAGAGAAAGTTCTGTTTAACGAACCGAAGATTTTTACTGGCAAGAATTATGTCGATACCGGCGTATCTCTGTTGTCTGAGGATCGTAGCTGGGTTATGGCACTGGACTATCGAATCGATGAAGATTCTGCCGCAAACTCTGTGATTGCTCAGTGCTTCCAGACCAACGGCATGAATGGTTTCCGCTTTTGGGTCAACAATGGCTCTAAGGTTGCATGGGGCACTGAATCCACATCCGGCGCACATCTTGGTTCTCGTGATATGATCGTTCTGCGCCATACCAAGGGCGAAAATGGTATTCACGTTTATGCGGCAAATACCACTGCCGCTGAAATTGGCTATATTCAGCTGAACCGTACTCGCACTACACAGACGAATGCCACTCTGGTATTTGGTTGTGCTAAGGCAGACGACGGAGCTTACGAGCGTTACGCAAAGGGTACAATCTACTGGGGCAAGCTCTGGTATACCGACCTGGGTGATGCTGCCTGCCGGAAGTTGGCCGCATGGACACATGAGGACTTCACCTTCGAGGCTTGTGGCTTTAAACGGTATTACCTGAGTGACAATTCCAACAAGCGTTGTTCTATCACCTTTATTCAAGCTGGACTGCTTGGTCAAAAGATGGCTCTGAATACTGGCTCCACCAACACTGGCGGCTGGGCAGATGCGAATATCCGTACATTCCTTGACGGTCGTATTCTGAATGCTCTTCCGATTGGTTGGCAACAGATCATCAAACAGGTCAAGGTTGGCAGTACCATTGGCGATAAGAGCAGCGAAGTTGTGACTGCGGACAGTTATTTCTATCTGCCCTCTGTGGCCGAGTTGTTCCCCTCTCAGAATGTCGAGCCTTATATTTACGAAGGTACGGCGATCAGCTTTATGACTGACAACACCAGCCGCATCTGCAATGACGAGAATGGCAATCCTGCCGCATATTGGACGCGAAGCCCGAATGCTCAATATGGCAGCTATTTCTGGTCTGTGACTGTGACTGGTGAATATTACGGATTTACCCCTGCAAATAACGAACAGGGTATCCGCCTGATGTTCAGCGTTTAAGGAGGTGTTGAGAGTGTACTATAAGGTATTGAAAAATGGCCGGGTGATCGATGCTCTTGACCACCTGCGCTTTGTAAAGTATCAGCCCAAGCACGACATTATGGTGAACTGCGTGGAGGATGATGCACAGGGAATTATCAGCAGTGACGGCAATCATATCTGGCATGTGGATGGGTATTATCTCATCCCATGCCCAGAGTATGACACCGTGGAACTGCAAGAGATCGACCTGTATGAATATGAGCAGCTGAAAGCCTTGGGTGGTAAAACGCCCGAGGCTATTATTGATGCTTACACTTTGAGTTTGATTCAAGGAGGGCTGCTATGAGTGACGAGAGGAAATATAGCGAGTTCGTTGAGAGTATGCATCGGCTGTACAATGGCGGAATGATTCAGGACAAGCTCCTGGACAATCTGTTTGCCGGACACAAAATCTCAAAGGACGAGTATCTGTATATCATCAGGAAGGAGGTGTGATATGTATACCTTTTTGATCAATGAGGATAATACACTGACCGTAAGCAAGCGGGAACGAATTATGGAGCGCAGCAAGCAGGTGGATACTCTCCACTTTTTGGCCGACACTACATATAAGGGCGTTGATATGAGTGAGTTCACCGTGATGCTTGAGTACGTTCTGCCCATCAGCAAGCGATATAAGACAGAGATTCTGGAGAAATCAGAAGAGCTTTATAAGAACAAGCTGGAGTATAAGCTGCCTATCGACACCAACCTGACCAATGAGTCGGGCGATATTCAGATCCAGCTGACATTCGTTGATGTAACAATGGACCCAGATGGCACGACTGTTCAGCACGTGCGCAAAGTTGGCCCTGGCGTGATTACTGTTGTTCCGATCCAGAATTGGAGCGACATTGTTCCTGATGAGGCCCTGGGCGCACTTGACCAGCGCATTATCGCACTGAATGCACAAATCAAGGCACTGAGTGATCGTAACAACGCTATCCTGGATGGTAAGGCTGATGACCTGAGCTACAACGAAGACCATACCCTGCAGCTGCTGGCCAACGGTAAGCCCATCGGTAGTGCGGTCAAGATTACTCAGGAGAGCGTCGAAACTGAAGACGGTAGTTTGCGGGTGGTTCCGTTCTAAGCCATCCGCTTCTTTTATAAGGAGGCAAAGATGGCACAGGCTAAATATTCCAAGCTTGGATATGGTAACGCCGAAGATGTAGAAGCTGCGATTGCACTGGGAATGTTGGACGGCAGGGATATGATCATCACAAAGGATTCCTCGGAGTTCATGTATGTGCGCGATGACCTATCCGTTCAAAAGATTCGTCCTCGCAATCGTTGTTTCGCCAGCGTTACTGAAGCAAACGAGCAATTAAATGAGACGGAAGACACTTATGCAGGTCAAACCGTTATGGTGAAAGACGAAAATGGTAAATATGCTCCGTGGATCGTTCAACAAAGCGAAGCCACGGGGCTTTTTTCTATTGAGCCTTTTTACGTTGAGCCGACAAATTTTGTTTGGCAAGAGTTTTAAGAAAGAGAGGCAAAAAAATGGCAAATGTAAGTTTTGGTTATGGTTCAAAAGCTAGTTATGACAAGTTGGAAACCAAGGACGCAAATACTCTATACTTTATTACAGACACACGTCAAATTTTCAAGGGTACAGATGAGTACACCAAGAGCTGCAAGCTGGTGAGCGCTCTGCCTGCAAGCGGCCAGATTCAGGGTCTGCTGTATATCCGTATGACTGACTATACCTTCCACATTTGGAATGGCACTGAGTTTGTACAGTTGAATCGCCCCGTTGTGACTGAGATTCCCAATGCGGATGCAAGTGACGACAATCTGCCCACCACCAAGGCTGTGGCTGACTATGTGAATGCAAAGATTGCCGCAACCGAGGGCAAGGAAGGTCTGTTCGTTACGGATGTCACCTACTCCCCTGCTACCGGCACTCTGAGTGTGGCAAAGAACGGTGCTCCTGTTCCCACCGTGATGAGCGGCCTGACCCATGATCCTACCTATGATGCTGAAACACGTACCATCAAGCTGCCTGTGTTTGGCGGCGATGAGCTGGTAATCAATCTGGGCAAGGATCTGGTTGTGAAGACCGGTACCTACAACACAGAGACCCACGAGATCGAGCTGACTATCACCACTGGCGAAGTCGTGAAGATCCCTGTTGGCGCTCTGATCGACATCTATGTTGGTGTGGTCACTCCTACTGCTGAGGTCACTGTTTCTGATGACAATAAGATCTCTGTCAATGTTCGTGTGTCTACCAAAGGCAATAACAGCATCACCGTTGAGGAGGATGGCCTGTATGTTGCAGTGCCTGACGCTTACACCAAGGCTGAGGCAGACGCAAAGGTTAAGGTCGTTAATGACAAGCTGACTGAACACACTAAGGATACTGTAAAGCATATCACTGCTGACGAGCGCAAGGCATGGAATGCAAAACCCACTCAGGACGAGCTGGCTGCTGCGAAGGCTGAGGCAATCTCTACTGCCGCTGCTGATGCGACCACTAAGGCTGATAACGCTCTGGCTGCCGCTAAGACCTATGCAGATGGTCTGAACACCACCATGGATGGCCGTGTACAGGTGCTGGAAGGCGCTATCACCTGGAAATCCATTGATGGCTAATTGATTTGTTTCACCACATGGCAATGACGCTGTGTGGTGAATCTTATTAAGCAAAGGAGTTGAGTATGGCAAATTTATCATTACGCGAGGTCGCACAGTCTCAGCTGGATCAAGCTCCTGTGATTGACGGCCAACTGATCGTATGTACTGATACTGGAAGCACTTATCGAGATATCGGCACAAGACGAATTCAAATCAGCAAAGACTTGGAGATCGTAAGCTCGCTTCCGCTGGCTCCTTTGTCTAATAAGATTTACTACCTGCGTCCAGACAGCTTGTATGTTTATAGTGGCGATGACTGGATTCTTTTGAACCCATCAAAATTCACACTGGAAGCAGACAAAAATGCGGTCAATGGCGAAGTTAATATCAATCTAATTCTGAACGGTACGGCGCAGGACAAAATCAAAATCGCTGGCGGTGGTGTAACCACAGTGACAACTGGCGAGACGGGCGATATCACGATTGATACCCCGCACCCGGATGAATTGCTGGCTGCACTGACGAATGACGAGATCGATGCGATCACTGGCGGCATGGTCGATGATAGCGGCAATCCACTGCCTACGCCGCAGGTTGTGGTGGATGCGACACTGACTGTATCTGGACGTGCTGCTGATGCAAAGGTAACTGGTACAAGGGTCTCTGAGGCGCTGAGTATTGCAAAATCAGCTGATGCCGGGCTGACCAATGTACGCACTGAGCTGGACAAGTTGAAGCTGGATTCTGTTGCAGTGGACAAGACCTTGGCAAAAGAGAATTTCGCCGCTGATGCTAAAGCTGTTGGTGATGCTCTGGCGAAGAAAGCAAATACAGAACATAACCACGATGACCGCTATTATACGGAAGACGAAATCAATGTAAAGCTCTCAAAGAAAAGCGACGATAGTCACACCCATGATGAACGATACTACCAGCAGAATGAGATCGACGAGAAGCTGAAGGTGAAGGCAAATACGATCAATATCCACACACTGACTATTCCGACTACAAGTTAGCTTACTGACGACACGGTGGATCGATATTCAAAATATATTGACCTTGACATCGACGGGATTACCTCAAAGGATGTTATTTCTATCAGTGTGACACCGGCAAGTGCAAAGGTAGCTTCATACGCCCAGTTTGCAAACCCAGAGACCTTTGATGGATATGTGCGTCTGAGAGCTGTATCAGTTCCAACGGCTGCGATTACAGCTCAGTATTATATCGTGCAAGGTGGCGGACAAACAGATAGCGGCAGTGGTACTGTTGTTGAGGGATATACCAAAGCGCAAGTAGATAATAAGATAGCGGCGGCAATTAAGGTAGCCAAAGAAGAACAGAAGCTGCTTGACCACCCGGTTGGAAGTATTTATCAAAGTGTAGAACCCACAAGCCCCGCTGAGTTATTTGGTGGAGAGTGGCAGAAAATTGAAGATCGTATGCTGATTGCTGCAAGTAATACCTATCCTGTGAAGAGTACTGGTGGCGAAGCGACACATAAATTAACAGAAAGTGAGTTACCAAAACATAGGCATTCTTTGGATAGTCTTAGTTATAGTGCTGGTCCAAGCGAAATTGACACTAATGGAAATGGTGTAGGTTATAAAAAGAGCCCTACATATCCTATTTATGCATCAACTTACGCTGGCGGCGATGCTGCTCATAATAATATGCCGCCTTATTACGCTGTCTACACTTGGCTTCGCACCGCATAACAACACTACAAAAGGAGGATTACAAAGTATGGCAATCGGGAACTTAAATATCGCAGGGGGGGGGGTTAGAAGCATACCCTATTGGCTCGATTTATATGAGTTTTAATTCTACTGAACCAAGTATATTGTTTGGTGGAACATAGGAAAGAATCAAAGATAGATTTATTTTAGCGGCTGGAGATAGCTATACGGCTGGGGCGACTGGTGGCGAGACGACACATGAACATAATTGGGGTTTGCGATATAACTTGTTTTATGGTGGATTCATGGGCAGAGATAATGAGGTTTTACGTGGATTAAAATATTCTGGAACTAGTATCGCAGGCACTGTCGAAGGTACAAATACAGGTGATTCTAATGCGATGGTTTCAAATACAAGTGTTGGCAGTGATTATACAACAGACACTCGCAATTCTGCCGGATATAATTTGATTTCAAACACTAGTTCAGCCTCTTCTCTGCCGCCCTACTTGGTCGCTTATATGTGGTATCGCACCGCATGATTGTGGCAATTTTCGCTGCTAAAATATTCGTTTTATAAGGAGGATTATATGGCGCTAGGAGAAATGAATAGCGGGAACAAAACGCTCCCTGAATGGAGTGAAGTGCAGAATAAACCATCTGAATTTAACCCTGCCACTCACATACATAATGACCTTTACCCTGAAGGAGATAATCGAAATGATAACACTTCTCCGTCTGATTATTATGGCGTTGATGGTGACTATAACGGTCGGCTGATTTTTCGTGGCTTGAAGCTTAGTAGCAAAATTGGGCTGTCAAGTGGTCATGAATGTGCGTTTTTAATTGGTTTATCTTCTTGGCACGATGCCTCAGGTGGTGGTTCCTTTGAATTCGCTTTTAGCAATGGTAACATTTACTATCGTCAAGGCACGACTTCATGGGGCGACTGGAAGAAAATTGCTACAGCTTAAAGGAGGTACGAATTATGGCTTTGGGAAATATGAATATTGGTGTTGATAGTGAGTTCATTCCGTTCAACCTCAATACGGTTCTTACCCCCCCACAGATTCTGACGAAGTTGTGATGAACACGGGTGCAGCCGGGTATCACCGTAAGCCACTAAGTGCATTGTGGAGCTGGATTAAGAGTAAGATGGATGATGAAATTATCACTATCACAAAGAGCATTACCATAACAACAGACTGGCAAGATACAGGAATTAAAGGGAATGATATTCCTGGATTTGGTACATACGCTGTACAATTTCATGGTGGAAATCCAACGATAAGTATCTGGGGAGATTATTTTTCGGGTATTATGACGTGGCATAACAGTGAAACAAATAACAATGATGCAGACGAAATATCGCTTCATTGTGCAGGTCATGCTCGAAATGGTCAATTATTTTATCTTAGAACATTGCGTCATGGTCGAGGCGGTGATAATTTAACATTGCAAATTAAAGGAAGTTCTGCTGCGTCGAGTGCTGATATTTTTACATTCAAATTCCGCAAACTGATATAAACAACGCATTACAAATAAAACGTTTTATAAGGAGGCGATCACATATCGATGAGTGACGAAAAGAAAAGTTGGCTAGACAGAGCGGGTGCGGTTCACCTCTGGAAAACGATCGAGGCTATGCTCGGTACAAAGGTAGATAAAATCGAAGGATTCGGCCTGTCCAGCAACGACTATACAACAGAAGAAAAAAATAAGCTTGCTAGTTTAAGCGACCCAAAGCCAGCCACCACTGAAAACAATGGTTTGATGAGCTCGGCTGATAAGGCAAAGCTGGATGGTATTGAAGCCGGAGCTAACAATTATACTCACCCGGTATACGAAGCAAAACAGGCTGGACTATATCGTATCAGTGTTGATAATACAGGCCATGTGGCAACAGCAGATAAAATGACAAGTGAAGAGTTGGCTGCAGAGGGTGTCTCCCCTGTTGACCACACGCACGACCTATGGGAATTGGCAGATACACTAGAGGCGAGCGCTGATGCTGTTGAGGATGCCGATACTGTTATGGTTGGCGCTACAGTTACGAGCAATGGCAGTGCATCTACGAAGTATACACGCAGACCGCTGGCTACTTTGTGGAACTGGATCAAGAGTAAAACGGATGCACTATATGCTGCGGCGGGACATACACACAATTACGCTGGTTCTACTGAACCGGGTGGTGATGCGCTGAATGCGATGAAGTTAAATGGATACGATCTTAGTATGTATGGGAGCGCAAATTATTAGAATGCGATTCCTCGAATTGACGATGCTGGTGTTATGGAAACGGGCAAATATCTTAACTTTCATTCTACGGATGATAGAGATACGGATTACAATGTTCGTATGGTATCTTATGACGATGGTACGTTAGACGTTATTAAAGCAGCAGGACAACCTGCTACAATTACAGCAAATCTAAATGGCACTGCAAATTTTGCTTCTCAAACACTATTTGATAAAGCACAGTGGGTAAGTTTAACGAGCCTCGACCAAAACACATGGTATCCGGTTGTCAGTATGAACAGTATTCCATATAGTGGACTGCATCATATCAAATGCAACGTCCAACTAAATAGCGGCTCAAAACCATCTTGGAGTACCCATGGCGGTGGATTTACTGTAAATCTTGACTTGTTAGTCACTGCATATGGTTGGGGTACGACAAGTGGACAAAGTATCCTTTTGGATAACTCATATGGTTAGACTTCGTCAAACGCAAATCCAGCAGGATATAGTCAAATGGGGAATGGCTCTGTTGCAGTATTCTGGCTTCGTGGTGGTGGTCAATATAGACTTTATGCAGATTGGGATGCTGACTGGACTGTTAAAACCAGCACATACACTAACAGTGAGCAAAGCGTTTCCCCTACAACGTCTTATCCAGGTGTAAGTATAAATCGTTCTACTATTACAGCGCATATAGACGGGGGAGTTATTGATTACAATGATGGAAACAAAGCAATTCGAATCGGTTACTCAGGTAGTGGTCTTACAACTTCAAATTTAAACTATATTGCAGGCTACACAGACGATGGCACGAAGATCAAGGACGTTAATAAGGATGTTCTGAAAAGTTGGTTAGGAAATGGTGTCACCGCATCTGGCTCTAATTACGTCCGCTTTGGTAACGGCACCCAGATATGTTAGGGTTCATGTGGCAATAACTCATTTTCTAGTTTTGGCGCAGCTTTTGCCAACACAGATTATCGCATTGGTATGAGTGAATGGAAAAGTAGCAGCTGGGAAAACTATGCAATTGGCGGTAAATCAACCACTGGTGTTACTCTGCGAAGTGAAAATAATACGATGGAATATATTGCAATTGGACGATGGAAGTAAGAGGTGATATATATGGATGAAATGAAAGAAATCGAAAAGAATGAGGAGACAGAAGCACCAAGCGAAACCCCTAGCAAGCCAGCAGAAGAACCACCTATTCTTCCCTCTATTGAAGATATTATAATTGGCTATCATGTAAAGAAGCCAGTGGAAACACAAGCAGAATGTGACGTGTATAGTGTTGTTGTTGCCGCCGTGACAAAACATAACGAGACTGCGGTGTCTGGTGATTACTACTGGATGATTGCTGATTTAGACGACTGTTATGAAGTACAACAGCACGAACCGGTTCCTTCAGAGGATATGAAGCTTGAATCTCTTAAAACAAGTAAAATATCCCAGTCAAAAATTGCTCTCTCTACCTTCCTGTCTCTGCATCCAATCCAATGGTCTGATGGCAAGTATTACAGTGTCACCAGCGAGAAGCAAGCTCTTCTTACAAGCAACCTTTCCCTATATCAGATCTCTACAGCCGCCGGGCAGCCTTTTAAACTGACATGGAATTCTACCGGCGATGAATGCGTGGAGTGGACTTATGACGATCTGGCCGCTTTAGCACTGGCGATTGGTGTGTATGTGAAGCCCTTTGTCTCTCATCAGCAGGAACTGGAGATTGGTATCAAGGCATGTGCGACCAGTGCAGAGGTAGACGCTATTGAAATCGGTTATGATGCTGTACTGGCAGAATATCTGGATCTTCACGCAGATAAGGATGTGACCGAATGAGCAACAAACTTCGTGAACTAATCAAATGTGGCATCCTCTTTTTGATCGGAGGATGCCTTTATTATTGCATCGAAATTCTGTGGCGCGGGCACTCTCATTGGACGATGGCCGTTGTCGGTGGCATCTGCTTTCTTGTGATCGGTGGACTGAATAACTATATTCCATGGGAAATGCCGCTTTGGAAACAGGCTGGTATTGGAGCGCTCTTTGTGACTGCTATGGAACTTGTGGTAGGTATCCCGCTGAATCTGATGCTTGGCCTGCATATCTGGGACTACTCTTCCCTGCCATTCAATTTGTTGGGCCAAATCTGCCTGCCGTTCACAGTGCTATGGTTTTTCCTTGCGCTGCTCTGTATTTTTGTTGATGACTGGCTGCGTTACGTTCTATTCAATGAAGAGCGCCCGCATTATTACTGGCGTACTGTATGTGATGGCGGAAAACGCACATAAAGAGAAAGAGCCCCTGTGACGATGGCTACATCACAGAGACTCTAACTCACGCAACAACTCATAGGAAATGAGTCCGTACTTGCCCGATGGAGGGTTTGTACAGCTCTCACTATATCACGTTGATAGAATTTTGTCAATTGAAAGGAGGAATTATGGCGCAGGAAATATTAAAGCCGCTGTTATTAGACGAGACAGGCAAAGAAATCGTGACGGCACTAAACGCAATTGTTACACAGCTGACCGAGATCAATGAAACACTGAAAGCCAAAAACATAGACAATGGTACGAATGGTGGTGAGAAGACATGATAGGAAGTTTGAACGCCGCACCTCACGTCTATTCTTTTACCATACAGCAGCTGTAGACAATGTTACTGAGCATCTGTGGTGGCATCACTGCTATTTCAGCCGCTATCGCTGTTATCATCAAGGCAATCAATCATGCGAAAGCCCCAGATGACAAACAGAACGAGCGGCTGAATGCCCACGATGCAGAGCTTGAAAAAATCAATAGAAAACTAGGTGCAGATAAAGACAGGCTCGACCTGTTTCAATCCAAGCTGGTCTCCCTAGAAGAGCACCAGAAAGAAAACAGCATCACGTTGGAAGTACATGACCGCAAGATCCTCGAAGCAGAACAGCGTATCGGCCACAGTGAACAAGGCAACAATGTCACCATGAAGGCTCTGCTTGCACTCCTTAGCCACGGTATCGACGGCAATGCAATCGAGCCAATGAAGGAGGCCAAGGCTGCACTGGAAAACTATTTGATCGATGGTCAGAACACAAAGAATACTATGAACTAACCCGAGACTGCGTGTCCCGGGCTTTTTTTATTTTGGAGGTTTATTATGATGGATATTATCAATGAGCTGGTTTCTGTTATCGTCCGCCTGGTTATTGCTGGCGCTGGTACTGCCTTTATGGCCTACGGTATCCCCTATCTGAAAAAGATCGGCGTGTACAAGCTGGTGCAGATCGCTGTTCGTGCCGCAGAGAAGCTGGGTGCAACCGGCGCTATCGAAAAGGCCGACAAGAAGAAATACGTTATGGAGGCTCTGGAACGTCTGGGTGTGAAGATCACTCCGACCATTGAGACAATGATTGAGGCCGCCGTCAAAGAGATGGACATCCAGAACGATAAAATCAAGGACGAGTTCAAAAAGAATTGAAGGTGTGATGAAATGGGTATTATTACATACTCTATGAAGAAGGACTGGAATAAAAAGGTGTCAGCTCATTTTTCCGTCTATGAGTTCGCCTGCTCCGATAAGAGTGATACAGTTCTGATCGATAGCCAGCTGATTGAAGTGCTGGAACAGATTCGCGCTCACTTTGGCGCTCCTGTCCACATCAACTCCGGTTATCGAACTCCTGCTTATAATATTTCCATTGGTGGAAGCCCTAAGAGCCAGCATTGTAAAGGCACTGCCGCTGATATCTGGATCAAGGGTGTTGACCCGATTCAGATTGCGCTGTATGTGTCTTCCATGCCCTACTTTGCTAAGAGTGGTGGCATTGGATATTACAGTCGCGCTGTGCTTACGAGTGGCTTTGTTCATGTTGATGTGCGCACTACACGCAGCCGCTGGATCAGCAAAACTGGTACGAAATATATCAGCGCAGCTAATCTCATGCCGACGATCAGACAGGGGGCGAAAGACGCTATGAACGGCGCTTCCTATGCTGTAACTGTACTACAACGGCATCTTGGTGTTAAGGCTGACGGCATCTTTGGCGCGAATACCAAGGCGAAGCTGATTGAGTATCAGAAAGGACACGGGCTGGCTGCAGATGGCATCTGTGGGCCTGCTACTTGGGGTTCGTTTTGATGGTGCAACTACACGCAGGAGACAAAATCAAATTAGACGGAATATTATTTTCAAACAGCCAAACACATTGCGGTATGCGCCGCTCTGGTGAATGGTATATTTTTGATGGTAAACTTGTGAACGGGCGCTATCGAGTAACAAATCTTGAAAGCCGCATTGGCAAGTATCCAATCTCAGTCAATGTATCGGGCTATGTAGAGCCGAGTGATATTGAGCTGATATAAAACGAATGGGGTATTGATCCTTAATTGGACCAGTACCCCATTTTTTAGCTTTGATTATTTTATCGATTCAGACAGCCACTCTTTCCAGCCATTGATTGTGCGAGGGCAATTATCTTGTTGTGCAACTATTTCATACAAAAGCGCTGCTAACTCATCGTCCGACAGATTACGAATCGCTTGAGCCTTATTAGCCGCCGGGTGTCTATGAAATATAAACGCGAGTGCAAGGTCAAGTATTTTTGGATTGTTCATTGTTCCACCTTATGAAATACAACTGGAGCATCCTCTATTTCCAAATCAGCGGCAATCACCATTGGCGACAACCACCTTAAAACCAACAGTCTATTCTCAGGCTCGTTCTTGGGACCTGTCCAGAAATGATGCCAGTGACCACGACGCATGTGAGGGCGCGGTGAGTTGTGAGTAGTGGGTTCAGAGTCGCTATCAGATGCCTTCGTTTTCTGTTGACGGATGGCTGCGCCGATTCTTTCGCCAACATCCCATTTACGAATCTCAGAATATTTATCTTTGATTACTTTGCCGCGCTTTGTTACAGTTGCCTGTTCTTCATCTGGGGCAATCTCTGCGTTCTGTGCCAAAATATAAAGGACGACCTGCATGACTTGTTTAATAAACGTGATCGTCTCTTCATCTTTTGCGGGGTCTGCCTCTGCATACTTTTCCAGCTTTTTATTTCCTTTGGCGTGTTCAGCGAGCTGTTCATTTAACTTTTTGATACTGTTTTCAATGGTTCCGGCATCAAGGTCGATGGGATAAGTGAACGAATCCCCATTCTCGGAAAGGAACGTCAACTTCAAATCACGCTCATGCAGCTTAACATTATAATCAAGAGACACGAAGAAACCGTGAATCTTTTCATTGTCGAAATAAGTATTGGGCAACTCAACATAAAAACACTGATACGGGAGATGCATCAAAATATCAACAGGGATATCGATGTCATCCTTTTGTTCAAAGAGAAGGTCTTTTATATCTTCGTTGATAACATAGACTTCTTTACTGAGTCTCCACGGTGCCAAAACAGAAACGAGCTGCGCACATGTCACAACAGCGCTCACTTCATTCATCGACAGACGGCTAAGGTCATGCCCATCCGATACAACAGTCAGTGCGGCTTCGATTGGAGCATAACACCACTCAGGCCATGATACAGAGCTTGCAGTACCATTCATATCATGGAACTCTTCCATCTCTTTCCACACGATAGGATATTGAGTAGTGAGAGCTCTGAGCATTTTAAGAGGGAGATAGATATCTTGTTTCATAATATTACCATGCCTTTGAACTGATATTGTAGTTGGGGAAGTAATCTGCAAGTTCTGCAGCGTCCAGATAAGCCTCCCAAGTTGCACGGGCCACAGCACGAGTTTGATCAGCGTCACGCAATTTAATTCTTCTTATGATTCGGATGTCCTCGATAGCATCCTTCTCTTCTTGTGTTGTATCGGGGTCACTACGATGTTTATCAAGCCACATAGATACCGGGAATTCATTCGTTTTGCTGTCATAGCCTTTGCGCTTCTTGAACTCTTCGATGATATCTCCACAGTCATAATACCTATCCATGAGCTGATTGTATTCTTCTGTGGCCTTGTTATACTTCTCGTGTGCCGCCTTCGCTTTTTTGAGTAGACGATCGACGAGCTCTTGAAGTTCCTTAGTAGGGATGGTTTGAAATTCCTCCATGGTTGCGGCCTCCATTCGGTTTTCTTTAACTCCATTATATCACATAGCGAACGCCATGACAAATAAAAAAGGCGCAGGTCGCCCTACGCCTTGTGATGATGCGTCGCTTGGCACATCGGTTCAAATACGGTTTTCAATTTTAATGCTTCGACTAGAGAGTCGCTGGATTGTCACATCAGGGCTCTGTTGATTAAGACTCAAAATCGGACTTGAGAGTGTAATTGGTGTCAAATTGGTGTCAAAACATGTTTTTGTTGGATAAATTCAATAAAATTATAGCGTATATATGTTGTTTATTCGTATATTTCGATTTATTCATCTTATTTTACTATAAAATCGCTTCAAAGTAAACATGTAAAGTGTGAATAACCTCTCCCTCATCAAAAAAGCAGACAGCCCACAGGCCATCTGCTTGGAGGTTCACTTTGCCGGAACAAATTCGATCTTGACCCGCATCCCCATACCGGCAGCCAGCCGCTGCAGGGTGCGAAGCGAAGGATTTCCGTTGCCGCGCTCCAGCTTGCTGATGTCTGTCTGAGCAATGCCGGTGCGCTCGGAAAGCTGCTGCTGGGTCAGTCCGCTTTCCTTCCGGGCGGCAAGGATCGCCTCGATCACAGCAAATTCGGGGTCAAGGGCATCCCACTCTGCCTTAAACTCAGGGTCTTTCATCTGTTCGTTGAGGAAATCATTGAAATTGGTCATTTGGAGTACTCCTTTCGGCTGAGATAATCGGCACGGTACTGCTTTGCAAGTGCGATCTCGGAAGCAGGTGTCTTCTGCGTCTTTTTGACAAAACCGTTCGTAAGGATGATCCTTCTGCCGATCACAAAAAAGTACAGCACACGGGTAATGTCAGAGCCGAACTTGGTGCGGATCTCAAAAATGCCATCCTCCAGATGCTTGGAGTACGGCTCCCGCAGTGAAGGCCCTTCCTCCCGGAGAAGCCCGACCGTGCGCACGACCTTAGCCCGCATTTTCGCATCCAGAGCCAGAATAAACTCTTTCGCCGGTTCGGAGCCATCGGCTTTGTCATAAAATTCGATCTCGTATTCCTGCACGCCGCCGCCTCCATTGAATAGTAGTTTTATCCTATATTCAGTATAGCGGATCAGGCTGCCATTGTCAAGTGGGTTACAAAGTGGGTTACAGGCAAAACAAAAAGCGCCGATTCTGAACGAATCAGCGCCTTTTCTGCATGGAGCGGGCAATGGGAATCGAACCCACCTCCTCAGCTTGGAAGGCTGATATACTAGCCGATGTACGATGCCCGCGAATGCAGGATGAATTATACCACGTTTTGGCTCAAATGTCCAGTGCTAATTTTTAAGAGCCGGACTTCATGCCCAGATAGACGGTGCCCACGCCCGCAGCGATGTTCAGCAGGCCCATGCCGATGCCGGCCACGCTGGAGAAATAGGTCAGGGTGGAATCAATGATGAGGTTGCCGTTGATGGTGCCTTCCGGCTCAGGGTACTTCTCGGGGTCTTTCTTCTGCAGCTGGACCGCCACACCGGCAATGTTGGAGACATTCAGGTAGGCCAGCATACTGGTGGCCAGGCCCATAACGGTGGAGCCCAGTGCCATCCAGTTGATGGACAGGCCGCCGCTGGTGTACTCCATTTCCTCTTCAGCCAGAGGAGCATAATTCTTGGGATAGTTGATCATGGTTTTGTACCTCCAAATGTGTTTCAAGAGGGGTCATCGTGGTTTCATTATAGGTTCTGCGGCTCCGGCTGTCAAGGGTCGAAACTTCAGCAGACAAAAGCAGCGCCCTCCCTTCTTCAGGGAGAGCGCCGCGTTCCGGTTCTCTCTTATTTTTTCTCAGAGCCGCTCTGCTGCTCCTGTTCCTGCTCCCTGCGCAGCTTTTTGATCCGCTTCTTCTCGCTTTCCACATGGGGCCAGGGCCAGGAGAAGCCCTCGTTTTCGCGGCACCATCTGACCAGCGGATAGAACGAGAACGCCAGCCCGAACAGATACAGCAGGACGTAGAGCGCGCCGGAAAGGCTCACCAGTGCGTCCAGCGCGCCGATGAGCGCCATGATCAGGCCCGCCTTCAGGAAGAACAGGCCGTTCTGGCGGCAGTATTCCGGGAAATTCTCCGCCTTGACTGCCTGACGGCCCTGATCTCCCCACACACGGGGATTCTTCATCACCGAGTAGCCGTAAAAGACCATCATCAGGCCGCAGGTAAGCTGGAATCCAAAAAACATCTCACACCTCGCAGGTTTTCAGGGGGCCTCAGTCGTCGTAGCCCTCGAACAGGGGCTTCATGGCGGGCAGGAAGTCCAGCGTTGCAAAGTAGTCGCGGGGGGTCTCGGCGCGGCGGATGAGCCGGTGGGAGCCGTCCTCGCACAGCAGCACTTCGGCGCTGCGCAGCTTGCCGT